AAACGCGAATTCCCACTCGAGACAAATTTTTCTTTAAGTCTGAGAAAATAAACGCGAATTCCCACTCGAGACAAATTTTTCTTTAAGTCTGAGAAAATAAACGCGAATTCCCACTCGAGACAATTTCTAATAAATAATATTTAGTTTTTAAAAAAAATTCTATATATATTAATTAATGATAAATAAACTCAAGATAGACAACTAAGATTGTTTATCTTTGAGAGGATTTTTTACCACCAACAAAAATAGGAGGGGCGAATTTTGGAAAACATCAAAGGTTTTAAATCCGGAGTTTTTTACGAGGGGGCTGGGATTGATAAATTTCTTGATAAAGAGAAAAGAATAGAAATTGTCAAAAATCGCCTTGGAGAAATTGGAGAAATGAAGGCACTGATTTATAAGCCAAAATCAAACGGTTTGAATGGTTTATCTGAAACATCGAAAACTAAGACAAAAATTTTCTCTAAAGAGGAGGTAACAATGGAAAACCTTAAGTTGTTGCTGAAAGATAAAGAAATATCTACTTCTGGAAAAATGGTTGTATCATTGTATTACTGGCCCAAGATAAATCAAGTAATATCTTCATCTAAAACTCCTACACAAAAGGAATTTATTAATGGAGTAAACAAATTTATAGGTGAAGAATTATTTAAAGTTAAAGCAGCATCATCTCCAATCAGACGATATTCAGAAGATATGAAAATCAAGAGAGTAAAAAGTAGACTGATCATTCCTGAGAATTCTGAAGAATTCAAAAAGGAGTTTTATAAAACTCTTAAACGATGTTATAAAACATCAAAGGTCGAACATTTTCTGGATATTAAAGATGAAATGGAGATTATTGAAAAAGAACAGAAAACAAAGAACATCAGATTTAAAGAAAATGAACTTCAACACGATTCAAACAATATCGTTGATTCTGTTATTACGAAATTTGTAAGACATTTGGGAATCAGCGAAATTGTTATAACAGAAAAAGAAATCAGAATATTATTTAATAAATAATAATATTCTGATATAAAAAACAAAAAATAAAGGTATGTGTGTATGTACCTTTATTTTTTCTTAATTAAAAAGGAAGGAGATTATGGAATTAGGAAACCAACAAAAACAAGTTTTTGATGATTTAAAAAAATGGATTAATGATAATTACAGATTGAAATCTTTATCTTATAAAGTTCTTTTTGGTTATGCTGGTACTGGTAAGACAACTATATCAACATTATTAAGACAAGAATTTTCTAATTTAAAATTTTCTTTTTTAGCATTTACTGGAAAAGCATCATCTGTTTTAAGAAAAACATTATCAGATTTTAAATCTATTGATGAAAATGATTTTATAGGAACAATCCATTCTTTTATCTATAAACCTATTATAAAATTTAATCCTATTACAAAAAAAGATGAATTAGTAGGATGGGAAATAAAAAATCCAGAAGAAAATACATTTGATATTATGATTGTAGATGAATTTTCTATGTTAGATAATAAATTATTAAATGATTTAAAATATTTTTGTAAAGAAAAATTAATTTTATTTTCAGGAGATCCTTTTCAATTGGGGCCAATTTCAGAAAATTCAAATTCTCTTAAAAATTTTGATTATTTATTGACTGATATTCATAGACAAGCAATGGATAATCCAATTATAAGAATTTCTAGTTTTATCAGAAGTAATGATTACACAAACTTAAAATATGGAAAATTCAGTGAAGATGTTTATAAAATTAAATTTAATTTTGATGATTTTGATTATCTAGTTGATAGAGTAGATTTATTTAAGAGTGAAGTTATATGTTTATGTTATACAAATATTAGTAGGAAAAAATTAAATAATAAAATTAGAGAAAAGAAAAGTTTTAATATTGAAACACCATATCCAGGTGAAAAATTAATTTGCCTACAAAATAATAAAAATTTAGGTATATATAATGGTGAAATAGGAACATGTGTTTATTCTTTATTTAAAGATAAAGATATTTTAGATATTTTTATTGATTTTGAAGATAAAAGTTTTTCACTAGATGTTTCTTCGATAATTTTTTCTGATAAAGAACATAAAATAAATTTAATTGAACTTTATAGAAAAAATTCAAATAATAAAAAAAATGTATGTTATTTTGATTTTGGTTATACAATAACTGTACATAAATCACAAGGATCATCATGGGAAAAAGTTATTGTTTTGGATCAAAAAGAAAATTATTTCAAAAATAAAGAATTATATAAAAGGTGGTTATATACAGCAATAACAAGATCAAAACAAAAATTATTAATACTATCAAATATATAGGGAGTAAAAATATATGGAGCCAAACATAAAAACAACGATTTGCCCTCAATGTGGAACAATTCACCCACCATTAAAACCAGGTCAAATTTGTCCTCTTGTTGAACATAAAGATAAATATGGCGAAACTATACAAATTAACGATGGTATTGTAGATATAAAAAATTTAGTTTTAAAAACAATTAAAAACAAGGCATTAAAAGATCATAATAAATTAATGATTGAAATAATTGAAAATGTTAAAAATTTTCTAAATGATTATAAGGAATAATTCTAATGTTATTTGAAAAAGTAGTAGATACATTAATAAATGAAAAATATCATATTGATATTAGAAAAAGTATTAATACAATAATAGGTGATTTTTTTATGATAAATATTAATACAAATGAAGATATGATAAAGATTGCATTTAATATATCTTCAAATCCTATTTATGTTGCTAAAATATGTTTTGCTTTGACAAAAATTCATAATAATTTTGAAATTAATAATAATTTTTATATTAGAGATTCTGAATTATTTACTTCAAAAGAAGCATTATCTAAGTATAAAGAAGATTTAGAAAATTTAATAAAAAATAAAATAGAAAATGATAAATTTTATGATAAAATATTAAATGATGATAATATAATAAGTTATAACGCGTAAAAAGAAAGGGGAAAAAAGTGAATATAAATACATTATGGGTTGAAAAATACAGACCCAAAACATTACATGATTTAATACTTCCAGAAAATTATAAAAAAGAATTTGAAGAAAATATTAAAAGAAAAGATGTAGGAAATATATTATTATATGGTCCTCCTGGATCAGGTAAAACTTCAATAGCCTTAATTTTAGCATCTTCAAATGGAATTTTAAACTTTCCTGAATCTAATTTATTAATGATTAATGGTTCTGCAAGAGAAAGTAGAGGAATTGGATGTGTTGATAATATAATTGAACCATTTTGTAAATTTCCACCTTCAGGTGATGATAAATTAAAAATTGTATTTATTGATGAAAGCGACTACCTTACAGATCAAGCAATACACTCTCTTCGTCATATTATAGAAAAATTCTCAAAATATGTAAGATTTATTTTCACATGTAATTATATTTCAAAAATTCCAGAAGCTATTTATAGTAGAACACAGGCATATGAATTTAAACAAATGCCTAAGGATTATGTAAATAAATATTGTCTAGATATTCTTGAGAAAGAAAACATTAAAAATAAGAAAGAAGATGTTGAATTTGTTGTCAATTCATTATATCCAGATATTAGAAGAATAATAAATTGTTTACAAAAAAATTCACTAACAGGTGAATTAACAGTATCTAAAGAATCTGTATTTACAAATGAAACTGTTATAATTGGATCAGTTTTAGAAATTATAAATTTTGTGAATGAAAATAAACAAGATAAAGTAAATTTATGTTTATCTAATATTGTAAAAGTTTTAAATAATTATGATATGGATTTTAGAGGAATTTATTCTAATTTATTTTTTAATAAAGATATTCCTGCAAATTGTAAAATTATAATTAATAGATATTCAAATGCACATGGAGATTGTTTAGTTCCACAAATGCATTTTATGGCAATGATATTTGAAATTATTAAAGTTTTAATTGATTATAAAAAATCTTTAAAAGGTTAATTTAGTCAACGACCCACCACTTAGCACCGTAGGTGCTTGAAGTGGGGGCTTGAGAAAGGCTCTGCCTTTTGAAAAGCCTAGTTGAATAGCCTAAGTTCTTCAAGAACTACATTATGTGGGAATATATAGTTACCCTAGAATGCTCCACTAGTTCTAGGCTCTAAGGTGTAGGATTAAACATCTCTAAAGGGTAGGAGAAGTGTTCTACATTTGAAACCCCATATAATATTGGCGAAGTGGACTTACCATTACTTTTTATTCTTAAAGTAGTGTGAATTACTCTATAGGGAGTTGAAACCAATGGTTTATGTAATTTCAAAAGAAGGGAAGCCTTTAATGCCAACTAAAAGGCATGGAAAAATTAGAATTTTACTTAAAAATAGTCAAGCAAAGGTTGTTAAAAGAAACCCTTTCACTATTAAGCTTTTGTATGATACCACAAATTATACTCAACCTGTAACTTTGGGCGTTGATAGTGGCTATACTTATATTGGGTTTTCAGCTACAACTGAAAAAAAAGAACTTATTTCAGGAGAATGTACTTTATTAAAAGGTCAATCTGAAAGACTAGAAGAAAGGTCTAAATATAGAGGGCAAAGGCGAAATAGACTAAGACATAGAAAATGTCGCTTTGACAATAGAAAGATAGAAAAAGGTTGGTTAGCTCCATCCATTCAGAATAAATACGAATCTCATATTAGATTTATCGCCTATTTACAATCTATATTACCTATTTCAAAAATCATCATAGAAGTAGCTAATTTTGATGTTCAAAAAATTAAAAATCCTAAAATTGAGGGAAAAGAATATCAAGAAGGTGAACAAAAAGACTTTTGGAACTTGAGAGAATACATTTTGCATCGTGATGACCACAAATGCCAAAATCCAGATTGCAATAATAAATCAAAAGATAAGGTATTGGAAGTACACCATATTGGTTTCTGGAAAAAAGACAGAACCGATAGACCAAGTAATCTTATATCTCTATGTAACAAGTGTCACAATCCAAGGAATCATAAAGAATCTGGTTTTTTATGGGGTTGGAAGCCTAAATTAAAGAGTTTTAAAGAAGCTACTTTCATGTCAGTAGTTCGCTGGAGGCTTGCGAACAGCTTAAACTGTGAGCATACTTATGGATTTGATACAAAATCAAAAAGAATTGCTTTGGGTTTAGAAAAAACTCATTACAATGACGCTTTTTGTATAGCAGATGGTTCCGCTCAAACAAGAGTAAAACCTATATATTTTGAGCAAATCCGTAGAAACAATAGGTCTTTAGAAAAATTTTATGATGCTAAATATGTAGACTCAAGAACAGGTGAAAAAGTAAGTGGTCAAGACCTAAATAGTGGTCGAACAACACGAAACAAAAATCTAAATTCAGAGAATCTTCATAAGTATCGAAAACAAAAATTATCCAAAGGTCAAAGAAGGATAAGAACACAAAGATACTTTTATCAACCAAAAGATTTGGTGAAATATGAAAACAAAATTTATATAGTTAAAGGAATTCAAAACAAGAGAGCTTATATTAAGTTAGAAAATCTAGCTAAGCCAGTTAAAACTGAATTAGTGACATCTTACGAGTTTAGGAAAGGCATTTGCGTAATTTAAAATAATCACGCATGGCAATTCATCTCCCACTTATAGAAGTGGAAGTCTTCTTGCCAAAGGAGGTGAGTGATGGACGATAAAATATGATTGGAATCTATCAAGATTCATTTATTGAATTTTTAAAAAAGAATTTAAATAATAAAGTAAAAATTACAAATAAAAATATTATTTGTAAATGTCCTTGGTGTGAAATTGATAATGATAATAAAAATCATTATCATTGTTATATTTCTTTAACAGATCCTATTTTTAAATGTTTTCATTCTAGTTGCCTTCAAAAGGGTAGAATATCTAAATTAATTTTCAAGATAGCAAATAAAGATTTAACAGATGTATATGTTGATTTATCTTCTGTTAAAGAATTTAAAAGAGAACCAGAAAAAAAATATTATAAAAAAATAAATCTTATATTTCCCAAGATTGATGAAGATAGATTTAAATTAAAAACATTTTATTTAAAAAATAGATTAAGATTTTCAAATTATCCAATAAGTGATATTCCAAATTTAGTTTTTAATTTTACAGAATTTTGTGAATTAAATAAATTAAATTTAGATTTTACAACATTAAAATTAAAAAAATTTTTAGATGATAGTTTTGTAGGATTTGTTACACAAAATCATGGAATGATAATATTTAGAAACATAAATCCTAAATCAAATTTTCTTCATTATAAAATGAAAATACAAGAAACAATTTTTCCAGATTATTACAAAATAAATAATGGTATAAATAATAATAGAATTATAATATGTGAAGGTATATTTGATGCACTTTCTGAATTTATATCAAATGTTACAAATTTAAAGAATGAATCAAGTATGTATGTTGCATGTTTATCAACAAATTATGAAATGGTTTTTAAAAGTATAGTATATAATGAAAATAAATATAAATTAGATGTTTCAATTTTATCAGATAGAAACATTAATTTAGATTTTTATAAAAAATTAAGAAATAAAAATAAACATATAATTAATACATTAAATGTTTATTATGGAAATAAAAAAGATTTTGGAGATTTTCCGGATTTTACCGAAAAATTTATTGAGTAATTATAATTTTAATATTATAGGAGTTTAAAAATGAAATGAGTGATAATAAAAAAGATCCATCTATTATTTTAAAGCAATATTATAGAGAAGCATTATTAAATGGTGAATATTTAAATTATAAATTAAATATGATAGATTATTATAATGTTTTATTTAAGGCTATTAAATTAAATAAACTTTATAATATTCTTGATTCTGAACTTTGTTTATTTAAATATAAAAAAGATGATGAAGATTCAGTTTTTATGATTTTTTCAATTCCAACTCAATCTAATTCATGTGAAAAAGTTCAAAAACATTTATCTGAAAAAATAATGAATATTATTAAAATTTTAGAAGATACTTTTATAACAATTAAATATATGAATTTAAAAGAAATTAAAGAAGACAAAAGAACATATCTTAATGTGATAATTTAGTAAAAATAAGGAGAATTTAAATGAATAGAATTACAATTGATTCTGGAAAGTTTAGTGATCTTGTAAAAGTTTTTTCAATATTTAAAGATTTATGTCATGATATTGACATTAGGGAAGGTATCATAAGACAAAAAACAAATGATGGTGTTTGTGTTTTTGAAATTGATTTATCATCAATTATAGGCAATATTGATTTGCCTATTTCTCAATTAAAAAATAAATTTGATATTTTTAAGAGTTTTTATGGTCAGGAAATTGATATTATAAATGATGGAACCAATTGCAAGATTTCTGATATATATTCTTCAATTACTTTTATGAATCCATTTTTAGATTTAATGGATAATAAATATATACCTTCGGAAGAAATATCAAGACAAATGGATATTACCGAAGAATCTCTTTTAATGAAATTATCAATTGAGAAAAAAATAACTGAAAGATTTAAAGCAATTACTCAAGCATTTAATTCTAAAAGTATTACCATCTCATTTAATAATGATCGAGGAGTTATTTTATGTGCAACTAAAGGTAAAGAGAATAAAGCAGAATTTATTAGAGATATTATTTTAGAAAGAGAAGCAAATTATAAAACAAATCTTTCATTTATTCCATTTATTTTAGATTATGATAGTGAAATAATTTATAATGTGTATGAAAATCAAGAAGTAATGATTGCTTCACATATTTTCAAATCAACAATTTCAGATGTTAATATTACAATTTATACACGTTCACAATTAGTTAGTGAATAAGGAGAATTAATAGTGAAAACAAATCTTATTCGTTTAGCAGATGATAATTTTTTCAATATGTTTTATTTTTTAAAGACTGAATTAGAAAAGGTATCAACTGATAAATATAAAGTATTTTTTGTTGATATTTTTGGAAATAAATACTTATTTAAAGTTATTTGTGATTGTTTTACTCCTGATGATGTAAATATTAAACTAAATTTTATTTTAAAGGATTTTATACATTGAATCCCGAATCTATTTTTAGTTATTATCCAACTTATTCAATTTTAGATGAAATTTTATCAACAGGAAAATATGATCAAATCAATATTTTTATTGATTTGAAAAATAATTTACAGACATTATATATGGAACATTCCATAAAGGGAATTATCGAAGAATCTATGAAATCACGTTTTATAGATACTTCGATATTCTCTTCTATTTTATCTTTTTTACAATTTCATAAATTGTATTCAATTAAAAGAGATATAAATATAAAATTTTATATATTTTTTGAGACAGGAACGTCTATATACCATACTAATATATCAAAGAAATACAAGATCAATAGAAGAATTGATGATCTCTATGGATTAGATAAGAACAAAAGAGACTATTTTCATGAAATTGTTCAAAAAAATCTTCAATTAACAGAATCTGTATTGAATAAAACACCCGATGTATTTGTTATTAGATTAAGTCATTTAGAAGCAGATTTTGTTCCTTATTATTTGATAAAAAATAAATTAGTTAATGAATGTTTAAATCCCGTAAATATTATTTATTCAAATGATCATGATCTATATCAATGTTTAGAATTAGATGGTAATAATTTTATTTTTTCAAAATCATATAAAACTAAGAAAATTATTAGAAAAGGTGAAGTATTAAAAACATATTTGAAAACAGATAAAAATCTACCAGATAAATATTTAACATTTTGTATGTCAATCATTGGAGATATGGGAGATAATGTTTATGGTATTAAAGGTATAGGTCCAAAACGAGTATGTGATATAATTGAAGAAATGGTAAAAATGGTTGGAGGAATTGAAAATTTAAGAAGTAATGTAATTAATGAAAGTAATATTTTTAATCAAGATGTTAATTTGATAAAGAACAAAAATATAAAAACAATCGTTGATGAAGAAAGAAATAATAAAATAATTTCTAACAATCTTAAATTGGTTGATTTTAATATTATTTCTGAGTTTTTAGATAATGGTTTAAATACTGAAATGTTAGAAAGAAGAAAATATATTAGAAATATTTTAAATGATAAAAAAATATCACCTATTCAACCATTAAAAACAGCTCTAAATAAATTAGGGATATATTTGCAAGAGGAATTAGAAGTTATATATTTTAGGAGATAAAAAATTTAATGTTAAATGATAGTCTTGTTTTATCATATATAAAAAAGAATCTTGCATTTCCATATAATAAAATTGAAATTTCAGATCCTGAAATTTTAGAATATATTAAAGAATTTACAATAAAGGAGTTTAGTTATTATAGTCCTCATATAAAAACAATAGGATATAATACTCAATTAGAAACAAATAAAGTTCCTAACAAAAGAAATGAATTTTATTTAGTTGATGATGAAGGTCTAGAAATTTTAAATATTGTAAATATTTATTTTGGTCAATCAAATTTATTTTTTCATGGTCACCCGCCAATAGGTGTTATGTCAATGGGAGAACTCTCACAATGGGCACTTAGTGTAGAAGTTTCTATGATGGTAAAACAATATTCAAATTGGAATTATACTTTTAGATTTTTCCATCCAAACATTGTGAGAATTTCTCCTGATCCGACAGATCAATATATTGCAATTGAATATGAAACAATACAACCGACAGATTTTAGCGGTATTAAAAATGAATTTCAGAGACTTTTTTTAGAATTAGCTTTAGGTGATATTATGATTTTAATTGGTCGAATTAGAAAGAAATATGGTGATACTTTGAAAACACCATATGGTGATATTCCAATTAATAGTGATATTTTTGATGAAGGAAAAACTAAACGAGATGAAGTTATTCAAAAATTAGAAAAAAATAATATGGTTAATATTGTTATTGATGTTGGATAGGTAAGCAAGAGTGTCATTGAGCAATACATTCGCACACAAGGGTAGGCAATTCATCCGCTACCCTAAAGGGATCGCGGTTTTCTTGCCAAATATTTATCCTAATCGCCAAGAACACTCCCACTTCTAAGCGTAGCGAAAGTGGGAGATGAATTGGTGACTGTTGACAAAACAGTGCATTAATAATAGAGAGGCGGTGAAATACTTGAAAACTATATTAAAAGCATATAAGTATCGTATATACCCAAACAAACAACAAACAGAGTTAATCAATAAGACTATCGGCTGTTGTAGATTTGTACATAATCATTATTTAGCACAAAGAATTGAATTGTATAAAACAAAACAAAAGTCAATGACTTACAATGTTTGTGCAAATGATTTAACCAATTTAAAAAAGCAATACGAATGGTTGCGTGAGGTTGACAGTATTTCACTAAGGAGTGTATGATTGTGATAATATATAAAATAACAAATACTATTAATGGTAAAATATATATAGGCAAATATCAGGGTAATAATTTTAATAATTATTAGGGTTCTGGTAAAATATTAAAAAACGCATATAAAAAATACGGAAGAGAAAATTTTACTAAAGAAACAATATACAAATGCGACTCAGAAGAAGAATTGGTTGAGAAAGAAAAGTATTATATACAATTTTTCAATTCTATTAGGCCAAATGGATATAATATCGCAGAAGGCGGAAATGGTGGCAATGTTAGAAAGGGGTATACTGAGGAAGAAAATAACACATATAATCAAAAAATTAGTGATGGTTTGAAAAACAAGTATAAAAATGACGATTATTTTAGAGAATTATCAAGAACAAGAGCTGTTAAAATGTTAGCAAATAAAAATAGTAATTTTGGTTTTAAAAATGGTCACACTCCTTTTAATAAGGATAAAACATTATCTGAAAAACATATCACTAATTTAAGTGAATCGCATAAAGGTCATAAACATACACAAGAAATAAAAAATAAAATTTCTCAATCTATGAAAGGTAATAAAATATCAAATAAAAACAAAGAAATAAATGCAGAAAGGTTAAGTAAAAAAGTTTTATGTGTTGATACAAGTATAATATTTAAATCTATAAAAGAAGCTTATCAGTCTAATAAAAATTCTCTTAATTGTTGTTTTAATACTTTTAAAAAGAAATTACATAATGGAGAAATTCAAAATGATAATAGAAAATATATTATTATAGATTGAGTATAAATCAGTATGGCATGATAAGATATATCATAAAATAGATAGGTTCTATGCATCAAGTCAAACATGTAATGTATGTGGATATAAAAATACAGATACTAAAGACTTAAATGTTAGGCAATGGATATGTCCAAAGTGTAATGCCAATCACCAGAGAGATGTAAATGCCGCAGTAAATATACTTAATCAAGGATTAAAAGAATTAGGCTTAACAGCTTAAAATAAAATAGGGTTGGAACGACCCGAATATAAGAGGCTCGTGGAGATAGTAGGTTACGAGGTTGATGAAACGAGAATCTCCACCTTCTAAGTGAAACGTAAGGTGGAGAGGTTCAAAAATTAAATTTAAGTATTTAAGGATTTAAATATGCCCAATTTTTTTTGTGGAATTGATGCCTCATTTATAGGATTAGGTTTAATTATCTTAGATGAAAATATAAATATTGTTGAAAATCAATTAATTTCAACTAAACCAACAGGTAGTGAATATGATATAGAATTTAGAGTTAAAAATATTATTAATGAATTAAATTCTATATTGGGTAAATATAGTCAAAATAAATTATTTATTTATATTGAAGGTGTTTCATTTAATTCTAAAGGTCAAAGTATTGTTCAACAAGCTGTTTTAAATTATTCAATTAAAATGTGGTTAATGGATAATAATATTGAATATAAATCAATTTCTCCAACATCACTTAAAAAGTTCATAACAGGTACAGGTAAATGTAAAAAGAATTTAATGTTATTAAAGATATATAAAAAATTTGGCATTGAATTTGATAATGATAATATTGCTGATGCATATGGATTAGCAAGAATGTGTTTTGAATTAGAAAAAAATTTTAAAAATAGGTTCGATAATGAATCAAAAACAATTAGATAATTTTCAAGATAAATATAAAAAGATATTTAATAACACTATATCCAAAATTCAAAAAGAAACTGAAGTAAGAATAAACAAGTGTTATCAAAAAATGATCATTGATAAAACGTCAAAATCCAAAATTAGATATTCAAATTGTATAACTAGAGCTAAAATACAAGGTTTAAAGGAAGGAATAAGATTTTTAAGAAATAGTTCTAAACAGTGTAAAAATAATAAAAAATGTATTGAAATGACAAAAATGTTAATGAAAGAATTAATAATAAAACTAGAAAAAGAAATGAAACAAAAATTACTTAAAAAATTTTTATAGGAGTTTTTAATAAATGAATGTTTTAAAAAATTTGAATAAACATTCAATAAAAAATATAGATAAAATAAATAAAGTTCCAGGAATTGAACAATTACAAACAAAATCTGGTGATAAAGTTTATGGTATTAGATATTATATTTTTAATAAAAGATTTTCAAAAATTCCTTTATGTATTCGTTTTACTTCAAAAAGTAAATCTTTTAAAGATTTAAACAGTATTGATATTTTTAATAAAGATCAATCAAGATGTGCTGTTATAGAATTAAAACCAGGATTACCTGAAGATAAATTATTACAATTTATTTCTAGATCAGCAATTGCTATAAAATTCACTAATCAAAAATTCAAAAAAATAAAAGAGAATAACTCTACAATAGAAAAATATTTATCATATTTGAATGAAAATGATTCATATGATTCATCTAAAACAAAAAGTTTAAAATGGGAAATGTTTTTCTTGAAGTTTGTAACAATTTCTTCAGGAATAGCCACTATTATGGCATTATTTATTTTAATATCTTTTTATATAAAAGTAATTAGGAATCAAATCGAAGCATATAAAGCCTCTAAATTAGAAGAAGAAATAAATCAAAATTTATTTAAAGGTCAAAAACAAGATGAACCAGCTTTTAATATTTATTCAAAACTACAACATTTTATTATAAGAGTTATCGAAGGTAAGACACCAGCTGCAATTATTTGTGGTCCTCCAGGAACATCTAAAACATATATCTTAAGAAGAGTTTTACACTTCAAAAATTTAAAACCCATAAGAGATTATAATATTATAAAAGGTGGTGGATTAAGCATAGCTGCAATTTATGATTTGTTATATAAAAATAAAGACAAAATTTTAATTTTAGATGATTTTGATACACCACTGAACAATGAAGATACAATCAATATGTTAAAAGCAATAACTGATTCATATGATCGTAGAATCTTATCAATTTCAAGAGAAAAATTAATGAGTTCAGATGCACAAGTAGCTTCTTCAACACCTGAAAAGTTTGAACATACTGGAAAAATAATTATTATTACAAATATTCCAAAAGAAAAAATAAATAGAGCTTTATTAAGTAGAGCACCAGCAATTGAAGTAAAATTTTCTCAAAAAGAAATGTCAGAATCTATTCAAAAAATGTTAAAATTTATTCAACCAGATGTTCCATTAAATTTAAAAATGGAAGTTTATAATTATATTATTGATTTATCTAAGAAAAAAGAAATTGAATTAGATTTTAGATCATTTAAAAATTCAATTGATGCTAGGGTTGCAAATCCTGATTTTTGGAAAGAAATGGTTCGTTTGATTGTTGCATATGATTAAAAATTTTTAGGGAGTTAAAAAAAGATTATGTCAGAATTTATATTAGTTCGACACGAAGCTAAAAAAAGAGGAGTTCATTATGATTTAAGATTTGAGATTCCTAATTCCAAATTATGGGCAAGCTTCAGTTTAAATGAAATGCCTCCAACACAACCGAATAAAAGAATTTATATTCCGAGAACAAATGATCATTCTAGAGAAACTGCATTATATACAGGTAAAATACCAGAAGGTGAATATGGTGCAGGTATAATAAAGAAAATTGATGGTGGTGATTGTGAAATTGTAAAATATAGAAATTCTCATATTATTGTTGATTTTAAAGGAAAAATTTTAAAAGGTAAATATCATTTTATAAATGTTGGAACTTATGATAAGAAAAGAAATTATAAAAAGAAAGTATATGGATTTTTTAAGGCAAAAGATATTAAACAATTAAATGAAAAACAAGAAAATTTAAATGAAGGTAAAATTTTAACAGCTGTTGGTGCTATTAGTCCAATTTTATTAGAATTATTGATTTTTACATTAAGGCATATGTTTACAAAAAAATTTATAGATAACCTTGATAAAGAATATGATAAGAAATTTTCAAATAAACTTTCAGAAATTACAGGTGAGGAAGTTATTATTTATAAAGTATATAAAAATGATGTTAATGCATTTACTCTTGCAAAAAAAGATGATTATACTTTTTATTATTATACCGGTTTGAAAAAGATGATTAATCTTACAGATAAAGAGATTATTGCAATTCTATTACATGAATTTGGACATTGTAAAGAAAATCATGGTCTTATAACAAATAGAAAATTATTTATAAATTCTATGTTAATGGCAATAGTTTCTGGTATTATTTATAATGCACCAATAGCTCATTTTACTGAAAATCCATTATTAATGATATATTCACTTCTTGCAAATTTTTTATTTTTTGGAGGATATGCAAAGGGTAAAACTAATAGATCATTAAGATGGACCGAATCAGATGCTGATCAATATCCTGTTAAATATGGTTATAAAAAAGAGTTTTTATCAGCTCTTATAAAAATGAAAAAATATGTTTATAAAGAGGTTTGTAAGGGTATTAGTGAAAGTGAATGTGATAAGAAAATGGAAGAAATGTTTTACTGGGATATTCATCCTTCCTTAAAAGATAGAATTGATACTATTTCTAAATCTTTAACAAAGATTTTTAATTTAACTTTATCTTTTGTTAAAACAGGAAATATTCTTGGTGGTATTAATTTCTTAAAAGGTATTGTTAAATTACAAAAAAATTTAAAAAAATAAAAAATTATTTGGGGGAAGTTTTAATAAAATGGAAAAGTCAAATAAAAAAAATACTGTTATAACTGAAAGTTTACAAACTTTACAAATTGTTAAAATTTTTTCACCAGTTTTTTTTGAATTGTTTTTAATGGTTATGTCTCCATTTATGAATAAAATTTATTTAAAAAACTTAAATAAAAAACGAGATAAATATCTTGAAAAAAAACTTAGTTCAATAGTTGGTGAAGATATTATAGTTTGGAGGGTAAAGAATGAGGAAGTTAATGCATTTACAATGGCAAAAGAAAATAATTTAGAAGTTTATTATTTTTCTGGGTTGGAACTAAATAAATTTAATGAAGGTGAAATTATTGCAATTTTACTTCATGAATATGGACATTGTAAAGAAAATCATGGTTCCATAAGTATGAAAAGATATTGTGCTTCTTCAACGATTACATCTGTAATATGGTCAATTCTTATAAACATGAAAATATGTCATGGTAATTTAAAAATGGGTGAAACTATTCTTTCACTTTTTTATTATCTGATGACATTAGCGGGTTTGGGTTCTGATTTGACTAGTAGATCATTACGATTTACTGAAAGAGAAGCTGATCAATATCCTGTTAAATATGGTTATAAAAAGGAATTTTTATCAGCTCTTACAAAAATTAAAAAAATTATGTATGAAGAATTATGTGATGAAACTATGACCGAAAGACAATGTGATAGATACGTAGAAGAAACTTTTTATTTTGATGAACACCCACCAATTAAAGAAAGAATTAGAGATGTTGGGAAATCATTATCTATGTTTTTTAATGTTTCGCTAAGTCTTATTAAATCTGGTAATATTAACAAACTAAAAAATATGATTAAAAAGATTATAAAGTTGAAGAAAATGCAGAAGAAAATGCAAAGGAACTATAAAGGTTATTTTAAATTTTAATTTAAAAAGGATAATTTTTAATAATAGTGTAAAATGGATGGAAATTGAAGCTGATAAATATCCTATTAAATATGGTTATAAAAAAGAATTTTTATCAGCTTTAAGAAAAATAAAAAATATATTTATCAACAATTATGTAAAGGTCTTTCAGAATCAGAATGTGATGAAAAAATGAAAGAATGGACTAAATGGACTTCCTCTCAACCTATAAAAGATAGAATTGATACAGCTTCAAAAAATTTAATTTCTTTTTTCAAAATAGTATTTTCTTTATTGAAAAGTGGGAATATTGATAAATTAAAAAAAATAATTTACCTACAAAAAATTAAAAAATCTTAATTTTTAAAACTTAAAAAATTTTTAATGTAAGGGGGGTAACTACGTGTGTTTGGATAGATTTTTTTAAATTTATTTTAATAAATTAAACATAAAAGAATATAAAAGGAGAATTTTTAAAATATTATGAGCAAAAAAATACAACTTTCTGAAAATGCCTTTAAAGTAGCAAAGGCAAGATATTTTCACAATGGAGAAGATTGGGAAGCATGTGCTAGAAGAGTAGCTTTATCTGTTGCATCTATTGAAAAAGATAAGACATTTAGAGATAAATTTTTTGAAATTATTTATAATATGGATTTTATACCTGGTGGAAGAATTATAAGAAATGCAGGAAGACCTAAAGGAAGTATGTTAAATTGTTTTGTTTTAAAAATAGGTGATAGTATTGAAGAAATAGGACAATTTCTAAAAGATGCTCTTATTCTATGGTCCGAAGGTGGTGGTGTTGGTTGTAATTTTTCACCATTAAGACCAAAAGGTGATGAAATTTTAGGAAAGGGTGGACAGAGTTCAGGACTTGTTTCTTTTATAGAAGCAGCCGATTCTGTATCAAAAACAATTGAATCTGGTGGACAAAGAAGAGCCGCTGCTTTAGGTTGTGTTGATGTTTCTCATCCTGAAATTATTGATTTTATTAATGCAAAATTAAAAGATGGAAGACTATCACATTTTAATATTAGTGTTTTGATAAATGAAGATTTTCTAAAAGCAGTTGAATTAGATTCTCAATGGACTTTTAAATTTAAAAATAAAGAATATGGAAAAATTCAAGCAAGAGAAATATGGAATCTTATTATAGAGAATATGATTAAGAAAGCAGAACCGGGTCTTTTAAATTCAACAAATCTATTTAAGAATAATTCATATTATTTTGATCCTGTTGTATCAACCAATCCTTGTGTTACAGGTGATACTTTAATTGCTGTGGCTGATGGAAGAGGAAACATTCCGATTAAACAATTAGCTGAAGAAGGAAAAGATGTTCCTGTTTTCTCATTTAATTCAGTTACAAAAGAAGTTGATGTTAAAATGATGAGAAATCCAAGATTAACAAAAAGAAATGCCAAAATTTTAAAAATTGAATTAAATGATGGTTCAATATTTAGATGTACAGAGAATCATAAAATTATTATGAAAGATGGTTTTGAAATTGAAGCAAGAAAAATTAAAGTAGGTGACAGAATTCATCATATGGTTAAAAATTTTGTTAGTAAAAATGGATTAACATTACCAATTTCAATATATAATGGTTATCCAAATAAGAAAGGTTATTGTTTTGAACATAGAATTATTTCAGAATTTTTACTAGGTAGAAAGTTAGAAAATAACGAGAGTGTTCATCATATTGATGGAAATAATCAGAATAATTCATTAGATAATTTAAAAGTAATGGGGCATGGAGACCATACATCTCATCACCAAAAAGGTGATAATAATGTAATGAGAAATAAATGGTGGAATAAAATTAGTGAAGAACGTAAAAGAATATATTCTGAAAATATGAGTAAATCCATATCCGGTAATAAAAATGGTAATTGGTCAGGTTATGATGAGGAAGAACTTAAACAAATAGCTACTGATTTTATTATTAGCAAAAAGAGAGAAATTACTGTTAAAGAATGGATTGATTATTGTAAAGAAAAAGGGTATCCAACTTCATCTAGTTTTTGTTATGGAAATAAAACAATTAAAGAATTTCTTAGCGAAATAATTTCAAGATTAAACAATATTATAAAATTTGAAAATTATTATCAAGTTAATGTTTATAAGAAATTTTTAGAAATCAAAAAATCAACGGATCTTAATGTAATTTTTGAGAATAATTCAATTTATGTTATAAAAATTTGTGAACATTGTGGTAAAGATTTTAAAACAAAATGGAATAATCGAGAAAAATCATTCTGTGGTGTAACATGTTATAACAAATCAAATAAAGCGAAAACTGTTCATAAAAATTATTATAAGAATATTTTAAATGGTAATAAAGAAAGGATAGCTAGAGTTTATATTGAGTTGAAAGATAAATTAAATAGAGATCCATTTTTATCTGAATTAACTAGAGAATGCAGAGAAAATAATGTATCTTTCAATATCATGAAAGATCCTGATGAGAATCATTTTTCTTCTTTTGGAGAAATTCAACAATATGTTGAAAATGAATATTTAAATTATAAGATTATTTCTATCCAAGATGATGGATTTGAAGATGTTTATAATGGAACAGTAGAAGATAATCATAATTTCTATATTTTCACATCTTCTAAAACAATTAATGAAAATAAGAGACAAGGAAATTATATTCTTTCTTGTAATTGCGGTGAAATCCCTCTTGCAAATGGTGAATCGTGTTGTTTGGGTTCATTAGTCCTTCCTAATTTTATCACAGGAACAACAAATACAAATTGGCAAAAATTAGAAAAAACTATTAAATTAGCAGTTAGATTTTTAGATAATGTTCTTGATGTAAATAGATATGCATTGCAAGAAAATGATATTAAATCTCATAATTCAAGAAGAATTGGCTTAGGTATTATGGGTCTTGCAGATTATCTATTTGCAAAGCAAATAAGATATGGTTCAAAAGAAGCATTATCTGAAATTGAAAAACTCATGAGATTTATTAGAGATACGGCATATCAAGCATCTGTTGAACTTGCTGTTGAAAAAGGAACATTTCCTAAATTTGAATCTGTTCCTTATGGTAATTCTTCTTTTGTACGAAAGCTACCAGCTTCATTGCGTTTAGAAATAAAAGAAAAAGGAATCAGAAATTGCACAATTTTAACTGCCGCTCCAACTGGAACAACGTCATTGTTACCCGGTGTAACAAGTGGTATTGAACCATTGATTTTTAAAGCATATAAAAGAAATGATCGTGTTGGTGAAAGGATTTATGTTCATCCAAAATATAAGGAATTATTATTGACAGGAAATTCTATACCTGATTGGTTTGTTGATATGAGAGATTTATCTCCAAGAGATCATTTTGAAACACAATCTATTATTCAAAAATATATTGATGGTGCTGTTTCAAAAACAATTAATTTACCGAAAGGTATAAAAGCTAAAGAATTAAGTAAATTATTAGTAGAGTTTTTACGAGATTTAAAAGGTGCAACTGTATATGTTGACGAATCAAGAGAAGGACAAGTCTATAATTCATTAACGGATGAAGAAGTTAGAAATTATTTATTAGAAAATGAAAAAGAAACGACAGATGATATGTCAGAAGATGATGTAAAATGTACAGTTTGTGAAAGAAATTTAGATGGAACAATGAGCTGTCAAATAAAAAAAGAAGGTTAAAAATGGATAATTTTGTTATATGTCCATATTGTAATCAAAAATTTAAACAGATAACTTTGATTCATTTAAAAAAACACGGAAAAAATTTTGAAGATTTAAAAAAAGATTTTCCAGATGCTAAATTATGTAGCGATTATGTTGTTAATAAAAGAAAACAAACTTGTCTTAATCGTTATGGGGTTGAAAGTACAAATTCATTAAAATCAGTTCAAGAAAAAAAGAAACAAACATTATTAAAAAGATATGGAGTGGATTGTCCATCAAAAAGTGAAATTGCTAAACAAAAAACAAAGAAAACTAATTTAAAAAAATATGGAACAGAGTATGTATTTCAATCTGAAGATGTTAAAGAAAAAATTAAAGATTCTATTAGAAAAAAGTATAATGTAGATAATGTAAGTCAGTCTGAAGAAATTAAGAAAAAGAAAATTGAGACATCTCTTAGAAATAATAATGTTTCGTATTGTATGCAAAATCCTGAAATTTTAAAAAAGAAAAATGAAACGATGATAAAAAAATATGGAGTTATTAATCCTTTACAATCTGATATTATTAAAGATAAATTCAAACAAACATGTATAGATAAATTTGGAGTTATAAATCCATTTGCAAGTGAATCTATTAAAGAAAAAATTAGAAAAACAAATTTAGAAAAATATGGTGTTGAAAATATTTCTAAAAATAAAGAAATTAAGAAGAAACAAAAAAATACTTTATTATTAAAATATGGTGTAGAGTGTCCTTATCAAAATATTGAAATTAAAAGAAAAGGAATGAAAAAATTTTACGATGAATTTATCAATAAAATAAATATTATTTTAAATGAATTAAATTTAATATTATTAGATAGCGAATATATTAATGCTCATTATAATCATCAATGGCAATGTAAAAAATGTGGTAAAAAATTTATAACAAATTGGAATGCTATTCAACAAGGTTATACATGTCCCGATTGTTATCCTAGAAATAATGGAAAATCTAAAGCAGAAGAAGAAATAAATAATTTCATTAATCAATTAGGTTTTGCAACAATTCGTAATACTAGAGAAATTATTTCCCCAAAAGAATTAGATATTTATATTCCAGAAAAAAATATTGCTATTGAATATTGTGGTATATATTGGCATAGTGAACAATTTTTAGAAAAGAATTACCATTTAGATAAATTAGAAAAATGTTTAGAAAAAAATATTAGATTGATTACTATTTTTGAAGACGAATGGATTTTTAAAAAAGAAATTGTTAAAAATAGATTATGCCATATCTTACAAAAAAATAGTGCAAGAATACATGCTAGAAAATGTATAATTAAAGAAATCTCAACAAAAGAGAAAAATGATTTTTTAGAAAAATATCACATTCAGGGAAGAGATATTTGTAAAGTTAAATTAGGAGCTTTTTACGATAATGAGTTAATTGCAGTTATGACATTTTCTCATGGAAATATTTCAAAAGGATCAAGTAAAATAGATGATATATGGGAATTAAATCGTTTTTGTACTAAAACAAATTGTATAATTACTGGTATAACTAGTAAATTATTATCATATTTTAAAAAGAATTTTGAATGGAAAGAAATATTTTCTTATGCTGATAGACGATGGAGTAATGGAGATGTTTACTTTAAATTAAATTTTAAATTATCACATAAAACAAAAGTTAATTATTGGTATATTAAAAATTTTGAAAGAATTCACCGATTTAATCTTAGAAAAACTAAAGATGATCCAAAAGAAATACCTGAACATATTTTGAGATTAAAAGAAGGTTACACAAGAATTTTTGATTGTGGAAATTTAAAATTTTTAATGACTAAAGAAGGTTAAAATTTAAATGATTAGATACCTCATGGAAAAAGAAAACAGAAAATATCTATAGGTAAAGATTGTTCTGGAATTGAGGATAAAAGTGTTATTATTGATAATAGTGGTGATATAATAATTGGTGATTTTGTTATCTTTAGTTCTGGTTGTAGAATTTACACTCATTCACATTATATTGATAAAAGTAAAACTATTTTACATCAAACAAAAGAAAGAGGTGTAAAAATATCTTCATTAGTTATAGGTGATGATGTCTATTTTGGAGCAAATAGTATTGTTTTAGAAAGTGTGACCAACATACCAAAAGGTTGTGTAATTGCCGCTGGTGCTGTCTTGACAAAGAATCCGATGGGTGAATATGAAATATGGGCAGGTAATCCAGCTAAAAAATTGAAAGAAAGAAAATAGAATAATTTTTTAAATAAGGAGAAAAAATATGTCATTGATTTTAAAAAAGAATGAAGTATGTCCTTATAGTAATATATGTCCTCATAATAAAGGTACTTTTATATGTCAAGGTGCAAACCCAAATCGAACTAATGAATTTGTATGTGATTTTGTAAATGAAAATGGATCATTTAGAGAAGATAGATTTAGAAGTAAACACGATACTACAGGTAAAATGGAAATAATTTTAGAGGAAGAAAATAGATGATTGATTTAGGTGAATTTAAAGGTTTTGTTTTTGAAGTAAATGATAATTCTAGAGAAGTTTTATCAGTAATTCTAGTATGTATTTTAGAAAAGATTCCATACCTTAGATCTGGTTTAGAAAATGCAGAAAAATATAAAGATTATATTCCTTGTGGTTCTCTAGAGTTTTGTCAAAAAATATACGGTAAAATAATTACTCCTAATTATTATCCTTTATTTTGTAATTTAAATAGAAAAATTTGGTACACTGAAGAATGGCCTATTAATCAAAAAGTATTTATTAAACCCGCTGATAGATATAAAAGGTTTACGGGTTTTATTACAGATGGAACAGAAAGAAAAAAGAAGAATGGTCCTTTCTGGTGTTCAGATATTGTTAATTTTATTGATGAGTGGAGATATTATATTGCTAATGGTGAGGTTTTGTTTTCTGGGTGGTATGATGGAATAAAAGAATATGAAGAAGAACCAAAAGCACCAGATTTAAAAATTAAAATACCTAAAAATTATTGTGGAGCAATTGATTACGGAATGACTGATAAAGGTGATTTTACACTTATTGAGGCACAACATCCATTTGCTTGTGGATTTTATGGGGAACATGAAGATAAATATTCTTTTGTTAAATGGTTAGTTAAAGGTTGGAGAAATATGATTGAAACAAAAAAATTTACGGAAATGATTAAGGGAAAAAAAGATGGAAAATGAAAAATATAATGAAGAATATTTTGAAAATTTATTAATAGAATATAAAGAACAACGTGAAGAGCTTAAAACAATGATTATAGAATTAAAAAAGTTTCAAGATAAAATAGGTAAAATATTTCCAGATAGTTTAGATAATAGATATGTGAGATATTTTGAAGAAAAAGTTAAAGCAGTAACTGAATTATATAAAGCAATTTTAGATATTAGAAAAGAAATAAGTAAGAACATTAAAGATGAAATGGAATTTAGAAGAAAGATATCTCCAAAAAATAGTGAAGATGATGATATGAATGACATTAGAAAAATGGTACAAGTAGTAGAACAATATAAAAAAATAAAATCACAGGAGATAATTAATAATGTCGGATGAATTAATGAATGAAGAAATTATTATTAAGAATGAAGAAGATGTTATTGATGAGAGTTTAGAAGAAGATGTTATTGATGAGAGTTTAGAAGAAGATGTTATTGATGAGAGTTTAGAAGAAGAATTTGAATCAATTATTGATTCAGATGTAATTAAGGAAGAAGTAAATAAAACTTTATCTGATTTAAAAGTTAATATTACAGAAGATGATATTAAGAAATATAAAAAAAGTAAACCTAAAAAAGATTTACCGACACCAGATGAAGTTAATGAGATGAGTGATAAAGAAATAATTGAGAAGTCTTCTTCTGAAATAAAAGAACTTTATTCTGAATTTTCATCATTTGTACAAAATAAGACAGGTATAATTGAAGATGCGGGTATAAAAAATACAATCTCAACAGGCATTGATTTATTAGATGCAGTTCTTGGGGGTGGTTTTGCAATTGGAACAATGGGTATGGTTGTTGGTTTTCCTGGATGCGGTAAATCAATGTTATCAATGCAAACAGTCGGATCAGGTCAATTGAAATACAAAGGAAATCTTATAGCAGCATATTTGGATTCAGAAGAGGCAACAACGACAATAAGATTATCAAATCTTGGTGTAAGGTATCCGAAAATAAGGCCATATACAAATATAACGATTGAAAAAACATTTAAATTTATAGAAGGTTTATGTTCATTTAAAGAATTAAAGGAAATTATTGATCAACCTTCTATTGTTGTTCTTGATTCTCTTGCAAATACATTAAGTGAAAAAGAAAGAGAAGCAACAGACATTAATTCAGTTATTGGATATAAAAGTCGTTTGTTATCAATTTTGATACCTAAATATATTAGTAAATTAAGTCATTATAATATTTTATTTCTTGTTGTTAATCAGTTAAGAGATTCGATTAAAATTGGTCCTTTTCAAGAAGCAAAAGAATTGAATTTTATGAGACAAGGAAAGACAATTCCTGGTGGAAATACAGCAAGATTTAATACATTTCAATTAGTTGATATGAAAGTTAAATCAACTTTAGATAAAACAAAATATGGTTTTGATGGAATTATGTGTGAAATAAAATTAGTAAAGAATAAGTTATTTACACCAAATATTAAAACAATTATCGTAGGAAATTTTGTTACTGGTTTTAGTAATTTTTGGACAAATTATGTTTTCTTAGCTGAGAACAAAAGAATAAATACAGGTGCGTGGAATAGTTTAGCATCATATACTAGTAAAAAATTTAGAACTGTTGAAGCTGAAAATTTATATAATACAGATGAATCATTTAAAGAAGCTTTTGATAGAGAGATTGAAGATTGTATTAAAGTAGAAATAAAAGAAAAATATAATCCTGATCTTGGATTTTAGTTTTTATTTGGAACAAATTTAAAATTAAATTTCTATTATAAAATAGTATAAAACAGGAGAATTTTAATGAGCATACAGGAAAAAGTAAAAACATTTGTGGGAGACCTAGTTGAAAATCTTGTTGATAAAAAGAATGATGTTAATATTGAAGTTTCAATTTCTACAAAGACTATTCTAGTTCAAATTAAAACTGCAAAAGAAGATTGTGGTAAGGTCATTGGAAGAAAGGGAAGAACAATCGAATCAATTAAAGTTTTAACTTTAGCATTTAAAAATACTCAGTTTCCACAGGATTCTAAAAATATTTCTGTAGAAATTATAGAGAGTGATAATGTAATAATCAATAAAAAAATACATGGAGATTATTCCGATGTTAAAAAATAGTTCTAAGAAAAGAATTCTTGAAAACTTCAAGGCTTTAGATTATATTTTCTTTGGTAAACCAATTGATGAAGTTGAAACATGTTGTCCATTTTTAAAGGAAGATTATTTAAGTACAAAAGGTATGCTTTTTTCAATAGTAATTGAGATGTATGATTTTATAAACCATAATCCAGAAGATGTAGACATTAATGAAATTTCTGATTTAGTTGAATCTTCAAAAATATCTGCAAAAATAGCAATTGAAAATACTAAAAAGATTTTAAATACAAAAAATGGTAAGAAATCATTAACAGAAGAAGTAAGTAGATCATTAAAAAATGATGAAAAGCAAGATTTAAATGATGTTATTCAAGAAGAAATTAAAAGGAAGGCATTTTCAGTAGCTATTGATAATATTATTATTGCAAAAGCTATTCGTGAAACTAAAGATTATAAAAATCTTAATTCATGGAAAGGTGGAGTATTAGAAGAGGCATATAAAACTATAAGAGATAATCTTATAGAAACAAGTATAATTATTGGAGAATAATTTGACTCAAAAATCAAATGAGTTTGATCAATTAATTAAATTTATTGATGATAATAAAAAAGATACTAATGATTTATTAAATGACATTAATCAATTAGAAGAATATTCTACTAAATATAAAGAATTAAATACTACCAATGGTTTTGATGTAAAACAATTCAAAAGTAGATTAAAACAAGAATTGATAAATGAACATATTAGAAAACAAAATTATGATAGACCTAATATATCTATAACAGAATTATTAGAATGTCCAAGAAGAATTTATTATGAACGAAAAAAATATGATATAGATTTAAGGAATTCTTTTAATTTTGTTTATTTAGGATTAGCGGCAGAAATAGGTAATACAAATCATAAATTTATTCAAGATAATTATGATTTTACTGAAATTGAAAAGACTATTATAAGCGAAAATTATAAAACAAAAGGACGTGTTGATGCAATAAAAAATAATTTTTTATATGAAATTAAACCAGTAGATCAAAAAAATATTAAAAATGCATTTAATATAAAACATTTACAACAATGTAGTATTGGAGCATATATTTTAAATAATGAATACAATTATAGGATTGATACAATAACTATTATTTATTATATAAGAGATAATTTTAGAAAAGATCCTATTTCATTTGATTATAAATATGATGAAAAAATAGGTATATCATTTTTAGAAAAGGCATTAGATTTACATAAATGTCTTGAAAATAACAAATTACCTGAAAAATCAAATAATAAAAATGATTGTGAATATTGTTTATATAAAAATTATTGTTTAAGTGATGAAAAGAAAAGTATAAATAAATTAGAGAATAAAGAAGAAGTGATATTTTTGTTATAAAAAATTAAATATAATGGAGAAACATTTAAAATGAGTATATTGATATTTCCTTTAATTGCAGATAATTCATTATCACCTACAATTATTTCAGGTGTGTGTAAAACAATTGAAAAATATTTAATGATATATAGACTTGATAAATTAACGAAAATTGGAGGATATGCACCATCTGGAAAAGTAGTTAGAATGGTTGCTGGCGCTACAGAGATTATGATTACAAATTATCTGTCTTCAAAATTTGGCAATAAAAAAATTGTAAAAGCTCTAGTCAGAGCGAATAAAAATAATTATGATAAATCTAAAATATTATTATCTGAGGCAGACAATAAACATGTCGTGACTTTGGATGAGTTTTCAGAAAAATTTGAAGATGAAATATTACAAAAAGGTTTTAAAGATTTGGAACATTTTAAAAAAGAGTTTTCGAGTGGAAATGTTGATCAAGACTTAATTGATAGTATTACAGGAATTACAGGAAAATCAGAAAAATCAGAAAAAGAATACGAAAGAATAACAATAAATGAATTGACAAAGGATGATAATGATAAAAAGAAATATGTGAAACCTCCAGAAATTAAATCACCAACTTTAAACGTATCAACATCGTTAGAACCAACATGGACAACAATCTCTGGGGAACATGGAACTCATGTTATTGGTATTAAAGTAGCCGCATATCCTGTAACAAATGCTAAAATATTTGTCCATCAAATGTTAAAAGATAAAGATATGAAAGGCGTTAAAAAAGTTATTAAAGCAACAAGTAGAAATTTTCAGAGATCACTTTTTTATAATGTTATATCAAGAATATCTCCACTTTTAAGATTCTTTGGTATTACAATGTCTTCTTTAAAAGGTGATCCTGTACATGATATTTTAAAAGGAAAATCTGTTTTTAATGAAACACCATTTTTATTATTAAATTATAATGAAATTAAAGATGATTCATTTTTTGCTGATGCTGGAGGAATAGACCAGTTATTTGCTATGGGGTGGAAATCTATTGTTGCTGCTGATGATGTTGGAAAAAGAGCTATATTCTGTATGAGAGAATTTAATGGTTTATGTAATGTAATACCTTATTCTTTTATTTATTCGGGACTTGGTAGAGATGCAATGAATGTTTATAAAGATTTAGAAGAATTAAGAAAATCAACAGCACCGTATTTTTCTTCAAAACAAAGTTCTAAAAAGTTCTTTTCTGAATCCTATATAAAAGAGTTAGTTGAAAAATATGGATCTTTAAATTTTCCTTGTCTTAAAGGAGAATGTGACTAAAAATGGATATTGATCTAAATATTATAAAAAGTAATACAGAAGAAAAAATATTACATTCTGATGAATATCCTTTTTCTTTATCTTTAAAGTGTAATTCATTTGAAAATGAGAAAGATTACGTATCTTTTATTAGAAATTGTGAAAAATTGGTAAGAGGTTCTATTGAATATAAACATTGGAGAGAATATCTTAGAGATGTTCTTGGTGTTACTAAATGTGTTTTAACAGAAGAAATAATAGGTGAAACTTCAGTATCTATCCATCATCACATACCTGATTTATTTACACTTGTTAAATCTATAATTAATAAAAGAATGGATACCGAAGAAAAATTTACAACATTTGAAATTTGTCAAGAAGTAATTGAACTTCATTATATGGATAAAATTGGTTATACACCTCTTATAGATTCATTACATGAAAAATTTCATAATGGTTTTTTAAATATTCCTATTGAATATATTAGGGGTGATTATAACTATTTTATGCAACATTATATGAAATATTTAGATGAAGATGATATTAATAATATTATGCAAAAGATATCTATAAAATTAGAAGATAATCCCAATTATTCTTGGAATAAAGACAATTATCCAGGTTTAGCTGTAGGTTAGGGGATATAATAATATGATAACAATTGAAGATGAAGCTAGAATTCAATCAAGATATCCATTTGATATTGATAATTTTAGCGAGAGATTTAAAACAAAAAATAATTTATTTAAATTTACATCTCCATCTTTGTGGGTAATCGAAAAAAATCTATTTTTCTTACTTAAAAATTCAAAAATTGAAAATTTTGATATAAAATATAGATATAAACCATCATACTTATCATATGATAAATATAAAGTAACAAATTTAGATTTTCTTTTAATGAGAGTTAATAATATAGCTTGTGCAGAAGATTTTGATTTAAATACAATTATAATTCCATCAATGAGTGCAATAATTGAAATATGTAGAGATAAATATTCAAATTCAACAACAGATGAGGTTGAATGGTAATATGCAGATTAATGATAAATTTGTTTTAATTAAAGATGTTGATAATATTTTATATTTGAATAAATCAGAAATTGAAAAAAGAAAAGTTAAAAATGGTAATGTTATTGTAAAGAATACTATTTTAATGCTTGAACATTCTATTAACCATTTTTCATATAATTATATTTCAAAAATTTTAAAAAATATAAATTTATTTTGTGTTGTCTATTTACCAAGTTATCCATTAAATTATTCATTTAATAAAAAAACTAATCAACTTTTAATTAATTTATTTCCTTTTGGTGTTGAAACTGTAAGCCCAACTAAACCAAATCCTTTAAATATATATGCGTGTTTAGCTGGTTCTCTTATTTTAAAAAATGCTGTAACTAAAAGAATTAATGTTAAATCTTCATTTGCATCGCCAATTATAAATTTTTTAACAAGTATGTTTCTTAGATTATTTGGTAGACGATATGGGTTGATCGGAAGGTATTCCCATCAAATTATCAAGATGAAATTTTTAATAGGAGTATATATTTATATTTCATTTTTTGGTTTAAGTTTTAATACTGCTAAAAGATTATCTTTATCATTTGCTCCATTTGATTATAATGAAGATAAAGATATAATTCAAAGATATAATTTTAAAAAATTTGATGATTTATTAGATTGTTTATCAGAAATACAAGTAATGCCTGGAATGAATAAATATTTATTTTTAAGAAGTATATATAAATATTTTCCAAATGTAAATATTTTTCCAATGTTTGAAGATCTAGCAAGATTTGTTTCTATTTTTTTAGCCTCAAATATTCCGGGTTCAAACATGATTACTAAAAGAATTTCAGAATATAATGAAGAAGAATATAATATAATATTAGAAATCTCAAAAATAATATTAAAGGCTAAATAAAGAATGTTTGAAGATAAATCTTTGAATTTATATGGATTTTTTAGAGCAGAGGTTGTTGATAATAAAGATCCTAAAAAATTTGGAAGAATTAAAGTATGGATTCCAGATATAATGCCAAAAATAAGTAGACAAGAGGGTTTATGGGCAGCTCCTGCAAATAATGCTATAGGTGGATTAAATAAAGAAAGTGGAAATAATGAATCATCTTATTATGGTTCTTGTTTAATCCCAAGGAAAAATTCATTTGTTTTAATTTTTTTTGAAAATGGCAATCCTAATAAACCATATTATTTTGCAGCATTAAATCTTCAAAAAGAGAAAGTTTTACCAGAATGTCAAATTGGAGAAAATTATGAAGATAAATGGGTTTTGTTTAAATCATCTGAAGGACGCTGTATTGTAGTATCAGATGATCCTTTTGATTGTAGAGTTGAAATAACTGGTAAAAAAAGAAAATTAAAAGAACCCCCAAGTGGAGATTTAGAATCTGTATATGAAATTGATGGGAACCAAACAACTATTTTATTAGATGAAAGACAAGGAAAAGAAAAGATTTTAATACGTACACATAAGGGAGATTATATAAATTTTGATATAGAAAATCAAAAACTATTCATCAAAATGGAAAGCGATATTGAAATCTCTTCTAAAGGAAAAATTTTATTTGAATCTGAAAATGGAATTTCATTAAAAAGTAAAGAAAGTATTAATATTCAATCATCAGATGATATAAATGTTAAATCTATGAGTAATGTTAATATTCAATCGGCTAATGATATAAATATCAAATCTTCTTCAAATTTAAATTGTAAATCGGATGGGATGAGTAATTATAAAGCGGGTGGTCCTCTAAATTCAGATGGTTCTATAATAAACGATATGATGGGTCAAGCAAATGATGCTAATGAAGCAACTGATGCAGATTCAGTAAATCCAATTGGTGAAAGAGATTAATTATGGGATTATATAAAATAGGAATATGTTCAAAATTGGGCACTTTATTAGATTCAAATATTTCAAGTTTAAATAGAGCTAAATCTTCTATTATAAATTTAAACGATAAATTAGTTGATAAATTAGCAAATATACAATGGTCAGCAGATAATGATGTTAATAATGCAATATCATCTATAAATAATAATTATTCGGAAATGATTCCTGAATCCGATGAAACTGATGAAATCATAGATATGATAAATGAATGTAATTTTTTATCAGAGACTATATATCAATCACCTATAGCTTTAGTCAAAAATTTATCAGATCCTATAAAACAAAAAGCTGTTGATTTTATGTCTAATATTTGTGATAACCTTCCTGAATTTGACGGTGTTAAAATGTATAACGAAATTGTGTCAAAAATAAAGACACAAGGTTTTAAAGAATTAATAGATGGTACAAGTAAAATAATTACTTGTATAAATACACTTTGTGATCAAAATATTCAAGAAAAAATAAATATATTTCAATCTATTTTAACAGAATGTAAAATGGATAGTGAAGGAAATCTTTCAATATCAAATATATTGGGTGATGTTGGTATTTCAGATCAATCAAAAATTGATAATTTTACAAATTTAATTCTTGAAACTAATAATGTATTTGATAATATAGATTCTAATCTTTCTTCTGTTGTTGATTCATTCAAATCTAATCTTCAATTTTAAAAATCATTTAGAAAAATTCCATTATATCAGCCTTATTATTATATATATGTAATTAAAAAGACACATGGAGGTTTACTTTGATTACATTTACAATAGAGAACAAAAAGAATGTTGGGATATATAATAATAATGAATTGTTTATGAATATTAATTTGATAACATCAACAGTTACAAATAAATTTAATATTATTACTGAATTTATTGAAAATATATCTAAAAATATTGAAGGCTTTGATGAATGGTTTATTTCATTTTTAAGTGAATATTCAAGATCAGATAATAGATTTAAAATATTAGAAGATAATATAGAAAATATTAAAAAATTTGCAGATAAATATATTGATTTTATTAATATTGATCTTTCTAAATTTGTTGATGAAACTAAAGCTAAAAAGAATAGTATTTTATTTTTAGAAGATGAAATTGAAAAAATTATTAGATTTTCTTCTTATCTAAAAATTTATTCGTTTATTTCAAATTGTGAAGATTTTATGTTAGATAAAAGAAGTAATAAAATAATATATAATCTAATTGCATCAGATATCACAAAAGATTTAACATATAAAATATTTAATATTGTTAAAACTAAAACATATAGATATAATCAGACTGATAAATATATGTGGGATTATATTAAAATGGTTCAATGTAAAACTATTGATCTACATGTAATTCATATTTTTAATTTTATAATGAATAATATAATAGTTTTATGTAATGAAGATAGAAATCCTATTATTTATTTTGTTATAGTTATTGATGAATCTGTTAGATGGTTTCTTAGATCAATTTATAAAAGTTCTGTTATATATGATGATTCTGTTTCAACAGAAGATATTCAAAGTGTAAATGTTGATAATCTAAGAACTTATTGTTATAATGATACATTAGGAAGATTAAAAGGTATAGCATATGATAAAATTCATACACAACTAGAACCCATTCCTATTACATTTGAAGAAGATGAAAATAAAAATGATTCTGAAAAATTTGTAGTTCAATTACAACAAAGACTTGAAAAAGTAAAACACATTTCACCATTTTGTAATTTTTTAGTATATCCTATTTTATCAAAGGTAACAGGTATTCCTTATAATCACATGAAGACATTACCACCGGATCATGCTATTATTTTATCATTATATATTCAAAAATTATTATTTAAAATATTTGGTGATAAGTATCATTCTATTTTTAATATTTTATCATATTATCCTAGAGAAAAAGTACACCAAGTATCCACTTCTTATAAATTAAAAAATTTAGAATTTTTTATTAATTTATCAGATCAATATAAAAATTTTCTTGGGTTTAATTCTAAAATTCTGTTAGCAAATATGTTAGCTAATTTTATAGGTAAGACCACAAGAATAAAATTTACAGATATATTAAATGGAAAAAAATTAGATGGTATACCTTTAAGTAAAATTGAAGTAGATATAATTGAATTTTTTGTTTTATTCTTTTCAGGTAAATTAGATCATTATTTTGAAAAAATGAAAAAGTTGATTGAAAATGAATTTTAAGAACAAAATTAAAATAAGTAAAATAATGGAGATATCTCATGAAAAAAAGTAAAAATATATTTAAAAAATTAGAAAAAATTTTAGAACATATTGATATTGAATTAAATTATGATATTGATTATAGATTAAGGTGGTTATTAGATAAAGATTTTAGAACTCAACATTTTGAAAAGAATCCAGAATGTTTTATTACGGTACGAATTGGTGATAATAATGTTCCTTTTTTTCCCATTTGTAATAGAACAGCACTTCAAGATAGAAAATTTGTTAGAATGGGATTAACTGCTGCTAAAATGTTATTAAGGAGAAATGATATTAATAAACAAAGTGTTTATGATGCTATTTCTAAACTCTCAAGTGTATTAGGAAAAAAAGCTCTTCCATAAAATTTCTTAAAAGAGGCTATTGAATGTTAATTAAATTAATGGATGTAAATAATTTTTGTAAGAATTTAAAGCCAGTTAAAACGTCAACAACAGTTACAAAATCTGATGAATTTCATGAAGGCGGAATTTTCTCAGAGATTATATTTGGTCCTTTAGGTAGCTCTTTAAGAACAAATACTTATTCATATATAGAATTAAATTGTAAAATTATTCATCCTACTGCATTTAAGATTTTGAAGCAATTGGATAGAAAAATAATTGATTTTATATCTGTTGAAAAAACTTTTAATTTAGATACAAATGGTATTTTACAAGAGGATGAAAAGGGTATAAACGGAATTAATAATTTTATAAAGATTTTTCCTAATATTAATTTTAGAGAACACACACCAGAAAGAAAAAAACTATCAGATATGATTAAAGGTGCATTTAAACAAGGAACCTTATTTGTAGATAAAATTCCAGTTGTTCCTCCTGATTTTAGACCAATATATAAAGATAATGAAGGAAGATGGATTCAGGATAAAATGAATAATTTTTATACTTCTCTAATTACTAGAAGTATATCAATTAAACCAATAGATGTAAAATCACCATTTTTTGATATTTTAAATTTTAATATTCAAAAATCTGTAAATGATTTAGATGAATTTACTAGAGAAAAAATTTCTCATAAATATGGTTTAATAAGATCTAGTATTTTAGGTAAGCGTGTTGATTATTCAGGTAGAGCTGTTATTTCTTGCGGACCAGAATTAAGAGGTGATGAAATAGGAATACCTTTTAAAATGGCTATTTCACTTTTTGAGCCATTTATTTTACATTTAATTTTATATTCACCTATTGAAAGAAAAGAAATAATTAGAAAAGAAATTGAAAATTTTACAAAACAAGAAGTATCAATTGATACAATTAAAAAAATAATGACATCAATTAAGAATGGTGATTATATACCACCTAAATTATATAAAATTTTTTATGACATAACAGAAACATCTATGAAAGATCGTTTAGTTTTAGCAAAGAGAGATCCCGTATTACACCCAGAATCAGTAAGAGCTTTTACTCCAATTCTTATAGAAGGAAATACAGTAAGAATTTCAAATTTAGATGTTGGTGGTTTTAATGCCGATTTTGATGGAGACCAAATGGCTATTTTTCATCCTTTATCAAATGAAGCACAAGAAGACGCTAAAAAGATGACAAAATTAGTTTCATCAACATCTTCATATTCTTTAGGATTTGCATTATCAAAAGAAGCCTGTGCCGGTTTATATATTTTAACAAAAGATTATTCATCAAGAAAATCACCAATAACATTTAATCTTAGTGAAAGAGATAAATATAGTGATCCAACAATACCTACAATCTATAAAAATAAAAGAACAACATTAGGAAAAGCAATTTTTAATAGTTGTTTCCCTTCAAACTTTACTTTTGTTGATAAATTAATAACTAAAAAAGAAATTAATGAATTATTTTTAAAATTAACTAATAAATATGATAGAGAAACTATTTTAAAGACATCTTTTAACCTGCAGAAATATGCTTTTAAATTTGCTACGCTTTTTTCACCCTCAATAACTCTTGATGATTTAGAAATTCCTGAAAAAATTTATAGATTAAAAAAGAAACTACAAAATGCATCAACCGAAGAAGCATCAAAACTTTTAAATGAAATGAAATTAATGATGATTGATCATTTAAAAGATACGGGGTTATATGATTTAGTAGAATCTGGTTCAACAAAAGGATGGGATCAACCAACACAAATATTAATAGCCAAAGGTATTATTGCAGATACACAAGGAAATATTTTACCAACAATTAAAAGTTCACTTTCTGAGGGTCTAAAACCAACTGAATATTTTAATGTTTCTTATGGTGCAAGAAAAGGAATTATTGATAGAGTTTTAAATACAGCTGAAACAGGTTATACTACAAGACAATTAATTTATTTATTAAATTCTGTGGAATTAGATTTATTTTTAAAAGATTGTGGAACTAAAAATTGTTTAGAAGTTAAATTAACAAAAGATATAATTTCTCGTTTAACTGGTAGATATATAAAGATAAATGATGAAGTTGTTGAATTTAATAAGTCTAAATTTAAACCTGGAGATATAATTCAATTAAGATCTCCAATTTATTGTGAAAGTCCTAAAATATGTCATACGTGTTATGGAAGATTGTTAGAAAGACATGGTACACCATTTGTTGGAATGTATGCAGCTCAAGTAGTTGGTGAAAGTGGAACTCAGAATATTATGAGAACCTTTCATAAAGGTGGAGCAATTAGTCTAATTAAACGAGATATTTTAAAAGAAATAATTAATAATAATGTTAATTTAAAGTCTAATATTGTAAATAAATATTTTAAACAAACAGATCAGAAATTGTATTGTAATATAGAATTTAAATTAAAATTAGATTTATCAGATTATACTGAAAATTCAAATTTATTTATTAATGAAAATGAAAGAAATATATATCTTAAAGGTTTGTTATGTATTGTTACTGCAGATAATATTGAATTTGATGTGATTTTGGATTATTCTGTAAAAATATTTTATAATGAATTAACCAAAACAGATAAAAAGATAATAATTGAATATAAAAAAGGTGATTTAATTTTAGATGTTCCTATTGAATATCAAGAAATAAAAGAAAGTATTCTTTATCTTAAAAGAATATTATCTGGTAAAGAAATTTTTAAAGATAATAATCATTTATTTTTAAAATTATATAAAGTTTATGAAAATTTAAGTAACTTCGATCTTGTTCATCTTGAAGTTTTATTATCTCAATGTATGAGAGATAAAAAAAATGTAATGATACCAGCAAGATTAGGTTCTAATCCATTTGATCCAACATTATTAAACATCAAGAAGAATGTTTTTTCTACAAGTTTCTTACAAGGTTTAGCATTTGAAAATATAGGTGAAGCAATAAAGGTTGGGTTGACTTCAGATCAAGAATTACCACCTTCTATGATAGAAAAAATACTAACTGGAAAAATAGTAGAGAGACGATAATGATACAATTTAAAAATTTAAGACAATATACTCATGTAGTAAATGCAATTAGATGGTTATTTAAGAAAAATCCTTATATTTTAGTATTTTTCTCTGAAAATACTACACTTTTAGAGTGTTATGAAAAATTAAATATTTTAAAAATTGATGTTAGAAATGTTATTATTCCAAGAACAAAAATACCGGTTACATTCCTAACGACAAAATTAAAAACAGCATACAGATCATTAAAAATATATCCATTTCAACATAATCAAAAACCACCAGCCAAAAGAAGTCTTCTTTATGATACATCTATCTATACTTCTACTATTGATGAATTATATAAACCAAGTAATTATAGAACAAGATCTGGTGTTTTGATAAAAAGAAATGTTGAAAATGCTTTTTATCAATTTGCAGATTATGAAAAAGTTTTGATGTATTGTATTGATTTAACAAAACCATTTAATAAGAATTGGGTAAATAGAAAATTTTATTTATTTATAAGAGATCTTAAAAAGCAAGATTTTGATTTTGACCATCTTTTATTAACATTAATAACTGAAAAAGGTGTGAAGTATAGATTATTAGTAAAAAATAAGCAAGTAAATTTTGAAAGAATATTTCCAATTTTAAAAAGCTTAAAATATAAAGGTAGTTATGAAGAAGATGAAGAAGATGGAGTTGATGTTGATGATCGAGAAGATGAAGAAATTATTAAACATGCTACAAAAAAAGTTATAGATAATACAAAAAAAGATTTATTATCTAAAAATGTAGAAAAGGTAAAGACTAGCGTAAATGATTTATTAAATAAAGAAAAAACATTAGCAAAGAAAATAATTAAAGCTGATAAAAATGATCCAATTATTAAAAAGACAGCAATACAGTCTGTTATATATAAAAATACAAATAATTTAAAAATTTCAAAAAATGTTACTAAAACAATACCAGATAACAAAACAAACAAAGTTTTGAAAAAAGTTGAAAAAGAATATGTTGACGAGTTATTAGTAAAAGAAAAAACGAAATCACTATCATCAGATAAAGTGATAGAAACAATGGATATTGAAAAACAAATAGGCGATAAAAATCCATCTCAATTATATCAAAAAAGAATTGTTGATTTTAGCTATAACTTTAAAAAAGATTTAACAAATTCGTTTAAAACTTTAGAGAAAAAAGATATTAAGCTTAAAATTCAAGACATTGTAATTGAAGATAAAAAAGAAAGACCTGGAGAAATAAATAGATCGGATTTAAATGTTGTTAAAGTTGAATTAAAAGATATGTTTAATAATAACCATACTGTTTCTATTGAGGTTCCTAAAATAAATCCCGAAACCGGAACATTTAAATTAAATGGTGAAACAAAATATCTTGTTAATCAAATAATATTATGTCCAATAAGTTTTCCAAAACCATATGATTCAAGATTTACCAGTTCATATTCAGCATTTCATATAGAAAGTTTAAAGTATAAAAACGAAAGATATCTTAGAATTTTTATGGGTAATTACAAAATACCTTTAATCATATTAATGTGGTTTACTTTTGGATTTGATAAAACAATGACATTATTTGATCTTAAATATAATATATCGGAGGAAAATCCAAAAGATCAAGATAAAGTAATTCAAATAAATAAAGATAAGTATTTATATTTTACAAATATTAATTCTGAATTAAAAAAACAATTATTTAATTCTCTTCTTACTGTTAAATTTGAAGAATTTGAATCAGATAAAAATTTTGGAGAAAATGAATATTTTAATGATCTTATAATCTTTATAACAGGGATACGACATTCAACATATATGATCTCATTAAATCTTGAAAATATTGTTGATCCTGTAGTTAAGCAAGTTTTAATCAATCAAAATTTACCATATGAATTAGATAAAATAATGAAATATATGTCTTTGAAGGTTATTGAAGGAAAGGTTGATGATAGGAATGATTTAAAAAATCAAAGAATAAGAGGTTCTGAGGTTTTAATTCATTTAATTCAAAAACAAATACTAGCAGAATATACAAAATATAAAGAACAAGTTTTATCTGGAAATAAAAAAGCAAAATTTGAAATTAATCCAACTGCAACATTATCAGCATTTATTAATTCAGAAATTGTCTCAACATTAGAATTTGCAAATCCAATTGAGGAATTAGCAGCTATAACTAAAATTACACCCGTAGGTAAAAATTTAGGTGGTGTACCAAGTAAAGAATCAATTCAAGTTGAAATGAGAAATGTTCACCCTTCTTATTATGGTAATATTGATCCAATTGATACACCCGAAGGTGAAAATATAGGTGTAAATCAACAATTAGCTGTAAATGCTCTTATAACAAGTGCAAGAGGATTATTTAAAGATAAAAAAATAAGTGATACTGAGGGATCTGGAATTTTATCAGTATCTTCTTCTATGATTCCATTTGTTGAAAATAATGATGGTGCTAGGATAATGATGTCTTGTGCACAGATGAAACAGGCTTTACCACTAAAAAATCCAGAACCACCTATTGTTTTATCTGGTTATGAATCTATTGTTTCTGAATATTTATCTAATAGTTTTATTAAAAAAGCTCCATTTAAATGTAGAATTTTAGAGATTAATCGAGATTTTATTTTAGTTTCTGATGAAAAAGGAAAAAAACACAATATAGATATTAAACCAATTCATTTAAAATCTGGATTTGGAAGAGACACATTAAGCGTATTTATACCGGTTGTAAAAACTAATCAGGTTGTACAAAAAGGTCAAATATTAGCAGAAGGTAGTGGTATTAAGGATGGAAGTCTTTGTTTAGGTAGATCTTTTCTTATTGGATATATGCCATATAAAGGATATAATTTTGAAGATGGTATTGTTATAAACGAAAAATTAATAAAGGAAGATAAATTAACATCTTTACATGCTATTATTGAAGAAGTTTTAGTTGAGGAAAAAGATAGAATTTTAGAAATAATTGACATTGGTTCAAGTACAAAAAAAGGAGAACCTTTAATAAAAAAAACAGTAGGTACAATTGAAGAATTATTAGGTTATGAAGAAGATGAAACTATAAGTAGAATAGGACAAGATATAATAAAGAAGAGTCCCGGTGGTGTTGTTGTAGATATTGAAATATATACTAATATTGGAGATAATAAATTTCCAAAAATTAAATATTTGATTGATCGAACAAGAGAAAGATATGGATTATTACCAAAAGATAAATTTTATGTAAAAGGTAAATTAATTAAAGGTATCTTGATTAAATTTAAAGTTCAACAGGAATTTAAAATAGGTTTAGGTGATAAATTAACAGGTAGATATGGAAATAAAGGTATTATTTCTTTAGTTGAAAAAGACGAAAATATGCCAAGAACACCATGGGGAGAAAAATTAGATATTGTACTTAATCCCGTTGGTATTATTGGAAGAATGAACATTGGTCAGTTATTTGAATTATATTCAGGATTAATATCTAAGGATTTAGCTTTAAGAATTACTAAAAATAATTCTAGAACTAATGTTATTTCTTTATTGAAAAAAGTATTGACATTATTTGACAATAGTAAAAATAAAGAATTTTCTACAAGATTTATTAATAATATTTCAAATCTAAGTGATAATCAATATAAAATATTTATTAAATCTATTGTTGAAAGAGGATTTTTCCCTCTTGTTTTTATTCCTTTTCAATCACCAAATTTAAATCAGATAAAATCTGTAATGAAAGTTTTAAATTTACAATCTGGATATAATTTATATCTTCCAGAATACAATATAAAAACACACCATAAAGTTCCGGTGGGATATTCTTATATTAGTAAGTTGGAACATATTGCTGAATTAAAAATTCATGCAAGATCAACGGGTAAATTAACAAGATTAGAACAACCCACTGGTGGTAAAAAATTAGAAGGTGGTCAAAGGTTTGGAGAGGCCGATACTATAGCAACATTATCTTATAATGCAGTACATTTATTATCTGAAATGATGGGTCCTTTATCTGATGATAGATCATCTCAAAATGAAATGATATCTGAAATTATACAACAAGGGAATACATCATTTAAATATACAAAACAATCTTTAGCTAGGGAACAATTAGATGCATATTTTAATGCTCTAATGTTAGATGAAAGGAAATTATTATGATAGGTGAAGAAAATATTAAAACATTAATAAAACAATCATCTCCAACATTAGAAATTGAAGAAGATGATGATAAAAATTTAGTTGAAATGTCTAGTAATGAATATGATAATAATAATTTATTGGATAGTATAGGCAAAGAGAACTTTAAGGAAGTTTATTCAAATTGTTTTATATTTATAAAACAATATAAATTAGAAGATAAATTAGAATTAAGTAGAAAGATAATTCAAAAAGTTCAAGAAGTTTATAATTTTAATTTTGTTAATTTGATTGATTGTACATCTGAATCAGATTTTGATAAACTTTTACAATTTTTAGAATGGTTAGAATATGATAATGTAGAATTTTTTACTGATCTTTTAATTAATTTAAATATTGATTTTAAAACTAAATTTGTTAAAGAATTTTTTTTAAATATATGGAATAAAATTGAAATATTTATTTTTGAAAAATATAAATATAATAATTATTTTCAGAGAAAATTTCTTCAAGAAAACAATAAAGAAAATATTATTGATTTTTGTTTTAAAAACATGCAAAAAAATAAAACATTAATTATTGAAGAAATTATTAAGAAGGGAGAGAAATTATGAGTAATGAATTAACAATTAGAAAAGGTAAGATTGTTTTATTTAGAATTCCCAGAGAATTATTAATTGAAGCTTTACCTACCCACGATGGTATTGTTTTTAATTTTAAGGAAGGTTTTTTTCTAAATTATCAAGATAATTATTTACCTATAGAAATTAAAGAATTAATTTCATCTACTTTAAAAAAGCCAATAAAAGCAAATATAGATATCGATTTTTCAAGTAGGACAACACCCATTAGAATTAACATGGAATAGTCTATATATATTAATTAATGAAAAATAAATACAAGGGAGGTGTTTTTGTGAAAATTAAGAAGTTTTGTCTATAGGAAAAATTTTTATTTTTTTAAATGTCTAAATTATTAAGACAAAATGGAGGAAACATGGTAAGAATAGTAGAATCGAATTTTAGAACTATTATTAATAATTCTATTTCATTGGAAAATTTAATTACCGAGTTAAATGTCGATGTCTATCCTATTACATTAGTTAAATTATTAATTTGTAAAGAATGGATTAAAAATTGTTTCACAAAAGAAAATAAATTAAAATTTAAAATTGATAATTATGATTGTGATGTATGTAAAAAGACAAATAATGTTTGTAGACAACATAGATCTATAAAACGTGTAATGAATGCAAATTCAGTATTATATATTTCAGATATGGATTGTTATCTTTATAAAAATGAAATTTTCAAAACATTAAATGATAAGCTTATTATAATTTATTGTTCTCATACGAAATTAATAAAAGATGAGATAACCGAGGAAAAAGTAAAGAGATTATTACCAATAACCGTTTATAATCCCGATTCATCCGTTATTTTTCCAAGAATTTTAAAGAAAACAGAAATAGATTCAAATACATTTATAAATAAAAGATTTTGTTGTTGGTTTAATGAAGAATTTTCTATTGTAATTAATCCTTATAATGTTATAAATTCAGAAAATAATAAAAAATATAAGGCCGAGTGGTACCTAATTCCCAATATTGTAAAAAAGACAAAGAAGGAGACAATTAATGAAGTATGAAGATTTTTCTGATTTAAGTAATACTGGGTTCTCCGTAAAAGAAACAAAAAAGCCTGAAGATGAGTTTTTCCATTCAATTTACATTGCAGGCAAGACAAGAACAAATCATATTGGAGTTTCCGAAGAAGCAAATAAACTTCAAATAAGAGGATTTAAATATAATCTTGATGAAGTTAATATGATTATTACTCACATTAAAGAAGTTCTAGTTAAAACAGTTAAAGAAAATGGTCAAGATAGAGTAGGGTGTTTTAGTTATAAAACAGGTAAGGTTTGGAAAGGTACAAGTGGTAATATTTGTGGTAGAAATTCAGCAGAAAGAGCAGCATCTCCATTTTGTAAAGATTGTAAAAGCAATCTTATAGTTTCGGGTATGATTTGTTCTCCAAATGGTAAACCATTAATAGATGAAAATAATAAAGCTGTATTTGGATTTATTAGAGGAAAGGGAATTAAGTATTCTAATATTTCCGAATATTTAACATCATTATTTAGATTGGATCTCGAACCTCTTATTTTACCATCAACAGAAGAAACAATGAAGTTAGAAAAGAGTATTATTAATCATAAGAGATTTGTAACAAAGATTACAATCGGTTGGAAACCTTCAAGATATGGTGATAAATCAGTCTTTGATCTTGCAATGGGAATACAAATACCAGATGATTATGTGAAACAAATTGTCAAAAAGGCAAAAGAAATTTTACCACAATTTAATGAAAAATTTGATTGGTCTCAAACTTTAGGAAAAGAACAAGAAGCAACAGATCAAATTAAATTCGAAGATAATAAACCAAAAGAAGAAGAAAAAACAATGGAAGAAGTGACAGGTGAATCATTTTCTTTAGATGATATTGTTTTTTAAGTTTAGCTCTGTAAAAAGATTAAAAGAGGCCGGAACGGCCTTGTAAGCCTAGGTAAACTTGTCTCAGTAGAGATATTGACTAGGAAGCTCCCGCTTCTCAAAGCGGGAGACAGTTCACCAAGAAGAAATAAGTTAAAATCCGGGTTGGATGAATTATATTTTTATCCAACCCGGATTTTTTTCGAGAAAAATGTGTGAATAGGAGAATAGTGAATGAGTAAAGAAATTGCATATGTTGATAAACTAAATATAGCTAGTTCAAATATTGAACATCTTAAAACAATTATAAAAAATAATATTAAAAATGTAATAAAATGTTGGAATAATGGAAAATATATAGGTAAAAATAATTTTCACATTATCGGTCCCGCCGGAATAGGTAAAACACAATCATGTTTTCAAATAGCTGAAGAATTATCAAAAGAATTAAATATTAAATTTGATATTGTTAAATTAAATAGTTCTGTCCTAAGAAGAGATGATATGTTATGTCCTTTTCCAGATCCAGAAAATAAACAATTTAGTATGTTATTTAGTGATTTTATTCCAAAAGATGAAAATTCCTTTGGTTTATTTGTTATTGATGAAATGGGTAGAGGTGATCATGATTTACAGCAATTAATGTGGCAAATTCAAAATGAACATAGATTACATACACATGATTTTCCAAAAGGTTGGTTTATTATCACATTAGATAATCCAGATGATCAAGAATATTCAATGAATACATTGGAAGATGCCGCTGGTTTAAGAAGAAGTGTTCATATTTATTGTGATTTATCAGTTGATACATTTTTAAAATATGCTGAAAATCAAAAGTTTCATAAGTTTGTAATTGATTTTATTAAACATAACCCCAAATTTTTATATGATTTTGAATCCCAAAGAAAAGGAAGAGTATATTCAAATCCAGCATCTTGGGAGAAATGTTCAGATATTTTATGGGGATATGAAATGAATGGTGGTATTGAAAGTAATTTAAAAAATCTTAATATAATTTTTCCAGGATTATTAAATATGTCATTGTCTAGAATTTTTATTGATTTTGTAAAGGATTCTAGTAATAAAATAAATTATGAAGAAATCATAAATAATTTTGAATCCAATAAATCAATAATAAATAAATTAGATAATCTTAGTTTAAATAGACTTTTTGAATCTATAATGAATCATTTAGAAGAAAAACCAGAATTAAATGATCAACAAAAAAGAAATATTGCCTTATTTTTATGTGATATTCCTTCAGATATAGGTGTAATGTTTTTTACATTTATAGCACAAATGGCAACAAAGGATAGAGATATATATTTATATTTGATTCGTTTACAAAGTGTATTTATTAACGATGTTAGTGAATATAAAAATAAATTCTTTGAAAAAATGCATAATTTAAGTAAAAAAACATTTAATGAGTGATTAAAAATGCATGATAATAAAATAAATGAGGCAATAGCATCTCTTATTTTAAAAGATAGTTATTGGGGATATTTATTTTCAAATATTGATAGAAGAAAAATTTCTTTAAAAAATATACCCGCTGGATTATTTGCAGTGTATTTAGATGAAGATGGAGAAATTTTTCTTCTTTATGATGAAGATGATTTAGAAAATACAGATATTAAAGTAATTGAAAAAGTTCTTCAACATGAAGGTTATCATATTTTAAATAAACATCTATTAAGATTGAAAACCTTAATAGAAGAATATTCTGAAAATGAAAGAGAAAAAGTAATTGATTGTTGGCAAAAAGCTTCTGACTTTTGTGCTAATTATTTATGTAAAATGCCTAGAGTTGTAAAAATAAATAATAAACATTTTTATCCTTTATTTGCAGATTTATATAAACTTCCAGATAAATTATCTTCTGAAGAATATTTTTATGAATTATATAATAAAAATAATTCAGATAAAGATAATTTAAATGGTAAGGGAGGAAAAAATGGAATTTCTGATAATGTTTCTTGTAATAGCGATATTAATTCTGAGAATGAAGAGAATGTAAAATCCGATAATAATGAGAATAAAGATAATGAAAACATAAAAGATAATAATTCAGATAATGAAAATAATGAACATCAATATATAGATTTAAAAGAAACAGATATTACTAAAGCTGGTGATATATGGATTAATAATAAAATGAAAGTTAGTCCAAGATTTATTGAGACAAAAATAAATAATATAGTTTATAACGCATATAAACAGGTTAGAGATAAAGGAAATTTATCTGCAGATGTTAAAGAATTAATAGATGATATTCTTAAACCACCCAAGATACCTTATTATTATATTATTAGAAAAATAGTAAAAGGTAACATTAAAGCAAAAGAAACATTTGCTTATTCAAAAATTAATAAGAAAAGAAGTTATGCCTTTTATTATAAACCTATGTTATTTCTTCCTTTTCCTGGAAGACAACCAAGTAAATCATTTTCAATTGTAATAATTCTTGATACATCGGCTAGTATGAACAGGGATAGAGTTTTAGAAGGATTATCTGGTATTAAGAATTTTATTGAAAATGATAAATATTGTAAGATTACAGTTATTGAAGAAGATGTTAAAATCCAGAAAGAATATACAATAAAAAGATTAAGCGATATTCAATTCAATATTAAAGGAAGAGGTGGAACATTTTTATCACCCGGATTAAAAAGAAGTCTAGAATTAAGATCAGATATAACCTTAGTTTTTACGGATGCAGAATGTGAAAATTTAAATGAATTTGATAGAAATTTATTACCTAAAAAAACAGTTTACGTCATTCCTAAAAATAATTCAGATCATTTGATAAATAAAACTGGTTATATTGTAAGAGCTGATTATTAAAAATTTTTTTAAAAAATGTAAGAATTTTAAATTTTCTTACATTTTTTTTAATTTTTTTGAATTAATTTTTTTCTATATATATTAATTAGTGAATAAAAATAAAATGAAAGGGGAGCTTTTATGGAAAAAACATCAAGAACATTTAACGAAACACTTTTGGAGTTTTTAGATGTTATTGGATTAATGGAGTCAACACACTCAAGTTTGGATTCTATAATTAAATGGCAAGTTACAAGTGGGGAGATTAGTAAAGAGGAAACTGAATTAATAAAAGAAAAAATAGGCAGCATAGACGAAATGGATTATGTTGCATTATTTTCTCAAACATTTCAGCAGTATTATTCACAGGATGATCTGGAAGAAATTCTTCTATTCATGAAATCCCCCATTGGAACTAAATTTAGGGAGTCAACAATTGAGTTGATTCCTAAATTAAATGACATAACGATTCGTTTTATTAACGGTTTATTTAGTGAAAATTGTTAGGTGAGAAAAAAAGAAGACCTATTAATTTGGTCTTCTTTTTTCCTTAAAAAATAAAAGAGGTAAAAAATGGAGATAAAAAGAAAATTAGCTTCGGTGAGAATTATTAAAGATATTTTACCTATTGAAGATGCTGATTTTATTGAATTAGCTATAGTTGATGGTTGGCAATGTGTTGTCAGAAAAGGTGAGTTAAAAAAAGGGGATAAAGTAATTTATTTTGAAATTGATTCATTTCTACCAATACGACCAGAATTTGAATTTCTAAGAAAATCATCGTTTAAAAGAATTGAAGAATTAGATAAAGAAGGTTTCAGATTAAGAACAATGAAATTTAAAGATAGAATTTCTCAAGGTTTAGCTTTATCATTTTCAAAATTAAATTTGAATGAAAATGATTTTAATGTTGGTGATGATTTAACTGATTTATTAAGTGTTGAAAAATATGTAAAACCCATTCCTATCTTTATGAGTGGAAAAATAAAAGGTTATTTTCCAGGGTTTATAAGTAAAACAGATCAAGAAAGAATTCAAAATTTACCCCATTATTTTGAAAAATATAAAAATGAATTTTTTGAAGTGACAATAAAATTAGATGGTACGAGTTCAACATATTTTTATAGAGATGGTGAATTTGGATGTTGTAGTAGTGAATTATATTTAGATGATTTAAGTGAAGATAATGAATACAATATTTACATTAAAATTTCTAAAGAATTATATTTAAAAGAGATATTATCAGAATTTAAAAATAATATTGCATTACAAGGTGAAATCATTGGTCGTAAAATTCAAAAAAATAGAGAAAGATTAGCAGAGAATGAATTATATATTTTTAATATTTATGATATTGACAGAGGAATGTATATGGAACCAAGTAAAAGATATGATTATTTAGAAATGTTAAATTGTTTAGCATCCAAGTATAATGTTAAAATTAAACATGTTCCAATTTTATCTAAAAATGAAAGAATTTTTAAAAAATATGATACAATAGATAAGTTATTAGAATATGCGGATGGACCTTCTTTAAATCCTAACAATAGAAGAGAAGGAATTGTTTGTAAATCAGTGAATGAAAGTAAAGAAAGAATTTCTTTTAAGGTAATAAACAATAAATATTTACTAAGAAATACTGATTAAAATTTAAAAAAATTAAGGAGAATAAATGAGCGATTACACATCAAAAGATATAAAAGTATTAGATGAAATATCACATATTAGAAATGCGCCAGGAATGTATATTGGATCAACAGAAACACCGACACATTTATTAGAAGAATTATTAGATAATGCTCTTGATGAATGTTTAGCTGGATATGCAAATATTGTTGGAATTTATATTGATACAAAAAATAGTAAATATACGGTATGTGATAATGGTAGAGGAATGCCTATTGAAGACGGTGTCCCCATTACCGTTTCAACAAAGATGTTTAGTGGTGGGAAATTTAAGAATATGAAAACTGCATATAATATATCAGTTGGTATTCATGGTGTGGGATTAACAGCAGTAAATGCATTAAGTAATTTTTATGAAATTGAAATTTTTAAAAATAAAAAACATGGTAAATTTACATTTGAAAATGCAAAAATTAAAAATGAATTAATAGAAGATTATAATAAAGAAGAAAAACCTTTCTCAACAGCAATTTCTTTTGTACCTTCAAAAAAATATTTTGAAAAAACAATAGTAAATATGGATAGAATAAGAAAAAGATTAGCCGTTGCGTCAGTTGAATTATCTAATTCTTATTTTATTTTACAAATTGATGATAAAAAAGAAATTATTAATAATTCAGATAAAATAAAGTTTTTTGAAAAAGAATGTATTAATGATGAAAATGTTACAAAGATATTAAGTTTCGGTATAAAACATAAAATTGAATCTTTAAGAGTTATTTTTTGTTATTCATTTGAATCTATAATGACACCAAGAATATTATCTTCAGTTAATTTATTACCAGTTGAAAGTGGTGGGACACATATTAATCTATTTTTTGATGTTTTAAAAGATATTCTAAATAAATCTAATAAAAATGAATATAAATTTCAACAAAATGATGTTCTTGTTGGGTTAAGAGCATATATAAGTTTAGAATTAGAAAGACCTGAACTTTCAGGTCAGACAAAAGATAAATTGATCAATAGAAAAGATGCATTAAAGAAATTATTTGATGATATATCAAAACAAATTTCATCTTATTTTAATGATAATAAAGAAGATTTACAAGTTTTATTAGAAGGATTTGATATATACAGAAAGAAACTTGATTCTAAAAAATTAAAAAGTTCATCACACAATAAAAGAGTTTCAACAAAATTTACAAAACTTAGAGATTGTACTGGTGTGAATGGAGAATTATATATTGTTGAGGGTGACAGTGCGGCAGGAACATTAATTCAATGTAGAGATCCTAGGATACATGCTATTTTTCCGTTAAGAGGTAAAATCCCCAATGTTTTGAATGCAAAAGATATTTTAAAAAATAAAGAAATTGCAGAATTGACTCAGGCAATGGGTTGTGGAATCGGACCAAATTTTGATTTATCAAAATTAAAATATAGTAAAGTAATTGCAAGTTCTGATAATGATTATGATGGCTACCATATTTCTTCTTTAATAGCAATGGTTTATTTAATTTTATTTCCTGAAATTATTAAAAGTGGAAAATTTTATCTAGCAAGTGGACCTCTATATGCAGTAAATGAAGGAAAAACATTTATACCATTATGGACAGAAGAAGAATTAAAAGAATCTAGGGATAAAAATAGGCATATTACATATTTTAAAGGTTTGGGTGAAATGTCACCACAACAATTAAAAATTTGTCTTATGGATGAAAAAACAAGAAGATTAATAAAATTGGAATATACAAATAATCAAAATGAATTAATAAAGATATTTACAGATGTTGAAGCTAAAAGAGATTTATTAAAAGGGAAAGGATAAAAATGGACGAACATATTCCAAGTCTTTATAAAGAATATGGAAAATATGTAAATTCTTCAAGAGCTTTTCCATTAGATATTGATGGTTTAAAGCCAGTTGAAAGAAAAATTTTATTATCTGCATATATAATTGCAAGAGATAAATTTGTAAAAAGTGTTAAAGTTGATGGCATTTGTCTTGGTAATTTTCATCCTCACTCTTCAGCATACGGTACAATTGTTCAATTAGTTCACCAAGGATTTTTAGAAGGACAAGGAAATTTTGGAGTTAATGTTGGTATTGAAGATGTTGGTGCCGCGGCAGCTAGATATACAGAGGTTAAATTATCTAAATATATAAAAGATATGGCATTTAAATATCTTGATTTTGTTTTATGGGAAATAAATGAATTACAAGAAAAAGAACCTATTCATCTTCCAACAATGTTTCCTTTATGTTTATTAGGGAATAATTATATACAGGGAATAGGTTTTGGATATAGAACAATTATTCCGTGTTATACTTTAGAAGATTTAACTAAAAGATTAATGTTTTTATTGGGAAAAATTAAAAAAGAACCTATAATTAAACCAATATCTGATTGTAAAATTATTTCTAAAGATTCAGATTTAAAGAAATTATTAACAACAGGTAAGGCGAATATTGAATTTAAAGGAATAATGAAAGTTGATAATATTCATTCAAGAGTAATTATAAAATCATGGCCAGGTATAAAGAAATTTGAATCCATTTTAAAGAAGATTACAAAAGAATTAGAAAATCAAGATGTTGGTTTTACAGATTTATCAACAACAGAAACTAATATTGTTATTGAGGTTATTAAACAAAGGAATAAAGCTGATATTTTAAATAGAGTTGTTAAAAAATTAGAAGAAGCATTAACTGGTTCTATTTCTTTTGATATTATTGTTACAGATAGAATGAGAAATATTAGAACAATTTCAGTGGATGAATTACTTTTAAATACATATAAAATGTTTAAGAATGTTAATGAAATTAGATTAAATCATGAAATCAATATTTTAAATAAACATATTGATGAAAATATACTCATTGAAAAAATAAAACCATTATTAATAAATTATTTAAAAACAAATTATAAAGATCCATCTGAAATTATTGAAAAAATAAGTAAAAATTTAAAGATTGAGAAAGATATTATAAACTCGCTATTTAATAAACATAAAATCAATAAATTATTATCTGTAAAATTAGATAATCAAAAATTAAAAGATAAAATAAATGAATTTAAAAATAACCTGAAAAATATTGATGAATATGTTAATTTACAATATCAAAATTAATAGAAAGGGATAAAAATGATATCGAGTCAATTATTAGAAAATTAAATTAAGTAAAGAAAGGAGAAAACATGAACTATATTGATACGATAACCAAAAGATTTGAATTTGAATATGGTCATTATATTCCAAATCATCCAGGAAAATGTATTAACCTTCATGGTCATACAGGTAAATTAGAAATTACTGTTAGAGGTGTTATTAATGGATATACGGGAATGATAATGGATTTTAGTGATTTAAAGAAAATTGTGAATGAAGAAATAATTGAAAAATTAGATCATAATTTTTTAAATGATATGTTTGATTTACCTACAGCTGAAAATATAGGTAATTGGATTTGGGATAAATTAGAAGAAAAAGGTTTGAATATATATAGATTGAGATTATGGGAAACATCAGATTCATATTTTGAAAGGGTAAGTATTTATTGATGATTTATAGAAATACTGGTATCTTTATTCCTAGAAAATATGAGAATGAAAAATTTTATGATAACATAAAAAATAATCTTACTAGACTTACAAAATCATATCAAAATTCTCCAGTTGTCGAACTTAAATTTTATATTGAAGATGATAATTATTTATTAATTCCTAGATATTTTCCCTTAGAAGATTATTGTGATTTAAAAATAACTGATAAACTACCACCGGGTAAAGATATAAATATTTCAACGAAGATTGAATTAAGAGATAATTTACAAAAATCAGTTGTTGATTTTATTAATTCAAATAATAAAGGAATTATTCAAGCCCCTCCAGGTAGTGGTAAAACTGTAATGTCAATTAAAGCAATATGTGATAAGAAAAAGAAAACTCTTATTCTTGTTCATAGAGATTCTTTAGTCGAACAATGGATTGAAAGATTTTTACAATTTACAGATATTCAAAAATCATCAATAAGTCGCCTGAAATCGTCTACAGTTGAAGATAATTTTAAAAGTGATATAGTGGTAACAACCAATCAAACTTTTGTATCCCTTTTGAATAAGGATAGAATAAGACTATTAAAATTAATTAATGAATCTGATTTTGGAGTTTTGATTGCAGATGAAATTCATACAACAGTTGGTGCTCCAACATTTTCTTTATGTTCAATACATATTCCTTGTAAAGAAACATATGGGTTGAGTGCAACACCATATAGAAATGATGGAACATCTGATATTATAAATTATCATTTAGGAGATATTTTTGTTCCAAATGAAGAAGCATCTGTGATGAAAGCAAATGTTACAGTTATAATGTTTAGTTTTAAAATTCTTAAAGATCGAAAAAGATATTTATTTTGGGGTGGTAGTTTTCAGAGAGCAAGATATCTTAATATGTTAAGAAAATCTAAACCTTTAGAAATATTATCTAAAAACCTTCTTGAAAAATTTATTAAAGATGACCGCAAGATAATTTTTGTTTCTGAAAGAATAAATTTTATAAACCAGTTATATGATTCTATTCTATCAGATGATAAGTCTAAGTTTATTTCAAATACAGGAAACGAAGCCTTGGAAAAACAAGTAACATTTGCCACACCTGGAAAAATAAGAGATGGTGTAGATGCGGCATCTAAAGATTGTTTGATATTAACAAGTCCTATTTCAAATATAGAGCAAATGACTGGAAGAATTTTAAGGATCAAGGAAGGTAAAGCGATCCCTATTGTTGTTGATATGGTAGATATTGATGTTAGGCATATATCAAGAACATTGTTTTCTCGTTTAGATTATTATAAAAATAAAAAATGGAATATTAATTTTTTATATATTGATGATAATTTAGAAAAACATATTTTAACATATGAAGAAGCGATGAGAAAAATTATTTAAGGAGAATAATTTGAAAATAGCGATAACCGCGGATATACATTTATCAAATTTTAATCAAGATCCAATTGATAAAGAAAGTGGTTTAAGAGAAAGACTATCAAGTCTAAATAATTCATTGAGATATATGTTTGATTATTGTATTTCTCATGAAATAAATAAGATAATTATTGCAGGTGATTTATTTCATAATAAAGGTTTAATTTATACAGTTTCTCAAAATATGTTTATTAAGATTTTAAATGATTATAAAGATAAAGTCTGTGTTAAATTAGTAACGGGAAATCATGATCTTTCCTCAAAAACTGAAGATGGAGAATCCTCATTATTAGCATTATCATATCATCCAAATCTAACATATTTTTCATCACCTTATTATGATGAGAAAAATAGTATTTTTTATGCCCCATATAATTCAAATATGATAAATTCAATTAAAGAAAATTCTGCAAATATTTTAATTTCACATTTTGGCTTAAATGAAGGTATATTAAATAACGGAACATCAATTATAGCTGATATTTCTCTAAGAGATTTAACCAATAAATATAAAGTTGTTATTTTAGGTCATTATCATAAACCACAAGAAATAATAAATGATAATATAAAATTTTATTATACAGGTTCACCTATTCAATTAAATTGGGGTGAATCTGGAGAAGAAAAAAGATTTTTAATTTTAGATACAGAAACTTTAGATGTTGAAAGTATTTTATTTGAAGGTTATAAAAAATATATTAAATTAGAGTTAAATAAAGATAATTATAAAGATATTAGCAAAGAAATTCAGAAAATAAAAGAATCTGGTGATTATATTAAAGTTATTAAAAAAGATGATATTAATTTAACAGAAGATTTAGATGTACCTATAGTTGATAGATCTGAAAAAGATATAACAAATCGTGGAATTAATTCTTCAATGGATATTGAAAGCAAATTAACTAAATATTTGGAAATTAAAAATGTTCAAAAAGAAGATTTTGAATATATTAAAACTATAGGAATGGAGTTAGTAAGAGGAGAATAGATTTGAAAAAAATTAAATTCAAAAAAGTTATAATGCAAAATTTTATGGGTTATACTGATTTATTTGAATATGATATTGTGGATGGTCTTACTTTAATAACGGGTCCAAATGGGAAAGGAAAAACTTCAATTTTTGAATGTATATGTTATTGTTTATATGGAGTTAATTCAAAAGGTGTTGGTGGTGATGATATAATTAATACTGAAATAGGTAAAAATTGTTTCACACAGTTATATTTTGATATTATTGAAGATGAAAATATTGATGAATATAATATAAGTAGATATAGAAATTATAAAAATAAAGGTACAACTGCTATTTTAGAAGGTCCCATTAAAGCTACCGGGTTAACAGAAGTTAAAAATAAAATAGAATCAATTGTGTTACCTTATAAATTATTTACAAATAGTATTTTCTTCGCTCAGGATATAAATGATTTCTTTACAAAATTACCTGACACTCAGAAGAAAGAAATATTTAGAAAAGTTTTATCTTTGGATGAATTTACGGATTATTTAAAAAATTGTAATGAAAAAGAGAAAATAGAATTAGAAAATATAAATAAGATTGATAATCTTATTATATTAAAACAATCATTAATTAAAGATAAAGAAGAATACCTGAAAAAATTAGAAAATGATAAAATAAATTTTAATAATAATAAGAATGATAGAATTAATAATATTAAATCTCAAATCAAAGAATTAGAAATTAAAAAACATGAAACACAATATAAAATTTCAAGATCTACATTTTTAGAAAATAGAAAATTGGATATTATTAATTCAGATATTAATGTTTGCCAAAATGAGTTAAATAATATAGATGAAAAAATAAATTCTGAAAAAAGTAGAATATTATCAGAAAGAGAATTAAAAGTTGAAAAGATTAAAAATAATTATAAAGATTTAACTTCAAAAGGTGATAGTGAATTAGAAGAATTAATATCTAATGAAAAAGAAAAGGTAAATAAAGAACTTAATGAATTTAATGAGAAAATAAATGTTTTAGATATAAAAATTATGCAAATTAATACTGAAAAAACATATTTATTTAAAGATATTGAATCTAATGAAAAAGAAATAAATAAAATTAATAATTCATTAAATTTAGATGTTTCATTATGCCCAGTTTGTCATAGAGAATTAAATGATACTGTCAAAAATGAATTAAAATTAGAAATTAATAATTATAAAAATATAATTGGTGAAATTAAAAGAAAATTAATCAATTTAGATAATCAATTAAATGAAATTGAAAAAGAAAAAACACAGTTACAATTAACAAATAATAATTATATAACTAATTATGAAGGAAAAATAGACAAAATTAGAAGAGAACATAAAATAATATCACAATCTTTAGTTGAAAAATGTAATGAAGAAATATCTGAAGTTAATGATAAATCTAAAATTGAATTTTCAAAAGTTTTAGAAAAATTTAACCAAATTAAATCAGATTTACAAAATAAAAAAATAGAATTAAGTAAAGAAAAGAATCTAGCAGAAGAATTATTAAAATTATTTGACGAAATAAAGACTTTTGATGATAAAATTAAAGAATATGAATTTCAGATAAAATTGATAAATGAACAAACATTTGATAATTCTTTATTTGATAAAATTAAAAATGAAATATTAGAAATATTAGAAGAATTAGAAACAATTTCTGAAGATAAGAAATTTTGTATGAAAAGATTAAACGCTATAAGATTCTGGAAACAGGGTTTTTCAACTTCAGGAATACCAAGTATGTTAATTGATGAAGCAATTCCATTTATGAATAGTCGAATTTTAGATTATTTAGATTTAATTTCTAATGGAAGATATATTGTAAGTTTTGATACATTAAGTGAGACAAAATCTGGAGAAATAAGAGATAAAATTTCTATTAGATTTTTAGATACAGTTACTAAAAATAATCACAATTCTACAATGTCAAAGGGTCAAAGAAGAATTGTTGATATTAGCACTATTTTAACATTAACTGATCTTCAAGTTTTAATGCATAATGTTGAGTTTAATCTTTTTATATTTGATGAAATATTTGATTCATTAGATGAAGAAAATACAGAAAATGTTGCTAGATTATTAAATAAATTAGCAGAAAGTAAAAGTATTAATTTAATAAGTCATACCCATATTAATCAAATTAATCCGGATAGAATTTTAGATCTAACTGATGGATCTTTAACAACAGTTAATCCAAATTAAAAAGGAGAATATAATGAGAGAAATTAAAGTTATTGTCATAGCACCATTTTCTTACATTATTGGAGAAGTAACCAAAGAATGTGAAGAATTTATAGAATTTTCCAAACCTATTTTGATGACTCCTGTTATGACTCAAGGTGGAAATTTTCAATTAGCACCAACACCTATTATGACTCCAAAAGATGATATTATAAAAATAAATAAAAATAAAATATTAATTTTTCCTTTTATACCACCAGATGATCTTTATAAAGAATATGTTAAAATGACAAGTTCAATTCAATTAATGTAAATAAAGGAGAAATAATTTGAAAGATACAATTCAAATTGTTAATTTTCTTTTAACTAGAAGGTGTAACCTTCGGTGTTCTTATTGTGGAATTGCAAGAAATACAAATAATCGTTTGAAGCATTTTTATGAAAATGAAGTAAATACTGAAAGAGTAATAAAATTTCTTGAAAAATTAAAAAAACATAATCCAAATTCTTTTGTAATATGGTATGGTGGTGAACCTTTGTTAAGAAATGATTTAGCTGAAATTATTAGATATTGTAATTTTAATGATATTAATTATACTATAATTACAAATAATACAGATATAATTCAAAAAAGAATTGAAAAACTTATTTATGATGTTGGTTACCTTCAGGGTTTAACATCATCTGTAGATCCTTATATTTTACTTAATAAAAAAGATGATATTACTATTAAAAGTAATAAAGGTTTACTTGGTTTAATAAAATTTAAAAAATATGTAAAAGATTTAGTTGCTGAAATAACTGTTGATAAAAATACAATTAATAATTTATATAATTTAGTAAAAATTTTAACAGATAATGATATATCAAGTAGTATTACATTTCTTGATATTGCAAAATCAGAATATTATGATTTTTCAAATGTTAAATCTAGTGAAAATTTAGTTTATCCAACAGAAGAATTAAAAGAAATTCTAAAAAGAATTTTAGATGAAAATTTAAATGTTCATATGAAAGATTTGATTTATAATAAAATTTATGATATATTACCATCTAATTTAAAATGTTATGAAGATAATAAAAATATTCATAATTTAACAGTTGATGCAGATGGTTCGATTAGATGTTGTTTAAGAATACAAGGTTCATATTGTCCGACATATAATACAATAGAAAATGTTTTCGATGAAAATTATAATGTATCTGAATTATATAAAATGAATTTTGAAAATGATTATAAATATTATTGTAAAGGATGTAATTGGACTTGTATGTTGTTTTCGGATCTCTTATCTAGGGATGATTCAAAATTAGATGATTTATTACATTCTGAAAAACGTTCTTGATATTTTCTATATATATTAATTATTGAAAAATAAAAAGAAGGGAGGTGATTTGTATTGCTAGATAAAAAGATTAAAACTACATTTAAATTATTTAGAATGATTAGAAGATCTAAAAAATGTATTATATTTTTTATTAAGAAAGATGGAAGTAAAAGAGTAATGGACTGTATTTTAGATTTTAAAAGAATTCCAAAAGAAATGCATCCTAAAAAATTAAATATTAGAGGAATTATAAAAGATATTAAGAATGATCGAATAAGAGTTTATGATATTGAAAATAATGGTTGGAGATTAATTTTAACAAATAATGCATATAAAGCAATTATTGATAACATTGAATATAAAATTGAAATAAAATAGATTTTAATAATTTTTTTAAAAAAAGTTCTTTACAAAAACTATTAATTAACATCCTGATATTATTAAAATAAGATAAAAACACGAGGAATTTATTTTGAGTGATTTCTTATCCAAAAACATTTTTGAAGAAAAGTATAGGACCACATTATCACAAAGAATATTATCCGTTTTTATTATTAATCTTCTTAAATTAGTAAAAGGATTGAATAAAGATATTTGTGAATTAACAGATTCTGAATTAATTAAAATTATTGAGAAACATGAAAAAATAAATCCTAAAGATTAAATGATAAAATGTAGGCAAATCATTATTGAAAGTTTAATTGATAATTCAGATAAAAAAGATCTAAGTTTAAGACATGAAAATTATATTATTGATAATGTCTTATTAGAAAAAATAAGATTGAAAAATATACAAATCAAAAGACTAGAAAATATAATAAAAGGTAAGAATCAAGAAATTGAAAGATTAAAATCATTAAGATATTAAAGTCAAGAAAAGGGGGAGGTATTATATAATACCTCCTCCTTATAAAATATTGTTTTTATTTTTTATTAAGGATATAATAAGAAAAATCTTACATAGGAGATATGAATGCCGAAACTGATAAATAGGGAATTTATAAAGATAATTAAAGAAGTTAAAACATCAAAAATTTTAGATAAAAAAAATTTTCATAAAGATGGTCTTTTTTCAGAACAGATTTTTGGTCCATTAAAAAATTATATTTGTCAATGTGAAATTTATTGGGGTCCTTCTAATTCAAATAAAAAATGTCCTGTTTGTCATGTTGATATTACATCTAATCGTGAAAGAAGAAAAAGATTTGCAAAAATTATTTTACCTATTCCTGTTGTAAATCCTATTTTTTATGATTTATTAGTTTCATTAGGAAAAAGTGAAATAAAAAAGCCATTAGATTTGTTAATTAAAAATGAAAAATCATCATTATATGTTGACGAAGAAAATAATCATTTTGTAGTTGAAGAAAATGACGAAAAATGGCCTCCAGAAAAATTTAAAAAATATGAAAAATCAGAGGCTATTATAAAATTAGTAACATGGTTATCAGAAGAATTAATAGATATTCCTGATTGGAAATATATTAATGATCATATAGATAGTTTAATGATCAATGAAGTTTTAGTTTTACCTCCTGATTTAAGACCAACATCAAAAATTCGTTCTAAAAACGATCAAATGAAATCTGATGAAATAAATAGTTATTATACACACCTTTTAAATCATAAAGCAACAATCGAAGAAACAAATATAGATATTCTTAATAAAAAAGAAATATATTATATGTATTTTAAACAATTACAAAAATTAGTTAATACATTATATGAATTTATTTTGGATAAATTATCTAAAAAAGAGGGTTTGATTCGTGGAAATATATTAGGTAAAAGGATAGATTTTTCAGGAAGAGCTATAATTACACCTGATCCTGTAATAGATATCGACGAATGTTCATTACCTTATGTAATGATTTTAGAATTATATAAATTACAAATTTCAAAAAAATTAATAGATTATAATCACTTTAAACTTCAAAATGAAGCTGTTGATTATATAGATGAGTGTATTGAAATGGATAAATTAAATTTGATTTCTATTTGTGAAGAAGTAATCAAGGATGAAGTTTGTTTATTAAATAGACAACCTTCTTTGCACAGATTAAGTTTATTAGGTTTTAAGATTAAAATGAATACTGATAAAGTAATAAAAATTCATCCATTAGCATGTGCGGGATTTAATGCAGATTTTGATGGAGATCAAATGGCAATATATTTACCAATAAGTAAAGAATCAAAAGAAGAAGTTTTAGATAAATTCTTATTTACTAAGAATTTATATAATCCTGCAAATATATCACTATCAGCAACTCCTTCTCAAGATATTATTTTAGGAGTTTATATTTTAACAAATAATATGATTCCTGAATTAAATAAACAGATTGAATATAAAAATGAACAAATAACAGAAAGTTTAAAAATATTTAATGAATGTTTACCTGAAGATTATCCTATTATAAAAGATCCTGTTAATAAAAAGAAGCTTATTAATTTATTAAATGATATTAATGATAAATATGATTATACAATTACATCTAAGATTTTAGATGATATTAAAATGATAGGTTATAAATATTCAACATTATATGGAACAACTTTATCTTTAGATGGTTTAATTCTTGATAATGTTGATGAATTGAAAGAAACAATCTATTCAAAAAATACTTCTAGAGAACAGTTAAATGAATTAGCGAGTAAAGAAATTGAAAATGAATTAAGAAATAAATTTATGTATTCATATGTCATAGATTCTGGTTCTAGAGGAACATGGGAACAGGTAAGACAGATATTATTATCAAGAGGATTTATCTCAAATTTTTCAGGAAAAATTATTGAAACACCAGTTAAAAATAATTTAGTTGAAGGTTTAACTCAATATGAATTTTTCAATTCAAGTTATGGCTGCAGAAAAGGTCTTTTAGACGTTGCAATAAATACAGGAGATTCAGGTTATTTATCAAGACAGCTTGCATTTGCATGTTGTAATTTAATATTAGATTCAAATCTTGATGATTGTGGGACTGAAGATTATCTAAATGTATTCGTTGAAGATGAGAAAAAGGCAAAATGTCTTTTATATAAATTTTATTTAAATGGAGATAATGAAGAATTAATTACAAATGATAATTTAAAGAATATAATTGGTAAAAATATTAAAATTAGAAGTCCTATTTTTTGTAAAAGTGAAAAGGTTTGTAAAAGGTGTTATGGTGATTTACATAAAATATTACATTCACCATTTATAGGAATGATTGCAGCTCAAAGTTTAGGTGAAGCATCTACACAGTTAGTTTTGCGCACATTTCATTTGAGTTTAAGAAAAAATACAAGAATTTTAGATATTAATAATAAATCATTTGAAATTCAAGAAGTTTATGACAAAGTTAAAAATGGTGAAGATTTTTATACATTTAATTGTTCTCCAGAAGGAGACATATATATTAGCAAGATTGTGAATGCTTATAAAGATAGATTTGAAAAGAGAATGGTTAAGGTTACTTTAGATAATGATGAAATAGTTGAATGCACATTAGATCATAAATTTATTATGCAAGATGGAACTTCCAAAGAAGCAAAAGATTTACAAGTTAATGATCAATTAATGCCAATCTATAGAAAAAATAAATCAAAATTAGAAAACAAAAATGGAAAATTTATTGAACGAATGTCATTCAGATATTTTATTAAAAATAATAGATTTGTTAAAAATATACAATTTATAGATTTACCAGAATATGAAGAATTTTATGATTTAACTGTTGATTCAGAGTATCCTAATTTTGCATTGAAGGCAGGAATATTTATACATAACTCGGGAGCAGCTATTACTAAAAAGGGTAGCGAGGATATGTTACAAGAAGATATTATTAGCGATTTATCATCTGTATCTAAATTATTACATTCAAATAAAGATTTAAATTGTGAAGAATTGATTGAAAAATTATTTAAAATTTATAATTATTCAAAAGAAATACATTATGTTCATTTTGAATCAGTAGTTTCTCAATTAATGTGGTATGGTAATAAAAAATGGAGATTATTAAAAGATAGAAACAATTATTCTCCAGAATTTATTAGCATTTTAACAATTCCAAGTAAAGAATCATGGTTATTGGGATTTGGATTTTCAAATCAGAAAAAGAATCTTTTACGGGGTATATCTAATGAAGGTTTATATTCTGGTATCTTAGATAATATGTTATTAGGTAGGAAAACAAATATTTAAAATTATAAAAAAATAAAAAAAGAGGATATTTGATGAGAATTAAGAATCCAAATTATTCAATTCAAAACAAAGAAAATATATTTAATATACGAGAAAAAGAATATAATAATTTAATGGTGAATATTAGAGAAATACTAAGACCGGCAGAAGATGCTGGTCTTATACTTTCAGAATTTGATATTAAAGAATCACCTTCTTCTGAAGTTGAAAAAACTTTAAAGAAAAATATCATTATAAAATTCAAAAGAAATACTCAAGAAATTGATTTGAGTGTTTATATTCCAAAATTAATTGATGGTAATTATTTTTCAATTGCAGGTAAAAGAAAAATTCCATTATTTCAATTATATGATATTCCAATTGTAACAAGAGGTAAAAACATTAAATTTAGATCAAATTTATCAACAATTTTAATTATTTCTGGAAAAAAACACCCTTATATTAAATTATCATTCATGGGTAAAGAAATTCCATTTGCATTAGTATATTTTGCTTCTTTTGATTCAGATTATATTGTTAATAAATTTAATTTAAATGAATATATTATTAATGATAACCCTCAAACAGATTATGAAAAATTATTATTTGATTTATATGCATATTATGTAGATAATATTGATTATCAAGAATATCTGGGTGAATATTTTACTAAATATGATAAAAAGAAAACAGGAGAAATTATTGCATATGCTTTATCATTGATCCCTAAAATTGATATTATCACTTCCAAATTTATGAGATTTGATAATGTTTTAGATGAATTAACAGATATTTTAAAAAATAATAAAAGTATTGATGATTTAGATTATACAAATAAAAGAATTAGATGTTTTGAATATGTTGTGCTGTCAACAATAATGAAGAATGTTTATGATTTATGTATATCAAGTAGAAAATCAAAAATAAAATTTAATATTAATTCAAAGAAAATTCTTGCTAATTGTAATTTATCAGATATTGTTCAGTTTGATTTTTCAATTAATCCTATTGATGAGCTTACAAAATTATCGAGAATTACATTAGTTGGTCCTGGTGGTTTTAATAAAGCAAATGTACCACATTATCTTAGAGATTTATCGGATAGTATGTTTGGAAGAATATGTCCAGTAGATACATCTGATAGAGATAATTGTGGTGTATTGCAATGTTTATTACCTTCAACAAAATATGATGAGAATATGCGTTTTAATGAAGAAATATGTGAAAAAAATCCAACATCCGTAGCTATTTCTATGATTCCATTTTTAGAACACGATGATCAAACAAGATTACAAATGTCAGCGTCACAAATGAGACAGGCTATTAATCTTTCTGAATTTGATGTTCCTTTAATTCAATCTGGTTGTGAAAATTTATATACTGATAAGACCCAATTTATTAAAAGGGCAAAAAAAGATGGAGAAGTAATTTATCTAGATTCAAAATTTGTAATTATTGCATATAAAGATAATGATTATGATATATTTGATATAGATAATAGACATATTTATGTAAAAAATATGGATATTATGCATGTATATGTTAAATTAGGTGATAAAGTTTCAGAGGGAGATATAATCGCAGAGAGTAATTTTTGTAAAAATGGAAGCATTAACATCGGAAAAAATCTTCTTACTGCGATAATGCCTTTTTATGGATATAATTATGAAGACGCAATTGTAATTTCAGATAGATTATTAAATGATGATTCGTTTACATCAATTCATTATGCAAATCTTTCATTTGTTTTACCTCCAGATAAATTATTATTGAGTTTAGATGAAAATAGGTATAAACCATTACCTGAACCAAATCCCGATATAGAATTTTCAGAGCCAGGAAAAGATAAAGCATATTATAGAAAACATAAAAGAGAATTAATTTTAAAAGGTAATCCTTATGCTATTATGAAAGATATTCCTAATGATCCAATGAATTATTTATCTATTTTTGAAGAAAATATTCCTTTAATTTATAACAAAGATGTTTTGATTACAAATGTTGAAATTTATCCAAATGAATATAATAATATAATACCTCAATTTAGACATTGGGTTGATAAAAAGTTTGAGAGTCAAATATCATATAATAAAAAAATTCAAGAATTAATTTTTAAATTATTTTCAAAGAAAAAAGCAATTGAAGTTATTAGAGAAAAAGGATTAGATAGATTTAATAATCGAGGAAGATTTAAATTTAAAGGTGAAAGAATTAATGGTATTTATATAAAAATAGGTGGATTTTTTAGTAGAAAAATACAAATAGGTGATAAAATTGGAAATAGACATGGAAACAAAGGTGTTATTTCAAAAATTTTACCCCATGATTTAATGCCCAAAACAGAAGATGGAAAACATGTAGATATTATTATAAATCCATTATCAACATATTCAAGAATGAACGTAGGTCAGATTTTTGAATTACATATGGGTATGTCTGTAAATGATTTTAAAATTAAATTAAATGAAATGTTAAATAATAAAGAATTAAGTCAAGATGAGTTAAAAGGGTATATTTTAGATTATATTAAGATTTTAGATAATACAAAAGATAATTGGTACACATTACAAGTTAAAGAAGAATTAAATAATTCTATTATAGATGAAAAATTTATAGAAAATTTCTATATTATAGCTCCACCTTTTGAATCTTCTACTTGTGATCAAATTAAAAAGGCATGTGAATTTACAAATACAGAATTTAGATATGATATTTTTGATGAGATATCAAAACAAAAAATTATAAGTAAAGTTGCATTAGGTTACATGTATTTCTTTAGAATGGTACATATAGCTGAAGAACGTTTGGCAGCTAGAGGCATAGGTCCTTATATGAGAAAAACAATGCAACCACCCAGTGGTAGAAAAAATAAAGGTGGTCAAAGATCTGGTGAAATGGAAACATTTTGTTTTATATCTCATGCGGGTCTAACTAATTTAACAGAAATGACAACAACGAAATCAGATTCAATTGATTTAAAAAATAAATATATTCGAGATTCGATTGGATCTGAATTTATAAGAGAAATAAAGGATGAATGTCAAACTCCAGAAAGTGTTAAATTATTAGAGGCCTATCTTAAAACAATTGGTATTAGTATTGATTAAAAATATAAGGAGAAAAACTGCAAATGAAAAATGTTCCTGACCTTCCTGATATTCAACATACAACAGAACCTGAATTTAAGATTCCAATAAGACAAGTGGGTGTTGAAAATGTAAGGACAAATATTGTTTTAGAAATTAAAAATGGTGGTTATCAAAAAATTCTATCAAATATTTCTATGTCTACAAATTTAGATTCAGATAAAAAAGGTATCTCAATGAGTATGTTAATGAGAACCTTAATTAAATATCTAGAATTACCATTAAAACATAGATTATTAATTGATATTCTTAGTGAATTTAAAAATGCAGTAGAAACCAATTCAGATGATAGTTATATACGGTTTGATTTTGATTTTCCTATAATAAAGGAAGCTCCAATTACTAAATTAAAATTCCCTCAGTTTTATAAATGTTCTTTTGAAGGAAGACTTATTAAAAATTCTTTTAGATTTTTACAAAGAGTTAAAGTTCCTTATGCAAGTTATTGTCCATGTAGTGCTTCTTTATGTAATCATCTTGAATTTTCAGATAAACATGGTTACCCCCACGCACAAAGAAGTTATGCTAATGTTTTAGTTCTACCAAATATTTTAGATGATACTTTATGGTTAGAAGATATTATAAAATTAGTTGAAGATGCGGTAAAAACATCTCCTGTTCCTATTCTTAGAAGAGTTGATGAACAGGAATTTGCAAGAGTATCATATGAAAATACAATGTTTGTTGAAGATGCAGTTCGTTATATTTCAAATAATTTAGATAATGATAAACGGATTTTAGATTGGATTGTAAAATGCACTCATTTTGAAAGTATTCATACTCATGAAGCAATTGCAATCAATTGGAAAGGTATCGAAAATGGTTTTAATGAATTAAATATCATCTAAAGGAGTATTTTTTATGTTGAAAATTGAAGAAATTTATATTATTAATCTTTTAGAATATGAAGTTTGTTATTATAATGAAAAAAATAAAACATTTTCTATTAGATTATTAAATGATAATGAAAAAATAAATTTAAAATTAAAACAAAATATTAAAATTAATAATGAGATTTATAAAATACTTTATATTAATGAAGGTAAGAAAAGAATAACAATAAAAAAATTGGAGGAGAATAATGAATCTAGTCAGGGAAATTAATGAATACAGAGAAGAAATTGAGAACGTCAATGTTGAAAATTTAGATTCTGATGAAACTGAAATTAATGAAGAAATTGAAGTAAGATCAGAAGAAATTGAAAATGAAGAAAGTACTCAAGAATTAAATACTCAAGAAACAAATGAAATTTTAGATGATCAGGTATCTACAATTTCAATCCCCATTATTAATTTATATGAATGGATTGAAAAGTTTATCACTAGGGAATCTATAAATATCAGGCGTATTAGACTTGAAATGCCTGATATTGAATCAGATACAATTATTCTAAAGTCAATAAATCTTACAAATCCAGATCTCAAAGAATTATTTCTTTTAAAGAATACAAAAAAGTTTATCATTCCAGATTTAGCAAGCGATGATATGATGTGTTATCGAAATGGTACAATTAGAGTAAATATTCGTTTATCTGATAATATATATACAAGATGTTATATTGTTAGTTCGGGGATTCATTGTTTTGCAATGTATAAAAAGACAATTATTGAAAATGAAGAAACAAGGGAATATTTTATTCCCTATTTTTATACAAAAATTAAGAATAGAAATATATCAAATGTAGATATTGAGGGTTTTTCCCAAAATATTGAAGATATTTCAAATCACATAGATTCGATTATCGAAAATGATGTAAATAAAGAAAATGTTATGCTTCTTTATAAGCCATTTTCAAAGACACAAGAAAATATTACTTCAAATTTAGATTTAATTAAGTATTTTAATGAAAAATATAGTGATGCAATTGATATTAACCATCATCTATTAATTGATAATATTCTTTTAAAGATTTTCTCAAACTAAATTCAAAAAATAAAGGGATATATCCTCGAAAAAAGGGATATATCCCTTTTTCAAAAATAATATGAAAATTAACTCAGAAAAATTTTTCTTAACCGACATTTATTCATATGATATATCAGCATGTCATTTTAATATTTTGAAATCATTAGGATATGATTTATCGAATATAGATAAAAATGATAAAACGAAAAGAAATATCCAAATTGGAAAGTTAATGGGTCAAAATAAAGTAATATCTAATATCTTAAAAGAAACAACAAATAATATAATTTCTGAATATATCAAAAGAAATGAACTTAAAGATAATAACATTATATTAAGACAATATGATGGTTTTTTAAGTAATAAATTATTAAAGAATAGAGATCTTTATTTACCATTAGAATTAAGAAATATTTTTACTAAAATGATAATATCAGTTGATAAAACCAAGTTTATTGCGTTAACAAATAAAAATGAATTAATAATTAAGGGTATTGCAGATTTATATAAGAAATTAAATGAAATTTATAGAAAGTTATTAGAAATTAATTATGTTAGTAAAATCGAAATTTTTAAAGGAATAGAAAATATTAAAGAATATATTTATCAAAGTGATGATATTGAATTATTTTGTATTCCTTATGATGATTTACATTATAGATTATTTTTCTATGAATATGGTGAAATAAAAATAAATAAAAATTCAATTAATTTAATAGATTCAAATGATATTCAAAAAAGTAAATATTTAGAAATTTATTTATACGATTTTGTCAAAGGATTAGTAATGGATTTCATATGAGAGGAAAAATATGGAAAGTAAATTTCTTGTTTTAAATGCAGCCGGAGGAAAAATAAAATCAATTGATGTTGATAAATATAATCTAACATATAATTTATTAAATGTTGATTTAGGATATTATAGCAAATATAAAATTGATGAAGTTGAAGATTTTATCGTGAATGATAAATCAAATAAAAACAATAATATATTTATAAATTCTGATATTTTTGAATTTTTAGAAAAAACTATTTTAAAATTTAATATAATTACTGTTTATAGATTTTTAGAACATGTTTCAAAATCTAATATTCAATATTTCTTATATTTGTTGGCAACATCATTGAAATTAAATGGAGAAATAGATATTATTGTTCCAGATTCACATAAATTAGCAAAAATGTTAATAGATGAAGATATTAATGATCCAAGTTGGCATTCATTGGATCTTTTATTAACTTATGAATTATTAGCAGATCAACCATCTCCTCATCTTAGTTTATGGTCAGAAGATAGATTAAAATATTTTATTGAAGCTGAAAATTACTTTAAAATAATTTCAATTGAAAAAGATTTTAACTTTGATGGAAGAGATATTTATTTAAGAGCAAAAGCTCGAAGAATAAGATAAAAAAGGAGAATTTATGGTTCCTGAAAATATTGAAAGACTTGTAAATAGTGGTCTTATTTTTGAAAACGATACATTTAAATATGGAGATAAATATTCAAAATTATTTTATGAATTAGTTGAGACAAAGAATTCTAAAGAAGAAATTCCAATTTTGGCTTTATATACAGCAAAACCCGAAGAAGAACCATCATATGAATATCAAGGAATAGTATCTCATTTATATCATTTTGAAGGTAATGAAAACATAGTTAATGAAGTAATTGAATCATTAAATGATGGAAATGCAGAAATAATTGAAAAATGTAATCTTAATCCAAAATTAACAGTGATGTTAAATGAAATGATAATAAGAAACAACAGTTTTCCATCAAGAGATGGTGATATTCACCCAATGGTTACGATTGTCAATTCATATAATGGGACTCATCTTGTAAAAATTTCATTTGGATTTTCAATATTAAGAGAAAATGTAATTTCAAATACCTTAACAATGAGAAAATCTTTTGGAACAATAGATAAAATCCATATTAAAGGAAGTTCAAATACATTTTACGATAATATTAACAATTATATTCAAGTTATGTCAGGTAATCTTTCGTCATTAATCGAAGTTAATATGGAAAAACAAATAAATGAAGAAACATTATTACAGATTCTTGATGTTATTGATTCATTGGGTAAGAAAAGAAGAGAATTAGTTTCCAATTCAATAAATGAAATCCGTCAAAATAACAATTCAATTTCAAGTTGGGATTTGTTTATGGCATTATCAAAATTTACAACAAATGAAGGTAATCTTAATGCAAAAGTTCTTCTTGAAAATATTGTTGAAAGATTTATGGTTATTCCAAATAGAATGTTAGAATTTATCGAATCTCAAAGAATTGCCGCCTAAAAATTCTTAAAAAATATTTAAAAAAGGATTTATCTTTAATAATAGATAAATCCTTTTTTTTTTGTTTTAGAACCCAGAACAAATACATAAATAAGAATTAAAAAAGGTTGTCAATGCCAGAAATAAAAAGAAGAAATATACCAGATACTGGATATGATATTCAGGTTAAAATTAATAATCTTGATTATTCAAATGATCTTATTTCATTAAGGATAATTTCAAGTTTAGTTAGTTCATATCAAATTGTTATTCTAGAAATGATTTTAGATCAAACTGATATTATTTTTGAAAGAATTTATGGTAAAGATCCCATTAATCTTATAATTAGATATTTGGGAAGAGGAACTGAAAATCAATTTACAGAAGAAATAAGAATGGAATTAATTCATTTAAGTTCAGATTCAAAAATGACTATAAGAAATACTCAATCTAAAGAAGATAATAAATTTTTAGAAAGAGTAACATTTGTAACTGTACCTAGAAATGCATTTAAAACAACAAGTACATTAATAAATGAGATTTATATTAACAAAACTTGTAAAGAAATAATTAGCGATTTTGTTTCAAAAAATACAAAAGCTAAATTAAATATTGACAATGATAATATTAATAATGAAAAAATTGAACAAATAGTTATACCACCTATGCCATTAAATAAAGTTATTAGATATTTAGATAATAATTTTGGTATTTATAATGGCGCTTCAAATTCAGGTTTTTGTCAATATGATAATGTTTTTAATGTTTTTAATTTATCAAAAAGAATAACAAAAAGTCAAATTTTTAATATTTATCAATTATCAACAGATGGTGAAGATAATAAAAAGATTATTAATAAATGTATAGACGGTGAAAATTTTTATTCTTATGATTCATTAGTTAACACATATTCTGGAAATACAAAATTAGCTTCATTATCTAAAAAAATTAATCATATTGTTAAACCTAGTGATAGATTATATCATATTATTTCACAGGATTTAGAAAAAATTTGTTCTGATTTTGGAGCAAATGTTAAAAATAAAGAATTATTTATTGATCCAATTTTAAATGAAAGAGAAACATATAAAACAACACAAACGGGTAATGAACTTTCTGATGTTTTTGCAAATTCCAGAATAGCCAGATCAATTATAGGATTATCAAATGTGATTGTAAATTTAGAGAAAAATTTACCTATTTTAAATTTAATGAAAATTGGTGAACCTGTAATGCTTAAAACAGGGACATTAGAATATATTGATTTAAGTGGTAAATATATTTTAAAGTCATCAGATTTATCATTTTCAAGAGAATCTGTAAGAAATTGGATGAGTTTTGCTAAATTAATATTAATAAGAACAAATAAAACACTATAAAATTTTAATTGGATAATTTAAATGACAAAACTTCAACAAGTAAAGGAATTTATAAAATGTAAAGAGTCTTTTGAACATTATTGTGAAAATCATGTTTTAATTGAGATTCCAGGTGGAGATATTCTTTTAAAACCTTATGATAAACAAAAAGAATTAATAGAAAAATTATTAATTGAAAGATATCTTTTAGTTTTAAAAAGTAGACAGGTTGGAATTTCAACTATTATTCAGGCATTATGTTCATGGTTAGTTGTATTTTTTGATAATGTTGTAGTTGGAATTATATCAAAGGATGGAAAAGAAGCTACAGATTTTGCTAGAGCTGTTAGAGGAATGGTCGAGAAGTTACCATCATGGATGAATCCAGGATTTGATAAATACACAGAACAGAGTTTTATTTTAAAAAATGGTTCTAAAGTATTTGCGGCAACTGTTAATCCTCAAGCTCCTGAAAAAACATTAAGAGGTAAACCAATTACATTTTTAGTAATTGATGAAGCTGCATTTATTAAAAATATTGATGAAGCTTGGACTTCAATGGTTCCGGCTTTATCGACATCTCAAAAACATGCAAGAAATTCTGGGATCCCTTATGGAACTATTATATTAAGTACCCCTAATAAAACAATGGGTACAGGAGCTTGGTATTATAAAAAATATACTCAAGCTATATCTGATGATTATGATAGTATTTTCAAACCATTTATAATTCATTGGAAAATGATTCCAGAATTAGCTAATGATCCTGAATGGTATAATACTCAATGTAGATTATTTGATAATGATCCAAAGAAAATTGAACAGGAATTGGAATTAAAATTCTTACCTTCTGGTGGATCATTCTTTGATGATAAAGTTTGTATTATATTACAAGAAGATAAGGGAGAACCCAGAAAGAAAGTTAAACTTTTTAATTCTGAATTTTGGGAATTTGAAGAGCCAAACAATGATTCTTACTATTTGATAGGTGTTGATACTGCACCTGAATTTGGATCAGATGAATCTGCAATTAATGTAATTGATTATGAGACAGCAGAACAAGTTGCAGAATATAAAGGAAAAATATCAGTTACAAATTTTTGTAAGATAATTGAATATGTAGCTCATAGGTTCCACGGTCTATTAATTATTGAAAAAAATTCTTATGGAAATCAAGTAGTTGAATATTTCGATAATAAAACGGAAAATAATATTCCAATTTATAAAGAGAAAAAGAGTGAAGGTAAAGTATCTTCCGGTTTAACAACAAATTTAAAAACAAGACCTTTAATGATTAATGCATTATATAAATATATTACCCAATATACCAATAGTATTAAATCATCAAGAACTGCAATGCAATTGATAGGATTAGTTGAAAAGAAAAACGGAAAAGTTGAAGCAGATACAGGTTGTAAAGATGACTTGGCTTTATCTATTTCATTGTGTTATTATGTTAGAGAATATGATCCACCTTTAATTTTGGAGAAAAAAGATAGTATAGTTATGAAAAACTTCAATGATATTATAGTATTAAATAATGATGAATCAATAGAAAATGAATTTAAGAATATGAATAATATTAATTCAGATTTGTTAAAACAAATAAAAGATAAAAATTTAAATTCTTCATATGTTGATATGATAACATTTATAAGGAGTTAAAAATAAATGGATTATGATGATTATGATGATTTTGATGATATTGAAGATTTAGCTAATGAATCAGATTTAGAAGATGAAAATAATAATTTATATAAAATCGATTCTACTGTTGATTTAATAAGAAAATATCAAGAAAAAAATACTAAACAATTGAATGAAATTACAAAAAGAATTTCTTCTGTTTCTAAAACTCAGTTAGAATCTGCAAAAATGTTAAGAACAAAAGAAATAGGATATGCTGAAGGAATTAAAGAAGTAAATAATTCAATTGTGGTTATTCTTAGAAAATTAGGTTTTGTTGTTGATGATGTATCTAAAACAGCAAAAAATATTTTAGTAGGAACTGCTAAATCATCAAAACATGCGGTTACTAAAATATCATCAACAATAAATGAAGATATACAATTTAATAAATCTAATTACATGGCTACAATGTTAGCACAATCAACACCAATTTTTGGTTATTTTGTATCAAAATTTATGGATACAAGAGTTTTTTCATCTTTTGCCGACAGAATGAAAGAGAATTTTAGAGATGCAGCTGATTATGCACATGATGAATTTAAAAAGAGAGGTATTTTTGGATTTATTACAGATACAATAAAATTATTATTAAAATTACCTTTTAAAGCAATAGCACTACCATTTAAATTTTTAGCTTTTTTAATAAAATCCCCATTCAAATTTTTAAGTGGTATTAAACATGCAATTTTTGGTAATAAAAATATTAAAAATGAACTAGATGATATTCCATCACTTAAAAAAGGTGGTTTTGTTAAAAAAAGTGGTTTAGTAAATGTTCATGCTGGAGAAGTTATTTCACCAGCTTCCGTTATTTCGGTTTATTTTGATAAATTAATTACCGAAGTAATGAAAATGAGAACAGGTATAACATCTTTATCAAATGAATTGGCTGTATCATTTAGAGCAAGATTATTAAAAAGTCCTTTATTTAGAAAAATATTATATATTTTTACAGCATCAAAAATTTTTAATTTCCCAATAAGAAATTTAATATCAAAGATAACCAAATCTACTGCAATGTCTGATTTACAAAAAGCTAAGAAAAATCCTATTCAATTTGTTGTCACTTCATTAAATTTTATATATGCTTCAATAAGAGATCAAACAAAATATTTAAGAAATCTTGCAGTTGCTTTTATCGGTAAAAAAGAGGCAGAAAATGAAAATATCTCAGAAACTTCAGAAAATTCAATAAAAAATGTAATTTCTGAAAAATATAAAAAAACAAAAGAAAGTGTAAAAGAGAATGTTAAAAAAACAAAAGAAAGTGTAAAAGAGAATGTTAAAAAATCAATAGAATTTCTTTCACTCTTAAAAAATGATAAACAATTTAGAGAATATCATAAAAAAGATTTAAAAAATGATATTAAGGAAAAATATTCAACTGTAAAAAATAAATTTAAAGAAAAAACAGAAAAAACACACGCATCTGTAATGGGTCATCTTAATAAATTCTTTAAAAAAGGAATGGGTAAAGACTTAGAAAAAGAAAATAAAAAGAAATTTTTCGGTAAAGGTATTGGAAAAATTCAATTTTTATTATTATATTTATTAGGTAAATTATATTTATTACCAGCTAAAATTTTATTATCTCCATTTTTGTTAGCTATGATGTTAAGAAAACCATTATTCGGATTAATAAAAGGAATTGGTAAATTAAATGTTGGAAAAATTGCTAAAGGATTAAGTAAATTTAGCTTATTTTTTTCAAAATTTGGACTGAAAACTCTTTTATCCATAAGTAGAGTTGCTATAGGATTTACAAAATTTTTACCAGGAATTGCTTCAATTATTGGTCTTTTTCAAATGCTTTTTGATTCTTTTAAAGGATTATTAAAAACTAAAGAATGGTTTAAAATAAAAAAGGGCGAAAAAGCAACAATGTCGGAAAGAGTTTTTTCTTTAGTTGGTGGTGCTCTTGGTGGTACAAAACAAGGTTTGGCAGGAGCTAAATCTGGAGCATTGAAAGGATTAGGTGCTGGTATGGCAATAGGTTCGACGGTACCTATTGTTGGAACGTTTATAGGTGGTATAATTGGAGCCATAACAGGTGGTTTACTAGGAGCTATTGGTGGTAAAAATATTACTTTAGGATTAAGTTTAGCATGGAATGAAGTCAAATTTCAGGTTAAAAAATTATGGGATTTAGTTACATTTCCTATAAGAATGACGTTAATGTTAATGGGTAAAGTTAAAGATTATATTGTAGAAAAAGTAAAGAGTATTTCTGATTTTATAGGTATAGATATTGGAAAAGTATTTAATGTTATAAAAAATGTAATTCTTGCACCGATAAGATTTGTAATAAATTTAATAAAGAAATTTGATCCTTCAGCTATAACAGAATCATTAGAAGGAGCCAGAGAAAGACAAAAATCTAGAATTGAAGAATATAACAAAAAAGGAAAATATGATGTAGGAAAATATGAATCAATGTTAAATAAAACAAAATCATATCATACAGGTGGATATAATGAACGTGAAAGATATGCTAGATTATTAAAAGGTGAAGTTATTGTTCCAGATTATATTGTTGAAAAAGCGAAAAGATCGGGAATATCTCCAGAGAATATAAGAAGTGGTTTATTTATAGAAATGGCTAAATTTAATAAACAAAATATTTCTGATTCAACAAAAGGGAAATTAGTTGATAAAAATATGTTAATAGAAAATGATATAACAAAAGAATTATTAATAAAAAATTCTATTTCAGCAAATAATAAAAATTCACAAAAGGCAAATGAAGAATTATTTAAAAATTCACAACAAAATAATACAAATATGATAATGAATGTTTCAAGTAGTATGATTAGTTCAATGAAAAATATTGATAGAGGGTTAAATAATCTTTCAAATAAAGGAACTTTATTAGATAGACATTTAGATAATATAATTTTAGGTGATATTGATTAAGGAGATTAAAATATAAAATGCCAACAACAACTTCAATAATGAAATATGTTAAAGAACCAAATATTAAAAAAAGTAATGTTCCTGATTTAATAGGTGCTCCTCCAATTCCCCCACACAAAAAAAGTAATGGTGTTTATATTAACTCATTACCTATTGCATATATTACGCCTTGTTTACCTAGATTTTCTGAAGGAATTAATTCATTTAGATTAATACCACATTGGAAAACCTATAATACAATTTTAGAATCATTAGGTTATTCGATTTCATCAAAACCATTAAAGGTTGTTTTTGTTGCAGATTCATTTCCAACAGAAACATTCAATAATGAATATGGACAAACATTTTTATCTAGAATTACAGATGTTGTTTCTGATACAGCTAGAGACATTACACAAATGACTGGTCAGAGAACTTCTTCTGATGCATTAAAACATATTTTTGAAGCAATGTCAGATATGGGTAATATTTCAGCAGGAATTGGTAAAACCGGAATGAATGCAATGGAGGAACTTGGAAAATTTGGTGAGGGAATATCTAAAAATCCAAATTTGAGTTGGGGTAAAGGTTTTGTGGAAATGTCAGATAAATTATTAGCCGGTCAAAAAATAGATTTCCCTTCAGTTTGGAAAAATAGCTCATATGGAATAAATTATTCATTACAGGTAAGATTATATAATCCATCTCCAGGAAATAAACAAATGACTGAAAAATTCATTATTGGTCCATTAGCTGCGTTATTAACATTAGTTTGTCCTATTATTCAAGGAGATGGTGAAACATATTCTTATCCATTTTTTGTTAAAGTCAGAACAAATGGACTATTTAGTTTAGAATCTGGTGCAATATCATCAATAACAGTTACGAAGGGTGGTGATCAAGGACTCGTTGCTTGGAATAAAAGAGTAGGATTGGTTGATGTTAGAATTGAACTTCAACAATTATTTTCAACAATGGTTATAGGTAAAAGCGGTACAGATAGACCTGTTTTGGGTGAATATCTTAATACGTTAAAAGCTAGCAGTGAAATTGAACCAATATATTCATCATCAAGTGAAAAAAGAATACCTGAAAAATTATCTAATTATGAATATAATCCCTCTTCAATTAAAAGTGTACCAGAAATGAATTTACATACAGATTCTAAACCAAGAGTACCCACATCTATCAGAGAAGCTCATCTAGCTCTTCAAAAAACTAAACCATCTATTGAAGAATCATAATTTTTCCCTTTCATTCTAAAACAAAAAAGTCTATATATATTAATTAGTGAATAAAAATAAAATGAAAGGGGAGCTTTTATGTTAAAAATTGTTAATGATACAAATTGTTTTGTGTTTGTGTACCATGATCAGACTTTCAAGATACCCAAGAAATTTTTCACTGACAAGTTAGAGAAAACCTATCGGATTGTACCATCCACCCTTCCGAACGTAACAATCTATGTTCGGAGAAATGAACCTTTTTTCATTCCTCGGTATGAAGGACCTTTAGATGAAAAAATCATCAATGACGTTCAGGAAAAATTAGTCCCAATTATGACTCATTTTGAGTCACAAATGGGAAAAACGGCAAAGGAAATGTCGTATCCTGATATCGAGGATCTTCAGATTCCTTCATTGGATCTGAAGAATATCTTGAGTTTGTCATACCAAATACCCAAGGTAAGAGTAACAAGCGGTTCAAGCGTTTATTCAAAGGGAAAACATATGTTTTATAAACTGGATTCCCTTGTTCTGACAAATGAACTTAGACTAGTTCATTTTATCATCATTAGCAACAATAAAACCAAGAAATGTTTCAAACCATTATTGGTTTCATCTATTTCTTTTGATAATAATGTAAAGGTCAAATCAAAAAATTCCATTAAGGTTCATTGTGATTTTAATGAAAATGGTCGACGTTTATTGTTATTAGAGCATACTGGAATTTTGTCCATCACACAAAATTCAGTTAAAAATGAAGTTGAATGTGATGGAATTTTTATAGCATCATTTTGGCCGAAACAAGAAACTGTTATCGAAGAAATTTAATTTGTAAAGAAAAGAAGCCATTATATTATTTATAATATAATGGCTTCTTATAAAACATCAAGGAGAATACTCGTGAAAAATATAATTTCCATAATGAAACCTAAAAGTAGAATAAAACCTTCAGAAGTTAAATTAGATATTGAAGATTATAAAAAATTGATGCAAATTAAAGGTAAAATATTTAAACTTTTTTACATCGAAGGTAAATTAGAAGTAATCTAATTAGAAAGATATGGGAGTATGGTGGAATTGGTAGACACGCGAGACTTAAAATCTCGTGAGGATTACCTCGTGAGGGTTCAATTCCCTCTACTCCTACCATTTTTTTCAAATTTAAAAAAAACAAAAGGGGGATTTAATGGCTAATTATATAATGTTCGGTAATAAAAAAAAATTTTTTGTAAATTTTCATTATCCTGATTTTAATAGAAAATCTTTAGATAAAAATAATGAATTAATAATGAATAAACTTCCATATTTTCAAATAGAAAATATTATAGACGATGATAATGATATACCTCATATGTTTGTTCTTCCAAAAAATTGTAGATTTGTATACAAACATCCATATCTAAATACACTTTTATTTGTTATTGAAGAGGAACCTCAATATAGAACAATAAATTTTAAAAAAGAAATTAATACAGAATATCGAAAATTAAATAAAAATCCATTATTTGAAAATTTTGACTGGACAGATAAAATTGAAAATATGAGATTTAACGGTAGTTTGAGACTATTCTTTCCATATTCAATTTTTTATTTTATAATTAGTTATAATAAACATTATGATAAATATATACAACATATAAGAACTTATTATGGATTCAGAAAATCTCCATTAAATACTTTAAATGATATTATATATCATTCTACATTACCCAATATCGGAACTAATTTAATGGTATGTACAGGTTATAAAAAAGATTTTGAAGTTGAAGATATTGATATTAATGTTATCGAAAAGCTTATTGCTAATTTCTGGACATCAACATTTAATAATGATTTGGAAGATTCATATTTACAGATGGCAAAGAAAAAAGATTCAAAAACAGATATTTTTTCTTGGGATTATTATTCTAAAAATGATCCAGTGTTTATATTAAAGGAAAATTTTATTCCCTATGCAAGTTTAAGTAGTTTAATACAAAATTCTATGTTTAATTTAACACGTAATTTAAGTCATCAAGACTCATATAATATAAATTCATTTTTAAACAATAAATTACCATGTGAAATTTTAATAAGAGATATAGAAAATCCAAACAATATAATAGTTAAGAGAGAAAATGATATAATTGAAGTTGATAATAAAAAATATATTATCAAAAAAGCAATTAATAATTGTAAATTACTTATTACCGATGAAGATGGAAATGATAAAGAAGCAGATTATAATTTTATTATGAATATTGAAGAAGTTGATAAAATAACAATAAAAAATGGTGATGAAAATATTGAAATAAAAGTAAATAGTTTTATTATTCATAAAGAATTAAAAAATATAATTAAGAAAATTCATAAAATAAAAATTAATAAAACAGATAATTTAATAACGATAGAAACTAATGATAAAAATTCATATATCATAGTTGATAGTTTTTTAGAAGAATGGGAAATAACAAATTATATAAAAACAAGTAATGATATAGAATTAAAAATCGGAAAACAAATTTATTTAATAGATATAATTGATAATAATATATATTTATATCATAAAGATGCTTATGAAATTACAAATATAAATTTTGAAGACAATGACATTTATTTGTTTTTAAAAAATATAGTAAACAATGAAGAAAAATGTTTATATATGAATAAAGAAAATAAGTCTTTTTGTTTTACTGAAAAACTAAATATTAATGGAGAAATGTTTAAAAATAAATTTATGCTAATTGGAAATCATATTTGTGGTAATTTATATAATAAGATGTATTACGATTATTCAAAAGATAAAATTTATTTAACACCAGATGATGAAAATTATAATTTAGAAATAATGGATAAAATAAAAGATTGTCTTTTTAATGAAGATTTTACTAAATTAACAATACCTTCCAATAATGGAAATTATGAATTGTCAGTTAATGATGATATTTTATATATGATAAACAATGAAATTCCAGGAAAACAAACTATTAAGAATTTTGATATTAATTTAGATCAAATGATTATATATGTTAATATTGAACAAGAAATGGAAGATGAAGATAAAAGATCGTTTCCTATTTCTTTATTTAACTTAGAAAATACTAAAGTACCTTTTGATATAAGATTAAGAAAGATTACATATAACCATGAAAAATATCCTAAAGGAACAAGGATAACATTAAAATCAGATAAAAGATCATTAGAATTACCGTTCTCAAAATATAATTGTTATGAAATTCATTGCGTCATAACAGATTGTATTTTACAGATGGCTCTTTTAACAAATGGTCAGACAGTTTATCTAATGGATATTCCCGAATATTTTGATGTTTTATATCCAGATGATAAAAAATATAATAAAAAAGTTATAAAGAAACCAAATTTAAATTTTCAATTTGGTGATTATGTAAATACATCTAACCTTCAATCTATGAAAGTTGTTTGTTTCGTAACTGGTTACAATTGTTATTATAGTTCGAGTTTAGATGGTAAATATCTATATGGACCATATTATGATAATCTAAAAAAATACTTTAGATATGCAACTTTACCAAATCCTAGATTTATGACTAATGATTTAGTAAAGGTTACAAATGTTTTACCAGATTTTAGAAATATATTTGTTAATAACCCTAATAAATTATTATTCTATCAAGAAAGGAGAATAATGGAATGTTTAAAGTCATAGCTCTATATGATAAAAAACAACCTTTACCCAATGATGATATTTATTATATCATAACAAAAAAAGGAATATTATTAAGAAAAAAAGTAGGTTTAATTGATGCATTAGTTCCAGTTGATAAAATTTCATTTTTAGAAAATAAGAAACCGTATATCAATTTGGATTTACCAAAAATAAGTTATTCATTATTTTCAAAAATTGTATCATTTCTTAAAACAGTATTTGAAAAATATAAAACAGAATCAGTTGTTATGTTATATTTGGATCGTCAAACAAGAGAATATTATATTCATGTACCTGAACAAGAAGTTACAAGAGCAAGTATAAAATATGAAAGAAATATCTCATTTACAGATAAATTATTAGTTGGAACAATTCATAGTCATTCTGATTTTGGAGCATTTCATTCAGGTGTAGATATTAGTGATGAAAAAACAATGGATGGACTTCATATAACAGTAGGTAAGTTAAATGATGACTATTATCATGAAGTTGTTTGTTCTGTTGTTTGTAATGGTCATAGAATTAAAAAGAACCCATCAGAATATATTAATATAAAAGCAAAAGCAAATAAAAAATTCTTTATTGCTCCAAAAAAGTTTCCTATTTATTGGTTAGATATGATAAATTACAATGAAATGATAAATAGTAAAGATTGTGAACAATTCTATGGTTATGGGTTTTATGATGATGTTTTTCCATTTTATGGATATGGATATATGGGTGATATTTCAGAAAATTATTCAGAAAATAAAAAAGTGATAACAAAGAATGAAAATATTATAGAATCAAAAAATAAAAATAATTTAATGATTAATTCAATTCGTGAAAAATATCTTTCAAAAATTGAAAGTGAAGAATTAAACGGTAAATCATTTATGCAAGTTTATAATTCAATTGAAGATTCTGAAAAAACTTATTTAGAAGATCATATATGCAAAGATTGTAAATATAAAGGTATTTGTATTACAAAATGTTCGTATTTTAAATCATTGGCGTTGAGAAACTATATTCAAAAAAAATATGGAAAGGGGGATATTATTGAAAAACTATAAAATTGCAGTAATTGGTTTAGGTGGTATAGGAACAAATTTAATTAATATTTTATGTAGATTTTTAAATTTTACAAAGACATGTAAAAGTTCTATTTTATTAATAGATGGTGATGAATATGAATCTCACAATCTAGATCGTCAAGAATTTCAATCATTTGGTGGTAAAGCAGAAGAAAAATTTAAAGAATTATCTAGAAAATTTAATATTATAGATTTTAACTTTTGCCAAGCATATATTAATAAATCAAATATTAATTCTGTTCTTAAAAATATTAATGTGATTTTTATGTGTGTAGATAATCATAAAACTCGTAAAATAGTGTCTGATTATTGTAAGACATTAGATAATATATTATTAATTTCTGGTGGTAATGAATATATTGACGGAAACGTTCAAATTTATTTCAGAAAAAATGGAATAGATATTACACCTTCTCTTACAGATTATCATCCAGAAATCGAAAATCCAGAAGATAAAAGTCCTCATGAAATGTCTTGTGAAGAATTATCTGTACATGAACCACAGTTATTATTTACAAATTCAACGGTTGCAAATTTAATGATGTGGCCATTTTATTATCATGATAAAAACGATACAATAGAAATTAGTGAGATATATTTTGATATTTTAAAAATGAAAGCAGATTCAAAAGTACGTCATCCTAAAGAAAACTAAAAAAATGAAGCAAGGAGGAAGTATGAATTACACAGTTCGTGAATTGGAAGAAATGACGAAGGCTGAACTCAGAGTAATTGCACAATCTTTTGGAATCTCATTCAAGGTCAAGGAAGTTAAGGATAACATGATTTCTGCAATTATCAAAGCACAGAAGGATCAAGCACAATCAAATCTCAAAGAAGAGGTAAAACCCGCGAATGATTCAAAGATCACCAATCTGAATACAACCTTCCATTCTAAGAATGATGCTGGTTACAATGAAGCAATGATTACAGTTTCGAGTGGTGCTAGTTCTGGTAACTATCCCGTTGTGGGTAAGAAGGTATGTGAAGTTGCAGCATTCTTTACAGAAGTTCTCAACATTGCTCCTTCTTCAAAGGCAATTGTGAATGGTCGTGAGGTTTCTGAGGATTATATTCTCGGACAGTATGACAATCTTGAGTTCATAATGCCTTCTGGTAGCAAAGGATAAAATTAATTTAAATTTCCAATAATTCCCCTTTCATTTTTAGGAGGAGGTATTAGAAATAATACCTCCTCCATTTTTAAACTTTATTTTTTTTAAAAAAAGAAACGAAGGAGAATAGTATGGAAGAAGAATCAAAATATAATATTATAATATTATTTAGTGGTGGTGCTGATAGTATTCTTTTACATCAATTAAGTAAAAGTTTAGGTTATAAATCAATTCTTTTATTTATTGATTACGGTCAAAAACATATTAAAGAATTAGAATTTGCTAAAAAATATGCAAATGAAGAAAATGCACATATTCTTTATACAAATTTTCAAACTTATTCAGCATTAACAAATAGTGCATTAACCGGACATTTTGAAAATAATTTATATGAAAAAGTAAATGAATTTTATGTTCCAATGAGAAATACTTTTTTTCTAACGATTGCATCTGCATATGCTGAAACAAATAAAATTCCATTGATTTGGTTTGGTGCTGATTATTCAGATAGAATTAATTTATTTCCAGATTGTTATCAAGAGTATGTTGTTAAAATAAATGAATTGTTTTCTTTAGTTTGTACATCTCAAATTAAAATTGAAGCTCCATTATTGGGGTTGACAAAAGAAACAATTTTGGATTTATTAAAAAAAGAATATAATATTACAGAGGATAGAATGTTCTCTGGATATGAAGAATAAATATTAAAAAAGAAAGGAAAATGAAAATAATGGAAAATAATAAAGAATTTATAAAGTCTTATAATATAGCTAAGGGACTTATTGAAGATAGAAAATTAGATAATAATCGAATGGGAATAAATGATAATAATGTTAATACAAATTTAATTTCTAAACATTATTCACCAATGATAGTAAGAAAATATAATATTATAAAGGGATGGCCTTTATATTTAGGTTTAATATGTGATGAAGATTTATCTGATTTAGATCACATAGTTAATGGTGTAATTGATGCATGTTCTTATATGATTGAATCCAATAATATTCAACAGATGAGAAATATAACAGGTATTTTATCAGAAACTATTCAAATATATTATAATGATAAGAAAAAGAATTGTGTAGAAGGAATCGCAATTCTATTATATATAGATAAATGTGCAATTGAAAACTTTTTTGGTGATTTTATGAACCATACTTCATGTCGTATAGAATGGTCAGGTATAATTGGTATGTTACCTCATATTTAATTTAGAAAATAATGTTTAAATAGGAGTAAGCGTGAAATTAATAAAACCAAGTTATAAAATTATTGATAATTTAGATCCTATATATATTTTAGAAAAAATTGAAATGTGTGCAAGAACTTGTTATAAATCTAATTTAAGTAATAATTTTGAACAAACTAAAGAATTTTTAAGAAAAATAATTCATGTTAGAAAACATGAATCAGTAATTGAACATTTTTCATTTACAGTCAATTTTATTATTGATCGTGGTGTTAGTCATGAAATTGTAAGACATCGTTTAGCAAGTTACTCACAGGAAAGTACTCGTTACGTAAATTATTCTAAAGATAAATTTGGAAATCAATTAACATTTATTATTCCTGAATGGCTTCCCGAATTAGAAGATGGAGAATATTATTATGATATACGAAATAATGTATGTTATAATAATAAAAATGTTGAAGTTGATGAATGTACGATTAAATATTTAAAAGAATTATTAAATATTGAAATTACTTATCTTGATTTAATAAAAGGTGGATGGTCAGCTGAAAAAGCAAGAGATATATTACCAACCGCTACAAAAACAGAAATTGTTGTTTCTGCAAATCTTAGAGAATGGAGACATATTTTAAAATTAAGAACTGATTTTGCTGCTCACCCTCAAATGAGAGAAATAATGAGACCTTTTTTAGATGAATTAAAAGAAAAAATTCCTGTAATATTTGAAGATATCGAATATTAAGAAGGAGGTATATTTATATTATAAAGGTCAAGTTGAACAAACAGTTAAAGAAATGGTTAAACCTGAATATGTCAACTACCCCCGTTTATAGAAACGGAGGCTTGTAAAAGCCTTAGTTGACTACCCTAAGTCTTAACTGACTACGTTGGAATAATTATCTTACCCTGAAATGATGCCCAAGTTTCAGGCTCTAAGGTGGCTCTGTAAAAGTTCTGATGGGTAGGAACGGTCAACCACAATTGGCAGTTATACTGCAAAGTTATTCCAACATTGGGGATGGGCAAATAACTCCAAAAAAAGGAGGGCGTAAAGCCAAAATGTTAGTATATGTAGTTTCAATAGAAGGTAAACCTTTAATGCCTTGCAAGCCTGCTAAGGCAAGAAAATTGCTGAAAAACAAGAAGGCTAAAATAGTAAAATATGAACCATTTACAATTCAATTATTATTTGAGTGTGAAAATCAAATACAAGAATGTGTATTAGGTATTGACGCAGGAAGCAAACATATAGGTGTGGCAGTTACAACGGAACAAGGTAATGTGCTTTATCGTGCCGAAGCAGAATTAAGACAAGACATAAAAGAGAATATTCATACAAGGAGACGACTTCGACATGCAAGACGTAATAGAAAAACAAGGTATAGAAAAGCAAGGTTCTTAAATAGAAAAAGAAAAAAAGGATGGTTACCGCCAAGTATACAATCAAGGATTAATGCTCATATAAGACTTGTAAATGATATTGTAAAAATTCTACCAATAAGCAGAATAAGAGTAGAAATAGGGCAATTTGATACACAGGCATTAGTTAATCCAGATATTAATGGTATAGAATATCAACAGGGAGAAATGTATGGATATGATAGCGTAAAAGAATATGTAAAAATAAGAGATAATTTTACTTGTCATTATGCAAAATTAAGACCAGACATACCTTGCAATGATATTCTTGAAGTAGACCATATTATACCAAGAAGCAAGGGTGGTAGCAATAATCCAAGCAATTTAGTATGTAGTTGTGAAGCGCATAATAAAGCAAAAGACAACATGGAATACAAAGAATTTACAGGTAAAAATCTACCTAAGATAAAGCAATTTCAGGAAACGGCATTTATGAATGTACTAAAAGATTATCTTGTACCTAAACTACAAGAAATAACACCAACGCAATATACTTTTGGACTATACACACGCAGAAAACGTAAAGAGTGGAATATAGAAAAGTCGCATATAAACGATGCAGTAGTAATTGCAAATATAAAACCAATGAAGTATAGCGATAATATATATTATATAAAGCAGGTACGTAAAAAGAAACGTAGTTTACATGAAGAAATACCGCGTAAAGGTAGAAAAGAACCTAATAGGAAAGCAAAAAGAAATAGCAAAAATACAAAAGAAATAATTGTAAAAGAAAAGAAGTGGTGCTTGTGGGATAAAGTGTATATACCAGAAATAAATAAGATTGGTTTTATATCGGGATTCACTGGTAATTGGGTATATGTGCAAGATATACAAGGTAATTATTTACAAACAACATCTAAATATAAGCAAATTAGCACAGAAAAAATTCGATTGGCGTGTAGAAACAACAATTGGATAACCGATTCATCCTCCACTTTCGCTTACGCTTAGAAGTGGAGGACTTCTCGGTAATTTAGTTAAAAGAAATTTACAGGTAATACACATGAATAATATTAAACAGGTTATTGTCATTCGTAAAGATCTTAACATGCGTAAAGGAAAAATGATAGCTCAAGGTTGTCATGCATGTTTAAAATCGTTACTTGAAAATTGTATTAAAAAACAAGAAAAAAATTCAGATTCTTATGAATATCAATGGATAATATCAGCTGAAGAGAATACACCTTTAGAAAAATGGTTAAATGGAATTTTTACAAAAATTTGTGTTTACGTTAATAGTGAAAAAGAATTATTAGAGATTTACGAATTAGCAAAACAAAATAATATAATATGTAGTTTAATTACAGATTCGGGATTAACAGAATTCTATGGTATTCCGACAAATACATGTATTGCGTTGGGTCCGGACTACTCGGAAAAAATTGATAGATTAACAGGTTATTTAAAATTACTTTAGAAAAAAATAAGAGAGGAGGAATAATGAATATTATTTATGCTCCCCATTGTGATGATGAAATAATTGGATGTTTTGAATTAATTTGTAACCCAGATGAAGAATTTATAATATATTATACTCATCCTGAAAATATGAATAGGATAGATGAAGCGAAAAATTTAAAAAGTTTATTGCCTAATATTAAAGATCAATTATTTGATTATTCATTCTCAACTTTTGAAAAAAAATATACTTATTATTTTCCTGATCCTGTTTATGAAACTCATCCAGATCATAGACAAATTGGTGCAATAGGAGAATCATTTTTAAGAAGTGGATATAATGTAATATTTTATTCAATTAATATGAAAGCCCCATATATTCATAAGGTTAAAAATCCAGATAATAAAGAATTTCTTTTGAATCAAATATATCCTTTACAGAATAAACTATGGGAATATGATAAAACATTTATCTTATTTGAAGGTAGATGTAAATGGTTAATTTAAATAGACATATTTAAAAATATTGATGTACTCATGCGTTGTTACAACTTTAGGATCGTATTCTTAATTGTAAATTTCTTATAATTAAGAATATTCCACACCGTAAGTGAGGGTAAGTGGATGTTTTACGTAAATTATGTAAAACAGACATTCTCACTTTTTTGCTTTACAATTTTTTAAATGGAGAAAAAATGTCTAAAATAATTTATGTACCGCAATTTCCAACAAAAATGAGATACCAACAATGGCATTATTCTAGTATCAAAAATTTTTTTGAAAGAAAATTTAAAAATGTAATTACATTAGGTGAATTAAAACAAGATATTTTAAGTGACAAAACAGATGAGATGTTTTCTCCAATAAATTCAGCTATAGATTTTGAACTTTCTCAAATAAAACAATTTATGGATTTAGATACAAAAGACATAGATTATTTATATTTAAATGATTTATCATTCCCTGGATTATTTTCAAATATATTACATCATAAGAAAACAAGAAAAATGTTTGCATATGTTCATGGAACATCAAAAAATAAATTAGATTATTTTGAAATGGATAGAGAATCTAAATGGCTTGTTGAAACAGGACAATCAAAATTATTTGATAAAATATTTGTTGGATCTGAATATCATGCAAACAAATTAGGATGGAAAAATATTGAGGTTATTGGTTTACCTATTCCACCTTATCCATCATTCAATGAAAAAAAAATATTTGATATTATATCTGTAGCTAGACCTTGTAAACAAAAAATAACAAGATCAGTTGAAAAAAAAGTTGAAAAAATATTTGGAAAAATAAAAAGAAATAATAATAATAATTCGTGGTTAGAATATTATAAATTTCTATCACAAGGTAAAATATTATTGATAACAGGTAAAGAAGATACATTTAATTATAGTATACTTGAAGCTATTTTAAATAATACTATTGTTTTAGCTCCTAACCGATGTTCTTATCCTGAATTATTACCAAAAGAATATATTTATAATACAAGTAAGGAGCTAATTGAGAAAATTAATTATTATATAATTAATTATAATAAAGTTCCTGAATTAAAAAATTGGAATATTATTTCAAATTTTTATAATAATTTACAGTCATTTATAAAGAATTGAGTCTATATATATTAATATTTGAATAAATATATAAGATAAATATCTCTTTTAAAGAAGCCCCAGCCCTATCTACGTTTAGTATTTCCTCCTCTTTCATAAACGTAGAGATGTTCGCCCCGTGAGTGAGGGGAAGCGAAATGAGATATCATCGGGATATCTTATGGCTATTCTCACTCTAATTTAATAATTTTTTTTTGTCAAGAATATACTTATTTTAGAACAAAAAACAAAGGAGCCAAAATGAAAAAAGAAATATTTAAACTTTTAGAAAAAAAATTAAATGGTGAATTAGAATCAGTTTTTGCAATAGATAGTTTTCCAGGAGGCAATGAAATTACAGATAAAAAGGAAAAAGAAGAATTAGAAGAATCAAATGAAAAACCCGAAAGAAAATTAAATATTTTAATTGATTTTGATGGTCCCATTCATAAATATTCTAAAGGATTTAATGATGGGACTATTTATGATGTACCTACGAATGGTGTAAAAAAAGCAATTGATATTTTAAGTAAATATTTTAGAATTGTTATTTTTACAGCAAGGTTAAGTTTAGAAGCAAATAATGGTGATGAAGAAAAAACAAGACAATCTAAAATAGATATTGAAAAATATTTAAAGAAACATAATATTTATTATGATGATATTACATGCATAAAAATACCCGCAGTTGCTTATATTGATGATATGGCTATTCAATTTGATAACTGGATAAAAACATTATTTATAATGAAAAAATTTTTAAAAAAAATAGAAAATTAAAAAAATTTGATATTCTTAATTTTTAATTAGAACAAATTAAAAAAATTATAAACTTTATTTATTATAGAGAGTGATTTTTAGGAGGAAATAAAATTATGAAATTTTCTTTTGCCGAACTTAATAATAACATTTTAACAAGAAAGTTTGGCGGAACTTCTGTTGGTATTGCCGAACCATATGTTACAGGTACGCATTTTATCTGGTTTACTAAAGTTCCACCTAAATTAATAGATTATACTGTAAATATGAATAGTGGTATATCTACTGAAGAAGAAGTCAAAAACATTTTAGCAGCATCTTGTTTAAGTGTAACACCCCCAGGAGGAACATTAAATAAAATTGAGTTCACAGGTTTAGGTGGGATCAGATGGTCAGTTCCTGGAAATATTGATTATGGAAACTCTGTTTCTGTAAAATTCTTAGAATTTATGAATACACCTATCTTTGATATTATGCATGGATGGGTTAAGATGATAAGAGATTATAGAACCGGTGTTTCAAGTCTAGTTGCTGGTGATTCAGGCGAAGGATATTCTAAAAAAGCATATGCTGGGACTATGTTATATTTTACAACGGCACCTGATGCTGAAACAATTCAATATTATGCATGTTATGATGGTGTTTTTCCAACAAGAGATCCTCAAGATATGATGGGAAGTGATGTTGAATCTGTTGGTAGATTAGATATTGAAATTGAATTTAACGTAGATTATACTTGGCATGAACCTTGGGTTAAAGAAAGATGTAAAAATCTAATTAGTTCTCTTAGAAAAAGTAAAGAAACAGTTGAAAATTATAGACCTGTTTCTTAATTTTTGTAAACTTCAAGAATTCTTATACATTTTAAAAACGAATATCTAAAATAGAAAGGAGATAAACATGTTTAAAGGTTTTAATTATAAATTACCCGAGTATGAGGTTATAACTCCTCATACTCATGATTCATTTACATTAAGAACATTAACAGTTCAAGAAGAAGAAAGATTAAAAGGCAGTATGATGACTGCATCTAAGATTACAGATCATCTAAATAAATGTATTTATGAGTGCATAGTTTCAAAACCTGATCATATTACAGATTTTAATAGTTTTCTAAAAAATACAACAGTTAAAGATAGAGATTGTCTTTTATATGGTCTTTATCATATTACATATGATGAGATAAGAGATTATAGTATTAGATGTTCAAGATGTGAAAAAAAGTATGAAGTAACAATCAATGCATCTGATACATTTAATTATTATCCTTATCCAGAAGATAATATACTTACAAAAACACTAACTATTCCTTTAAAGGTTGCAACCGGTGTTTCTGTAATTTTAAAACAACCGACATTAGAAGATGAACAGAAGGCAATAAAATCTTTAGCATCTCCTGAATTTACATTAGAAACTGTTTTTGAAACATTAATTATTACTAAATTTATTCAAGAAAGTAATGAATCAAATGATTCAATTGTTTATGATTCAAGAGATGATATTATTTATGCATATAGATCATTACCTTCAAAAGATAAGAGAATCATATTTGAAGAATATGAAAAAACTTTTGGTAAATATGGTATTGAATTAAAAATGAAGGGAACTTGCATACATTGTAGTAATGAAGAAATTATTAATATTGATTTAGTGGAAAACTTTTTTCGTATGGTGCACTCAATATAATCAAATAAATCAATTTAGAAAAGAATTACATGAAAATATTTTTTGTTGTATGGAATTAGGTAAACAACAATATCAGAATATTATTGAAATGCCAGTTAAAATTTTTCATGATTATATTAAATGGAAATCTGATGTAGAAAATGAAAAAGCTAAAATTTTAAAAAATGAGGCTTCTTAATGTCAGGAATTTTAAAAAAATTTAATAAAGATCTTATAGGTTCAAATGATACACTTGTTGATTATACAAATGAAATTTCACCTTCGGGGGACTTTAAAAAAATTACAGGGATTGATGTTATAATTAATTCATGGAAAAATCTTTTAAGAATTAGAAGAAGAACCAAAGATCATGATCCAGAAACATCAAGTTATATTGAAGATTTTTTATTTGAACCTTTTGACGAAGACACTAGACAACAGATAGGTGAAGCCATAAGAGATATTTTAACACAATTTGATAATCGAGCTAAAATTGAAAGTATAGATGTAGATTTTTTAAAAAATGAAAAAGGGTTTGTTGTTGATATTGTTGCGTCATATAAAGGTGAAAAAGCAGGTTTAAAAGTAAATGTATTTAAATAAAAAGATTAGCTTAAAAATTTACAATTATTTATTTTACAGGAAATTTTTTAAATGAAAGATAAATTTTATTATTGTATCTTAAAAAATAGTAAAGGGATTTTTAAAAAGAAATTTTTAGGAAATACCCATTTATTTTTTATACCTTTAGGAAATGATACATATGGTTATTTTGGTCTTATTGGAGAAATGTTAGATGATAATGATAAACCATTAAATAAACATAAGTATATTAAAGATTATGCTTGTACATTACTTTCAATTGTACCCTCTGATATAGTTAATGATATTATTTATCATCAAGTAAAATTATTTAAAGGTAGATTTAAAATTGTTGAAGAATTAGATTGTATATATTATAATTCAAAAATTAAAATTTTTAATAAAGGATCTTTTATTAAATCAAGTTTAGAAATTTTTCATTTACCTGAATATAGTACATTAACTAAAAAAATTTATAAATTGGTTGGATTCTTAAATTTTTCTTCTGATGAATTTACTTTAAGTAAAAAAAATGTTGAAAGGAATGTTTCTAAAGATCAATTTACAAAATTATTATATAAGTATCAAAAAGAGGCAATAAAATAATGAAATCAAAAAATAAAATATCAAAAAGAATAAAAGAATCTATTATTAATGAATCTATAAAAAAATTAGATTTTAAAAATTTTGAAAGAGTTGTTGAATATATACAAAAACAATCTGATGACAAAATTATAAGTATTTATCTCAATGAAGCAATAAATGATTTTATTCTTAAACCTTCTGCAATGTCAAGTCTTTTGTTTTCATATTTAAATAAGGAATGTAGAGAAAAATCAAAAAAAGAAAAATTTGGTAGAAAAAGAGCAATGGAGTTTCATTATTGTAGAGCCATGGCTGCAAAAAAAGTAGTTGAAAAAATAATTCAAAATATGAAAATGTGTGAACATGCAGCAAATCCAGAAAAATGTCTACAGAGATTAGAAAAACAAGTTATTAAATGGAGATTAGTTTATCAACAAGCTGTTGAAAAATATAATAAAAAAGTAGGACTAGATTAATTAATGCAAAATTATAAGAGAATTTATGATTATATACAGGAATATTGGTTTTTATTATATGATATTTATAGTAAAGATGGTGTAGCATTTTTATCAACTTATTATAATATTAATAAAGAAACAACAGTATGGGATAATGACACTATTTTCAGTGGTTCTTATGAAAAAATTGGAAATCTATCTGGAATAAAATGGAATAAATATTTATTGTTACCTATTTTCTTTTTGGGTGATATTGATACAATTTTTGATGCTCAAGAAACTGGATATATAGCAGATCAAACATTTGAATTTGTAATTCCTGGTTCATATGGAATAATTCCATATCAAAATGATTTGGTTAAACTTGATGATACATATCTATTAAATAATGAAAATAAAAATAAAGGTAATTTGTATTCAATTTCAGGAATAAAAAAGCAATCTCCTTATGATAAAACATTTTGGCATTTAACATGTGTTGTAGAACAGAGTAGAAATGAAACTCATATTCAAGATCAACTAGAAGAAACATTTATGTTTTTTGAATATGATAAAAATATTCATACCCTAGATAATTCTCTTTTTTTAAGTAGATTGCTTAAAAAAAATGAAATTTTAAAAAATAAATCAAATCCTCTTTTTGATAACAATAGTGGATTTTATTTTATATAGTTTAGGAGTTCAGAATGAATAATATTACATCAACAAGTTCGGATATATTTTTATCTAGAGATAAAATTAGATTATTTATGATTGAAATGTTGAAATATTATGGTGATTTACAACAAGTTGATTTGACTAAAAGTTCATTCTTATCATACTTTATTGATAATATGTCAACTTTTACTTCAAATATTTTATTTTATGCAACCTCTGTTTATAAAGAATTTTTTATGACAAAGGCTCAATTAAATGAATCTGTTTTAAATTTATCAGCGTTTTTGGGTTATTCATCAAGATCTGCAAAATATTCAACTTGTGATGTTCTTATAACAATTCCTTTACAATTTGAATCAAATAATGTTTCATTTACAATTCCTAATGATTTTAAATTTTATGCAGGAGAAATTGAATTTAATACATATTATTCTGTAAATATTTCAGTTATAGATAACATAAATTCTAAAGTTAGTTTACAAACAGGAAATAAAATTTATGATTTACCTGTTTATATTAATTCCGAAGGTTCTGAATTTTCATTTTTACTTCCTGTTAGACAATATAAAATAATTGAACAGGAATTTCAAGTTGATTCAGATCTACAAGCATTTCAATTTTTAGAATTTGATGTTGCATTTGAAGGTCAACCATCTAGTGTTGAGGTTTCTGTTGTTTCTCCAAATGGATTTTCAGTAACATATGAAAAATTTAATAGTCTATATCTAATGAATAATACACAATATGGTTATATTTCCAAAAGAACATCTAATGGTTTAAAATTATACTTTGGAAATGGATTAATGGGTTTCCAACCAGAACCGGGTTCAAAAATTAATGTAACAATTTATACAACATTAGGTTCCGATGGGAATATAATAGCAGGATCTATAAATAAAGGTAATAGAATTTATTTGACAAATGAAAATAATGAGGTAAAACTTGTTGATTATTCTTGTATAAATCCTTCTCCAGCATTAAATGGTGAAAATGAAGAAGATATAAATGAAATAAGAAATAATGCAATCAATAATTTAGTTTCAATGTCAAGACTTGTATCTGAAACTGATTATATTAATATGAATACGATTCTTAAAAATAATATTTTTGGCAAGAATTCATTACCAATATTAAAAAGATCTGATTTAAAATGTAATGAAATTCAATTATTCACAACTATAAATTTTAATGATGAATTTATTCCTATGAGAAATGGAAAAATAGAATTAAATGATAGTACAGATTACATTCCTAAATTAACAGAAATAACAATTAATGATGAAGAATTTTATACATTTTTTGATTTAGAAATAGATAGAATTAATTCTTCAGCAAATTATTCATATATTATTAATGAAGTTTCTTTAGTACCTATTTTAAATTATACATATAATTCAGAATATGAAGGAATTACAATAGTAGACTTAAATGTTAAGAAAACTGAAAATTCTGGAAGATTTGAATTGACATATAATGGTGAAGATGAATATGCTGAATGTTCATTAAGAATCCTTCAAAATGGTAAAGTTGCAGAAATGACAAATGATCCAATCAATAAATGTTTTTATTATGAATTTACTCCTTATACTACTTTTCCAAAAGATAATGTGAATATTTATTTTACAATCTCAAACCCAGAAATTGGAGATATTTCTACATTCTCAACATCATTAACATTTAGAAAACCATTAAAATCAATTATGATGTCTAATGTTATTTGTGATTCAACATCAACAATTATTTATGATGTACCTCTAATTAAAAAAGAATATTATAATGAAATAGAAGATAAAAAATTTTTTGAATTATCGTGTTTTCAAAATATTATAAATTTAGAATTAGAAAATTTTAGAATGTTGACAGATTTTACTAATATAAAATTTACTACAACTTGTGGTAAATTAGATAATATGAGATTTAATAATGTTAGTTCGTTACCTGTTATTGATATTATTTCTTCACCACCAGATTTACCTGTTTCTGGAGATAGATATATTATTGATAAAAATCCAACAGGAGAATTTTCGGAACATAGAAATAAAATTTGTCAATATACCGGATCAAATTGGATTTATATGGATGTATCTACAGATGATATGATTTTTGTTGAAAATAAAAATTATAAATATATTTTCACAGGTACTGAATGGGTTCAACCAATCTATGATATTCCTGTTAAACTCCAATTGGATGTTTTTACAGATCAATCTTATACTGGAAATAAAGTAGATTTAATAAATACCATAAAAGATACACTTATAGAAACTTTTTATGAAACATTTGGAAATAATACCAATTTATATAGATCTAGAATAATAAAAACTGTTCAGAGTATTGATGGGGTATCTCATTGTAATTTAATTCATCCAAAATCTAATATATTCTTTGATTATGATATAGATACTTTTATACAGGAAGAATTATTTGAATATTCACCACAGCTTGTTCATTTTACAAGAGATAGTATAAATATTAATATTTTTTAAGGAATCTAAAATATGTCATTAACTATAGATTTTTTATATGATAAATCAAATGTTAAACATAAAGAATTAAAAAAATGGGTTAGTACAAAAACCGCAAATGAGTTAATGGAATTATCTAAACCTTGTTATTTTCCTCCATTTAAAAAAGAATACACTGAATTATTATATCTAACAGGTTTAAAAAATACTGATATTAGTAAATTTATAAAAGAATTTTACCCGGCCAAATTATCTAAAGAACTTATTCTAAGGGATAATGGAACAAATATTTTATTATTTATCATATATTATTTCTTAAAGAAAAATGATAAACATTCTGCATTAGCAACAATGACATATCTAAATATTAAATTTTATTCAAGTAGATTAAGAGTTCATTTAAGAGTTTATTGTGATCCTAATGTATTCAGATTAGCATTAGATAGTTTATCAAAAAATCATTTATTTGTAAGAGAAAAAACAATATCAAATGCTATTTATTATCTTTCTAATTTTGCAATTAATAAATTTAATAAAATTTTAAAGGAATTTGATAATCCTGAGAAAATATCAAAATGTGTATATGATATAAGAAATAAAATTGCTCAGAGTGTTAGAAGTTTTGCACAAACATATTTCAAAATTTCTGAAGCTGGAGGAGGTTTTAAAGATATTGAAGAATATGACATTGATCTAGAATCTAAAACATTAGGATCTTCAAAACAAAAAATTGCAATTGCTGTTTCTAAAGAAATTACAATTTTCAAAAAAGTAGATCAAAAAGCATTTAATTCAGCAAGAAGTTTAACTAAAGTTAATTATCTTATTTGTGAATTTTTAGTTAAATCAATAAATGATATTAAATATATTGATGATATTAGAGTAATATTAGAACTATTTCTAAATGAAATAAATAAAAAAGAAGATCTATGTTCAACAAACTTTTTTAGAATTGTTCAAAAATTAATGGCAATTAAGAAAACTTCAAAACCTATTTATTTTAAACAACAAGTTACTAAATTAGTATGTAAACTTTTACAATCCTCAAATTCTATAAAAGAAAAATATGATGAATTAACAAATCAAACAAAATTTCAAATTTCTTCATTTATGGCATTTTATTTATGTTTAATAATAAGAAATAGATTTTGTTAAAAAATAATAATTCTAATCTATAATTTAATCTTTTTAAAATCTATTGTTTAATTTTTCTTTTTTCCTTCCAAAATATCCTATCTAAATAACCATATTACTATATATATTAATTAGTGCAAAATAATATTGATTATATGTGATTACGGTTTGAGTTTTTAGGAGCATAGAAAAACCGTAAGGAGATTCAAAATGAAAAAAAGTGTTAAAGATCGGATTAAGTCAATAGGTGAGGGTATTCTTATACTTGTGGGATTATTCATATACATAAGCTTATTGGATACAACGAGTTTGTAATAAAAAAATAAAAAATGGGAAGGAATATTAATTCTAATCCTTCCCATTTTTTTAGTCAACTTATTTAATATAGAAATTTAAGAGAATCTTTTCGGTTGTTCTTGTTGGTTCTAAAATAACATTAACATGATAAGTCTTTGTTTTTCTTTCATATTCAGTTGCACCAACTTCAACTGAATATGAATATAATCCTCTTTTACGTTTAATATCTTCTAAAAATGAACAAACTTCATCAGAAGTAGCTGACCATGTAATTTGATCATTTTGTTCAAATATATAATTATTAGTATAAATTTCTAATGCTCTTTTTATATAAAGAACAAGTCTTGTAATATTTAAATCTTGAAGAGCTGATGCTTTTGTTTGACTTGTCAATTGGCTCCAAACAACATAATTTGTTCCAAATTTTACAATTGGATTTATTTGTTTTAGATATAATTGGTCTCTATCGCCAAGTTTCGGTACATATCTAAGTTCTTTAATTGAATCAATTGATGCTCTATTAAATCCAGCAGGAGCATACCATAAATCACTAACTCTATCATTTCTTGGTAAAATATAAGACATATGATAAACTGGTGAAACCCAAATATCCTGTCCTGTAAATTGGTCATTAATTTTTGAATAAATATCATAAATTGCACAAAGATAATTATTAAATGATTGATCATTTCTGGCAGAAATAGAATTACTTAAAGATGAATTATCACCATTATCAATTATAGCCACACAATCTTTTCTTGCTTTTACAAGATTTGAAATTTGAGTTTTAACATCTGATGGATACCCACAATCAAATACTAAATTAAAATAAACAGTATCTATATCATACATTACATCTTCTTTATTTCCAGTTATGGGATTGACTAAAAGACCAGAAAAAGCTTTTTGTAAAACATCTGTTCCATTTTCAGAATTAAATGATCCATCTTCATTAACTATATTTCCATCAGAACCTCTTTTAAGAGGTAATGGTGATGCTGAAAATACTGTTGAAATAAGAACATCTGATTTTTTTACTTCATATGTGATGTTTGATTCTGTTTTAAATAATTCAACATCACCTGACCAATTATTTTCTCCAGTAGATATATTTTTTGAATTATAAACACCAATTGAATCATTTTCTTCTGAAGGTTCACCAAGCCAACCATAAATCTTATTTCCGAATCCATCTTTTGCAATAATCATATATTCGGCAGTTGAATCTACGGCAGCCCAAGGAGAAAAATCTTGTTTTGTATCAATTATTGAAGCTGTTCCATCGGTAGTATTAACCGAAATATCTCCAATATTTTTATCAAATGTTTTAACAAGATAATCATATCCAGATGAATAATTACCATTTGTTAAAGACATTTCCATTCTAAGAATAGAAGAATATTGTTCTAAAACATAACCTATCCAGATAGAATCACCAGATTGATCCATAGCGGTTGGATCAAAAGAAACTTCAAATGATTCTACGATTAATTCTGAACCATCTGACTGGATTTCATAAATATCTAAAATATAAATTCCATTTAACATTGGATTTGCATGAGCAGTAATCTTTATTCCAATATTATTGTAATATTCACCTCTACCTACCGGATAGAAAATACATAAAGGGTAAATATTATCATCAGTTTTTTCAAGAGATGTTTTTATTTCAGATATTGAATTAAAAGAAGAATTATAAGATACAGTTACTGTAGGATTATCAAATTCTTCACTTTTGGTAGCAGATAAAACTATATTTGCATAAGTTGCATCATCTGGAAGACATCTCATAAAAAATAATGATCCAGATTCACTTAAGAAATTACAGGCACAATATAAACCCTGACCATAATATTTTCCATAATCTGTAATATTTGGTTCACCCCATTCTTTAATTAAATCACTTTTTGAACTTATGAATATCAATTGATTATCTCTTCCCTTTTTAGTTAGAGCATTAATATATCCTATTGTTCCCGGTACTTGTTGTACATATTCACTTAAATCTATAATTTTAGAATAAACACCAGCAGAAATATTATTTGACATTTAAAAAAATCCTCCGAGATATTCTCTACTTTTCTTTTTTTTATTTTTTTAATATTTTTTAGACTTCCTTTTAGAAAAATAAATACCAAGCAAAAACTAAATTCATATTAGGCTTTTTTATAATTGTTTGAAATGTAATTTTAGCATATAAAGTAAAAGGACCACCATAACCAGATAAACTTGAAATTCCTGTATATAAAGCAGCTTCATTAATTGTTTGTTCATTTGCATCATCTTGAGTCAAAGAATTTGTAACTAAACATATTAAATATGCATCATTATTATCTTGATCTTGGACAAACTCAATATTATCAAATTGTTTTTTATAATATCCTTCACTTGTAATATAATCACCATATGAAAAATTATTTTCACTTAAAATAACTTTATTTGATAAGTCAGTATCTGCATTTGTTGGAGAAATGGGATTTAATGGATCTTCTAATAAACATCCACCAGAACCTACACCAAACCAACATAAAAATTCATTAGGTGTTGCAGAAATATTAACATTTTGCATATTTAAAATCCTGGATGCAGTCCATTCTCTACCAGCTGAAACAACTAGGTTACTTCTTGTTAAAAGTTTTCTTTTATTATCTTTTACCTCATAAATATCAACATAATTCCTAGGTACTCTTCGATATCCTCTTTTAATAGGATTATGCATAGAATCATTCAGGCAATCTGAATATCTTTCTTGGGCCTCAATAATAATTGTCCTATTTTCATTATCTTTATTATCAACAGGATTTTTCAATTAATCAACCTCTTCTCATTTTTAATTTTTGTTCTAATCATTTTCAATTTTCTTTTTTATTTTTAGTTGTAATTTTGTATATATATTAATTAATGAAAAAAATAAGAGGAGGATTTATTATGATTAAAATTAAGACAAGTATTTTTATTACGTTTTTATGTGTCTTTGGGATATTGTTCTTTGTCAATTTATCTGTGTTTTCTAAAGTATATGAAAATGAATGTACATGTGAACCCGAAATCGAAGTTATTACGGTAGAGGTTGGGAGACAAATTTATTCAGATGACATTTCTTATTTAATTTCTTTAAGAAGTAATCTAGATGAAAAAACAAGAATCAATATTGCAAAATGTATTGTTAATTCTGCAACAAGATACGATATTGATCCTATTCTTTTAACATCAGTAATAGATATTGAATCACAGTGGAATCCAAATGCAAAATCACCAAAAGGTGCAAAAGGATTAACTCAAATAATGATTGATCAACATCTTAAATTATTAGAAATAAGATGTATTGATGAATCAAGTATTTATGATATTGAAGTAAATATTGATGTTGGAGCACAGATATTAGCTTATTGTCATCAACAATTTGAGGATATAAAATTAATACTTGCGGCTTATAATGCTGGAATTGGAGCTGTTAATAAATATAATGACATTCCACCATATACCGAGACATTAAACTATGTGAAGAATGTATTGGATATGTACGGGTATATGTCAATAGTTATTAAAGAGAGTTAAACACTCTCTTTTTTTAAATCTAAAAAAAGAAAGGAGAATAAATGGAATATTCAGATTTAGAATTAAAAATCATTTCTGCAAGTAAATCATATTATGAAGGTCAAGCGTTTATTACTGATGAAGAATTTGATAATTTAGTTGAGATTTTAAAAATACAAAATCCAAATTCTGAGATATTACAATCTGTCGGTTGGGGATATAAACCTGAAGAAAAAAGTAAATCAAGACACATTGGATCTTTAGTTGGATCAATAAATTCAAAATTTAAATATAATGAAAATATTCCTTATGATTTTACAAAAAATGTTATTATCTCTCCAAAATTTGATGGAGGTTCTTTTGTTTTATATTATCAAAATGGTATTTTAATAAAAGCATTATCAAGAGGTGATGGGTTAAATGGAAGAGTTTGCACAAATAAAATAAAATATATTTTAGAAAAATATAATATTCATAATTTACCAAAAGGTTTATTATCAATAAGAGGTGAATGTATTATTCCTATTAAATATGAACAAGAATTAAAAAATAGAGATATTCCATCTCCAAGAAATTATGTTTCAGGAATTTTAAATCGTGATGAAATTACAAAAGATTTAGATATGGTAGAATTTATTCCATATAGTATTAGAATTTTAGAAGATAAATCATATAAAGTTGATTATAAAACAGATATATTTACTTATTTATCTAGTTGGGGGTTTTTTGATGATTTTCCAATTTATTCTTTTATTGATGAAATAAATGTAGAAAATCTTAAAGAAATATATGAAAAAATAAAATTTTTATTTCCTATTGATGGTTTAGTTATAAATAAAAATTCAGTTATAAGAAGTGGAAAAGATATTATTGAAAATATGATAGCTTATAAATTTGAAGGTGAAACTGGTGTAGGTTTAGTTGAGGATATAATATGGAAAACAGGAATATCAGGAAGAGTTATTCCCGTTGTTAAACTTAAAAAACCTATTTTTATTTGTCAAGCAAACATCCAAAATATTACAGCTCACAACGCTCAGTATATTAAAGATAATGGCTTAAATAGAAATTCATTAATTACTGTTATAAGATCTGGTGATGTTATACCTTATATTAGAAATGTTTTACAAGAACAAGAAGTTGATCTTCCTGAAAGATGTCCTGTTTGTGGATTTCATTTAGATTGGGAAAGCGTTCATTTAGTTTGCAACAATTTAGATTGTCCTGCAAGAATAAAAGGTAATATTTTAAAGATTTTAGAAATATCTGGTATTCCTGATGGTTTGGGTCCTAATACATTAGAAGAATGGATAAATAAATATAAAACAGTATCTTTAGTTTGTGAGTTAGTTGAATATTTAAAAAATGTAAATAAAGAAAAAAGATTAGAAGATAATCAAAATTTATTTGGGAATCATTATGGAAAATTAATAACAGAATTAGAATATAATTTATTAAAGAAATTTAATAATAATTTTACAATATCTGAATTTTGGTATATTTGTAATTTAACAGGTTTGGGTAAATCTGCATCATATGCTTTAAGAAAAGTAGTTCCCGAAACATTCTTATTAAGTGAAATTAATACATTAGATGTTCCTATAAATATTAAAAATGAATTATATAGAAAATATGATTTTTGGAATTTATTATCAAAAATTATTCCAATTTCAAATGAGCAATTAGAAGAGAGGAAAATAAAATATTCAGTTGCAGTTACAGGTAAATTGTCAATGCCTAGAAACAGGTTTGAAAAAATATTAAATGAAAATGGGATTTCATTAGGGACAATCAGTAAAAATACTAAATATTTAATTACTAATGAATCATCTTCTTCTTCAAAATATTTAAAAGCAAAGAAACACGGTATTCCCATTATAACCGAATTGGATTTTATAAAAATGATAACTAAAAAACAAGAGGAGGAATAAAATGATAAGAATAGAATTAGAACCAAAAAATTTACATTCAGGATTTGCTGAAAATTGTTGTTTTTGTGGAAAAGAGACTAGATATTGGCATCCTAAAAAAGATGTTCCATTGTGTCCTAATTGTGCATTAATTCATAAAGAAAAAGAGGTTCCAACAAAAACAACATGGATTAAACAAATGGAAAATAAAAGGATTGCTGGATGAGAAATATAATAATTACAATTTTAATAATCTTATTAATAATTTTTAGTATTAAGAAAATTTACGAAAGATTTGGTATTTTTATTGGGAGAGGAAAAATTGTTAGAAAATTATCAAATAAATTATCAAATAATTTCTTTTTCAATATTAGTTTAAGAAATTATCCAGAAAAGATTATAAAAATTAAAGTAAGTAAAGAAATATTTAATAAATTTCCTAAAGATTATATTCTTTATGTTAAGTATATAAAATTCTTTAATAAGATAAAGATAATTAAAATTTTCTAAAAAAATAAAGGAGAAAGAAGGTATATTATTTAAATATACCTTCTATTTTTTGCTTAATGACAAATCAAAAACAGATAGATCAGATAAAACAAAATAACACGATTTTAAAAAAATTAAATAGAGTTGAATTACAATTTAGATTCTTTTTTAAAAATACGGAACAAATTTTAAGAAATGATACTCCCGTTGAAGAAAAAGAATTATGGAAACAAAACATTGAAAGAACTTTTAATAATCTAGTTAAAAATTTAAGAGATAATATACTCGAGATTAACAATCATTTAAGCAAACAATAACTATATATATTAATTAGTGAAATAAAAAATACTCTAAGAGAGTATTCTTTTTTTATGCGCTCGTAGCTCAGTTGGATAGAGCAATGGACTTCTAATCCATAGGTCGAAGGTTCGAATCCTTCCGAGCGTGCTCAAAGTTAATTATTCCCCGTTAGCTCAGTGGTAGAGCATCTGACTGTTAATCAGAGTGTCCTTGGTTCAAATCCAAGACGGGGAGCCAAATTTTTTTAGATGAATTGATGAAAATATATTGAAGATAATTACAAACCTGTACTAGAACATAATTAAAAATATTGCTGGAGTAGCTCAGCAGGTAGAGCAATTGATTTGTAATCAATAGGTCGTGAGTTCAATTCTCACCTCCAGCTTTAATCAAAAATATTCTTCTAAACCCTTATCTAAATCCCGATAGATAATGTGTTTACGAACTGGAAGATCAGATCCAGACTGTGGAAATGGAACACTCAACCAGGTGCATTGAGGCCACAGTGAAATGGCACCTGGAGTGAAAGCCGACTATCAAAGGCTTGACACCCGGAGAGACGGGGACTTAAATATTTCAACGGAGATAAATATGAGAATATATTTTTCAGGCTTCCATTAAGTAAGTAAAAATGGAGGTTTAAAAAATGAAACAAAAGTTTTATGTTGTTGAGAAAAAAGAATCACATGTTTTCTTATATACAAGAGAAAACAGAATAATTGTTTATGATTCTTATGAAGAATTTTTATCATATTTGAATATGGATATTATTTTAAGAATTGGTAAAAGTTTTGATTCAGTTGCTTTATATCAATATAGATATTGTCAATTTTTAAATCCTTTTAATCGTAAACCTATTTTAATTGACGAAAAATCAACACTCTATGTTGTTGAAAAGGATGGAGTTACTTTAGATCCTGAAAATATTAAAAATGATTTTAGAAAATATAACTTAAATAAAAGAAAAAATAGAAATAAGAAATATATTAAAAAATTTATTTACAGAAAAACACCAGTGCCGGATACGGGAAAACGTCATTGGTATAAATCATATTTTAGATACATGAGAACAACACAAGAAAGACGTTGGTCATTTCTTGGGGAAAATGAAGATTACCCCATAAAATTAAGAACCAAAAGAAGCTTCAAATATATTCCAAATTCTTGGGATGATATTGTAAAAGAACATCATAAAAATTGGAAAAAATATCGTAAACATCAATATAAAGAAAATTAAGATATTTCTTTTAAAAAAAATTGGAATAAATAAATAGATTAAAAAAATATTTCCGGGTGTAGCGCAGTCTGGTAGCGCACCTGACCTGGGATCAGGGGGTCGAAGGTTCAAATCCTTCCATCCGGACCAGAAATTAAAAATTATATGGGGCCGTGGACTAGTGGTTAGGTCACAAGATTTTCAATCTTGTAATCGAGGGTTCGAACCCCTCCGGCCCTATTCTTATTAAATCCAAAAAATCAAAAGAAAGGAATAAAATATGTGGGAACTGATAATCTTTCTATGGATTTTAGGATTTAGTTATACTTTTTCTTATTGTTTTACAGTTAAATTCAGATATGGTAAACCAAAAGAATTTTATAATTTAAATAAGATTATGTTCTTTTTAGTATTATTATTTATTAACATGTTTTTCTGGCCATTTTGGTTAGGTTACTTACACGGAACTAATTCTAATTTATATTAGATTAGGATAATCCTTTACCTAAGGTTTAGGGTTGTGGCACCCCCTCAGTCGCCGTTAAGACTGGGGGTTTTAATGGAGAGTTGGCCGAGATGGATTAAGGCGGCGGTCTTGAAAACCGTTGTGTCATTAGCGTGGCACCAAGGGTTCGAATCCCTTACTCTCCTTACAAATAAGATTTAAACTTCAAACCTAAAATGGGAAAATTGTGAAAAAAAGAAAGAATTTAAGTTGCAAGAGCATTGATTAAATTAAAACTTCTTGATAAACAAATTGAATAAGTCAATTTAAAGCATTACTATATCAAAGATAAAAAATTTAAAATCAGAGTGAACTACCCACGACCCTAAAGGGTCGGGGCTTCTATTGAGCCAGTTCACCAGACTAAGCTATGAGAAATCATAGCTACGATATTTAGGTCATAACACCCTCGGTTGACGCATCAGACCGTTGCTCTGTTGTCCACAATTAAGTAGAAGCTAAGGGTACACTTCGGTGTTGTGGATGTAAAAAGCCTATATATCATTGTCGAGATGA